TTGAAAGACATCCGTCTTTTTACCTCTCAGCCTGTTGCCAAATTTTATGACTCGTTATTCCTCCGGCTTGATTTATCTTTTGTTCAGGAGCCATCCCTGGAAGCGGGCCTGGATGAGGAAATTGCCTATACGAAGGAATTGCTTTCCGTCCTGGAGGAAGGGATTGCCGCCTGCGGGGACAAAAAGATACAGGACCTGGCGGAAAGGATACGGGGATTATTAGATACGGATAAGATCCGGGAAATCAGATCAAAAGATGACGAAGATGCCCGGTTTGGGCACAAGACACCCACGAGTACATTTTATGGGTACAAGAACCATCTGGCAATGGCGGAGGAAAGGCTGATCGCGGGGATAAGCATAACGCCGGGAGGGGAACCTGACGGCCAGCAGTTGCCCGGATTAATTGAAAAGGCCCAGAAAAACGGGATTGAAGTAACGGAAGTGATCGGGGACATGGCGTATGTCAGTGAGGACAACGTGGATGCTTGCGGGGAAAAAATCACTTTAATAGCGAAAATAAATCCTGCGGCCGCGGCTGCTGCGGAAGCGAAACTTGAGGAAGGATTCAGTTTTAACAAAGATGCAAAGATGCTGCAATGTCCGGCAGGTGAACTGGCCATGCGGGTTGAGAAGCGGGAGGCAAAGAACGGGAACCAGTACCGGAATTACGTATTCAGCAAGAAAAAATGCGAAAAGTGCCCTCTAAAAGGACAGTGTAAAGTAGGGAAGTGGAAAACCCACAGCTATAGTATTACCCAAGCAAGAGAAAAGAACCGGAGCAGGCTGGAATTTGAAGCAAGCGAAGAATTTCAAGAACGCCTGAAGATACGGCACCGGATTGAAGAAAAGAATGGGGAATTAAAGGAAGCCCACGGATTAGGCAGAGCAGATTCAGTGGGATTGTTTGCTATGGAATTGCAAATGAATTTTACGGCATTCGTAGCAAATATTAAGAGAATAACGAAGTTGATTGCACTGGCCGGATGATAAAACAGCCCATATTTTTTAGTGAATCATAATCTCTGACACCATATTATAGAAGAAAGAAAAACTCCCACAAAAAACGGGAGTTTTTCAGTGCCCTCATAAAATAAGGATTTCTCGACTCTCCTCGGGTTGGGCTATTCGTTAAAATAGTCAGCAGGGGAAGAGGGGCTCGAACCCCCATCTACGGTTTTGGAGACCGCTGCAAAAGTCCAGATTATCCTTATTTTACTTACTTTTAGAAAAAGTGGGAACACTTTTGGGAACACTTTTTATATTTTAAATTCCTTGTAAATATATGTATTTTCCCATTTCTTAAATGCATCAATCGGAATATAGTACTGTTTACCAATTTTTATTTTGGGAAATGACTTCTTCTTTATTATAGCATATGCCTTCTTCTCACTGCAATCTAATATTTTCTGTATGTCTTTCACTTTTAAGTATTTATCTACATTCATACAATACCTCCAATACAATAGGGCCGGATTATATACCAGCCCAAAATAACCTCTTATATACACTCTTTCATCTTTTAATATAAACATCAGCCCAGTACACCCCCATCTCCAAAGCCTCCTGGTGTGTCTCTACAGCCATATCAATCTTGTGGCCCTTAATCATTCCCCCTGTGTCTTCTGCCTGGTACTCAACGCCATCTATAACAACCGTGCTGCCAAGAGGTATGACGCTTGGATCAACACTGATTAGTCCAGGATATACAGGTATTCCTGTCCGGGTAAGCCCTTTTCCATCGCCGCATATATGCTTATATGGTTCACAGCAATAGTGACTAATTTTAAATTGTCCAATATATTCAAGGGAAGTTTCTGTATCAGAAAGATACTCAGATTTGATATAGGCATAACCATCTTCTGTGGTAATCATGGACCATCCATCATATTCGCCAAACACTTCAAATGATGTATTCAGAAAGGTCTGACCAAGAACTATTGATTCAATATCAGGCTTCTCCCAGATGTTAACTCCATCTTTATTTGCATACATTGTCTTAGGTTCTAACGCCCCAATAAATGCTTCTTTCATTGTTTCTATCTGTGCCGTCATTGTAACGGTTTCTTTGTTTTCTTCTGCCCATGTCGCCATGGGCGTGACTAAGGATAGGAATAATACACTGATCCACATTATAGATAATTTCCTCATATGTTTCTCCTATTTTTATTAAATATCAGTTTTGCGGATAAAGCAAATCCGGATTGTCAAAAATGTTGCCAACAACATCAGCATTTGCAAACATTTCAAGCGTATACTGTTGATAGCTATCGTCTATATCATCCACAGCAAATCCTATATAATCTTCCGTATACCACATTACTTTTCCGACTGCCTTAATTGCATCATGGTAGATAATATCATTCTCCCAAATTTCTCTACCGTTCTTATCGGTTATTCCGGCATACTGACAGACGGTTTTAGGGTCTATTTCAATCCATTCCGCATAACGTTCGTCATATCCATGGTCATCATCATATACCGGCAAGATATAGTGATGTCCTCTGCATTTTACATAATAGCCTTTCTCCCACTCGGCATTGTCCAATCTCTTTGCCTTACATAAATATCTGTCCATTTTGTTCCTCCGTTAAATATTAATTTATTGTATCCATCCACCTGCGAATATCGTCCGCCAGGGCTACATTATCTGTGGCATCCGCATAGGCCAATAAAGCCGCCTTTGCCGCCGGGTCCCTGTCCGGTCGAAGCACAAAACACTCATCCACGATGCTGTTATCCGATACTTTATACACATTGTATTTAACTTTCAATCCGTCCATAATGTCCTTCCCTCCGGTTCTCCCGGAAAATGTCAGTTTTGTAAACTAAAGCTTTTGACCGCAGTATGGACAATACTCGTAATCCTCATCTATTGGCACATCACTATTACATTTTCCACATTGGATACTATCCTCTGGGTCAGTTTCTGACGGTAAGCTGTTAGGTTTTAAGCGCGCTTCTAACTCGGCAATCCAATAATCCTTATCACACTCGCTACACCGCTCATGGACGGTTCCAGTTGATACACTCCGACTACTGAACCGGCTGTATGTAAGTCCCTTTTTATACTTTTTGCAGTTATGCCGACTTGTTAAATATTCACAATCTCCATTACAATATCCCATCTATATTCCTTCCTCCGTCAATCTCGGAAATTCTTTGTCCGTCATATGTTTCCAGCAGATACAAAGTTCATGATATTCTCTACTAAGTTTTTTTCTGCTTTATAATCCCAAATTTGCATATCACACCACTTATCTACATTCTTTTGCAAAACATTCATGTGTTTTTACATATACGCTTTTATACATAATTTTCTAACCTCATTCTAAATATAATATTCTGGTTTATCAGTTGACCCGAAACCACCATTTCGTACCGTGTTACACTCATCATCTACTGTAATTCCAAATGGTAAGAAGATACCTTGTGCCATCCCTTGCCATGTTGGTATATCTACTGTTTTACAGATGCACGAATCATTGATTAACTTTACAAAAATATGTCCTTCATTATTAGACAAAAAATAATCGCTATCAATTATTCCAAAAGTATTACTTAGGCGCACCCCATACTTAAATCCATGTCCGGAACGAGGTAATATACCTAAAAACCAACCAGGTTCAATCCTACATCTAATACCAGTGGGAATCTTAATTGTCATCCCTGGCTCAAGTATAATATGTACTGGTGTAAAAATATCATATCCGGCTGAACCCATTGTGGCTCTTTGCGGCAACTTGATTCTCTCGTAGATTTCTGAAAGTAATCCATCTCCCGGAACTCCATATTTCACTCCAAAGGAGTCAATCATATCTTTGAAAAACTGTTCTCTTGATACCTTTTCAAATTTTGCTATTCTTGTTTCCATCATCATCATCACCTTCCACATACAATACTTCTCTTTTATCTAGCTCGTTTATCACTTCGCAAAATGTTTTGTATACCATATCCCTAACCAAATCCTTGCATGTGTTTGGTGTAAAATAGAATGTGTTGTAACTCATTCCGGTATTGTTATCAATTACATACCATTCAATCTGTTCATCGGGTTCCTTCGATAAGTCAATTCTGATTGATAATGAAATTGTATCTTTGTAAAGTCTCTCCCTCTTTCTAAATAGGCTCTTGTTCTCTGACTGTTGTTTAAATCCTGCCTTGATTAATTTCTCTGGTGTTACGTTGCAATGCAATTTTAATTTTATCATTCTTCACGCTCCTTCAATAAATCAATGATATACCGGAACATAAGTAGTTTCCTACTTATATATTCTCTGTACTCTTTACTCAAAACTCCATCTAACATTATCTTGTATTGGCGTACCTCCTCTTGGAAATACACCAAACACTTCTGATTCATGCTGTCCATAAAACTAGTTCTCCATTAAGAAACGATTTTTGAACATCAATAACTCTTTGATTCTTACTGCCACGCCATTTAAGGGTTAAATCTCGCTTGTCCTCCATATATTTTCCATCTACAAGCACATCACATAATTTAATGGTATTTTGTCTACATGTTTTAATTAAATCTGCTCTGCGTTCTAAAAGATTTTCACTAAATCTTAAGTCTGCTTTTTCTTGCCAGTTGTAATTAAATAATTCTTCCCATGTATAGCCTGTATATAGCCAAATGATTTTATCTCGAAAAGTATGTCGGATTTCATTTAGTAACATACAAATTTCATCTACATTTTCATCAGCCAATGGTTCACCACCAAGAATACTGACCCTTTTAACAAATGGTTTGCTAATAAGGTCTAAAAACTGTAATTTTGTTTCTTGGGTCCATTCGAGTCCACCTTGAAAGTCCCATGTTTCAGAGTTAAAACAATTGTAACAATGAAAATGACAGCCTTGGACGAAGAGGGCAACACCTATACCCTCTCCGTTGCTGATGTCCATGTTGCGTATCTGAGCAAAGCGCAATGTAGTCTCCTCCTAATTCTCTATTGCATGGTCATCTACATGAACATATCTATTCTGAAATTCATCCAATCGTCCTTGATTCCAGCCATTTGTTGCAGTTCCAATATATCCACATGTTCGTCTTGCAACGTTCATTTTATTAGTATCCTCATTACCACAATTTGGGCATCTCCAGCCAAGTTTTCCATCGATATCTAATAACTGGATTTCACCATCATATCCACATACTTGACAATAATCACTCTTTGTATTTAATTCAGCATACATAATGTTGTTATAGATAAACTTAAGAATCTCCAACACAGCAGGAATATTATCTTGCATATTGCATGTTTCAATATATGAAATAGCACCTCCAGGACTTAACTTCTGAAATTTTGACTCAAGTCGTAATTTCTCAAACGGATCGATTTCTTCAAATACTGGAATATGATAAGAATTAGTGACATAATCTCTATCTGTAATTCCTTCTATTACACCAAAACGCTCCTGAAGTTTTTGCGCAAATTTATATGTAGTAGATTCCAATGGAGTTCCATAAACACTATAATCAATATTTTCATTCTCTTTCCAGTGGTTACATTTATCGTTTAGAGCTTGCATTACCGCAAGTCCGAAAGCTTCTCCTTCACCTTCATCACTATGACTCTTCCCAGTCATATACTTTACACATTCATATAATCCGGCATATCCTAAGGAAATAGTTGAATAACCATTATATAAAAGATTATCTATAGTTTCACCTTTGTCTAATCGTGCTAATGCACCGTATCTCCAAAGAATAGGAGCAACATCTGAAGGTGTTCCTTTTAAGTGTTCGTGTCTAATACGAAGTGCTTTATGGCAAAGTTCTGTTCTTTCATCAAATAGTTCCCAGAATTTATTGAAATCACCACTTGATGATAATGCTATGTCTGGTAGATTAATAGTTACTACCCCACAATTAAATCTACCATAATACTTATGCTTTCCTTCTTCATAGTTCTTCGCTTTTGCGATATTTCCAACACCTTTTTCTGTGAAACGGTCTGGAGTAAGAAAACTGCGACACCCCATTGGGGTATAAATATCCCCCTTTAATTCAAACATTACTTTTTCAGAAACATAATCTGGAACCATACGTTTAGCTGTGCATTTTGCAGCCAATTCAGTCAAATACCAATACTTACTATCTTTCGAAATATTATCTTCCTCTAACACATAAATCAATTTAGGAAATGCAGGAGTAATCCATACACCTTGCTCATTTTTAACGCCTTGATAACGTTGCTTTAATGTTTCTTCGATCAACATCGCCAAGTCAGCTTTTTCCTGCTCATTCTTAGCTTCATTAAGGTACAAGAAAACAGTAAGAAATGGTGCCTGTCCATTAGTTGTCATCAGTGTAACAACTTGATATTGAATAGTCTGAATTCCTTTCTTTATTTCATCTATCAAGCGTTCATTCGTAACCTTTTCTACATAATCTGAATAATTAATATAACTGCCAACTGCATTAGACTTAAGTAAGGTATCGATCTCTTGCTTTACTTTTTTTCTAATTTTCTGTCTACTAATATCAACAAATGGTGCTAAGTGTGCCAAAGAAATACTTTGGCCTCCATATTGTGACGAAGCAACCTGGGCAATAATCTGAGTGGCAATATTACATGCCGTGGAAAAGCTACGCGGTTTCTCAATTAATGTTTCACTGATGACTGTGCCATTCTGAAGCATATCTTCAAGATTGATGAGATCGCAATTATGAGTTTTCATAGCAAAATAATCCATATCATGGAAATGCAAGATTGCATCTTCATGAGCCTGAACAAGCTCTGGCGGAAGTAAAAATCTCCTAGATATATCTTTACTTGCAATTCCTGCCATATAGTCACGCTGCGTTGTAACCAATCTTGGATTCTTATTAGAATTCTCACTATTCCAATAGTCGTTAATGCCACCTAATAGTTCTTGAATTTCTTCATCGGTTGTATTAGACATTTCTCTCTGAAATTCTCTGGTCTTACGGTATCCTTCATACGCTTGGGCTGTAAGTACAGCATCTTTTTCGATTAGCTTCTGAAAAACTATATTTTCAATATCATAAATACTAATCGTTTCTTCGTTACAGCAAGATTTCTCAATTTCATCTGCTATGGTATCTGCAATCTTCGGTTGGATTACACCACCATTTTTCATTGCTTTCATGATTGCTCTTGATATTTTAGCTTTATCAAAATCCACCTCTGAACAATCTCTTTTTAAAACTTTTACCATTTTATCCACCTCACATATCTTTAATCCTAACCTTCAGTTCCTCCAGGTGCCTATACCTATCCGACTCATATTTTGTATGGTCCTTCACTATCATCTTTGTTTGTTCGTTACATATCAGCTCTATAAGCAGTTTCTTATCTTCTTTAATCATCTTCGAATGTATCCCTCTCCGCCATCCCTGATATCAAGACATCTATGTGATGTAGGCCCATCTACACAATCCGGTACTCTACTAATGCTTTCAATAATATATTCTCTTCCACTTAATCTGACAGTTATAAAGTCATCTTCCTCTTTCAGCAATTCTCTTGCTAACATTCCGCCAGTTGTAATCAAAATACTATTTCCTCACCTCGATTCTCCGTAATAGTCTTTAATATAAATCATTGCCTTTTTCATAGCGTTTTCGCCTGTTTCTATTCTGTCTATTTGGTTTCTAATCCACGTATGTAACTCAATACCTTCTGTACTGTTTTCTGTATCAAAAAAACCAATAACAGGAATGTTATTTTTCCATGCATCAAAAACTTCATCAATTGTTCCTGGGGATTTTTCAATATCTTTAAGATTAACAAGAATAACATCGGCAGACTCAACTTTACGTAAATCAAACATCATAACTTCTTTTTCTGACTTGTGATAATCCCTACCGTATTCATAATAGCGGGTTGGGTCAATACAGTAAAAATCATAATCGTATGCATAGCCAGAATATATTTCAAACCATTCGGATGCCATCTTGCGCCATAGTTTTGGATATTCAGCTCCTACACCATAACAGCCAATGGCTCCTGCTAAGTAAATTCTTACTTTCAACTATTCTCCTCCAAATAGCTCCGCAGTTTATCTACTACATCACTAAACTCATCATTCTCGTTATTGTAAACAATTCTATCAGCCAGATTTTCAACACCTTTAAAATCCTGGTAATCCTGTTTTATTCGGCGCTCGGCTTCTTCTTTTTTGTCTCCACGTTTCATCAGTCGATTTTTAATGGTCTGATTATTGGCATAGATATAGACCAATCGGTACTCCAAGCTGGGATACTCTTTAACCACATCTCTATAACCTTCTGGCGTAAGTATGATAATATCCTTTTCGCCAGCACTCTCAATATCTTCTCTAGCTGACCCGTAATACCATATTCCTAATTCTGTTTTATAAACCTTATATTCAGCAAAGTAATTCTGATCAATTTTTTCTAAAAATTCTTCTTCGGATACAAAGTGATAATCGACGTTCTGTATTTCTTTCTCCCTCTTAGGTCTAGTTGTTGTGGTCAAAATCAAATGAAAGCCGTATTTCTTCAGTTCCTTTACTATAGTTGACTTACCAGAGCAAGTACGCCCCATGATTATAGTTAACATTTATTCACCAGCCTTTATATTATAAAAATATTCATTATATAGATCATATCGTTCCTGTATCGTCATATCACCTATAGGTATTTCTCTTTTCTCATAACACCAATCATAGAATTTATCATAAAAACCACATGACTTAAATTCTGGACACCCCAAACGATATATACAATTCGGAACCAAAACGCCAGCTTCCAATGGATGAGTTTTATGTAGTTCATATTTAAAATCTTCAGCGAGTTCTCTTGCTTCTCTTGTTGCCTGAAAACATAATCGTTTTCTCCATGCATCAATAAGATTTTGCATGTTTGCATATCCATCAAAATTAACGAGGGCATCCTGTGTCTTTTTGTCTCTTGGTGTTTCGTCCTTCAAACGGTCATCTCTCTGACTACTTATAAACTTTTCAAATTTGTGGCGTGACCACTCCGTTGACACCCAATACTTTATACTTTTCCAGGACCAATCAAATTCAAGAAGCCGAATTGGAGAATGTTCTGAAATCAGTAGCTTTTTCTTAAATATGTCACTTGCACTATTTTCCGTGAAATCTTTATTGTCAGTAGTCCTACAGTGATTCTTTACCCTTTTCCAATCATCGAGAATTGTATTAAATACTGTTTTCATTATGTACCTCGTATACTTTGGTTTCTTTCATAAAATTTACAATCTCATCCTTATCGACTCCAAGCATCTCAACCTCGATTTCTTTACCCGCCTGGATTCCAAATACTCCTATGACAGATTTTGCATCTACAACCACGCTACCGTCATATAGGTTAATGTCATTATTGTATTTCGCACAAAGATTAATAAAGTCAGTCACCTGTTCAGGCGACTCCAATTTGATTTTTGTTTTATTCAACTACTATTCCTCCTGACTACCTTCTATGATTGATATTTTATAATTTTATATTGGACAGATTTCTCCTAATAAATATAAAATATCCTTCTCTTTTCATAATTTTATATTGGATATATTGTTGCAATATTCTTCTTTGATTTTAATATACATTGGACAGAATCAACTGTTTAGAACGAGTATCGTTCTGATTATCTTATTATCCTTATATTCATATTCCAACTGTCCAAAATTAAAGTTACGGATAATATGGAAATCTCTGACAAATATGATAGAGGGAGAATAAAGTATTTAGCCCTCCCATTGAACCATACATATGAGTATCGTATATAGTTCTACAACTCATATTCCAACTTTAACTAAGTAATAAGGATAAAAGATTGAGCAGACCAACTCCATCCATTATCCTATCCAATCTTTATAATGGAAGCGATCCTCTTTATCAATAAGTTAACTCGGCTTATGTAATGCTTCCGGCTTTTCGAAATACTCATCAAGGCATTTATCTAAGAATCTTTCGACTGCTACTATCCTAGTCTGACCAGATTCTTCACAGAAACATTCGAGTTTTCATTAATCGCCGACTCCAACTTAATATTTAAGATCTCAGCGTCTTTCTTTTTTCTTGACATATCAATCGTCTTCCTTGCCGGAAAGCGCAGGGAACAACTCTGCCAGCTTATCTTTCAAAGTACCATTTTTCGCATATTCCAGTGTATCGCATAATCTGATATTATGTCTTTCAATTGCTGTCTCATTACTAAATCCTAGGATATATGCCAGACAAATCCGGTAAATGATTTCTGTAGGTGCACAGCCATATACCTGTTTCGCAAAGATATGATTGAGTCTTTGTGCTTCATCGGGATAAAGCTGCTTCATATGCTCGCTCTGGTAAAGCCGTGTTACGATTTCCGTAATATACATTCCGGATTTCATATACAAATCGGCAAATGTCTTGTCCGGGTCATCAAAGCAGCCTGGATTTTCCTGCTCCAGACGGTTTACCATATCCTTTACTACCCATTTGGGGGTAAATATCTGGTTTGTCTTCTGCGGAGGGATATAATCGAAAATATCTTCCAGGTTTTTCTCATCAAAATAATCAGCCAGGGCAACCTTTTTTGCAAGAAACTCCCTGATAGAATCATTAAAGACCACCGGATCGAATAAATGCCCGTAATAATCTTCCATCATTCCGGTTTCCGGATTCAGAACCTGTCCGCCATCCCGAAGGAGCCGGAATTGTTTCAGGGAAATACTGGTTACTTCCTGGAAAACCACATCCGGAATAATCTGATCAAATGTTTCCAGTGTGGTAGTTTCATCCCCGTAAGCCATGAGGAAGGAAGGGATTGTTCTTGAAAATCCGCGAAGATGATCCTTGATTCCATCTTCGATGGTTCTCTTTTTCTGTTCCCTCTTTTCTGTTTCTACAGTTTCCACAACTGTCTGTCCTGCCGTATCAATAAAATCCGTTACAGATTCTTTGATTGTCTGCTGCAGTGTTTCAACTGCCTGTTTCTTTTGTTCCTCAATATGCTGATTAACTGCCTGCATTTCCTCCCTGGTCTTTGCATCCGCCAATTTTTCTTCTCTTTCTTTTTCAAGAATTCGCTGCTGAATCTGAAAATCTCCTAAAATTCGGTAGAAACTCCTATTTATACTGTTTTGTTAGATTAATGAGCAAAGTTGTCCAATATATATTATAAAATTATTTTGTTTTATCGAACCTCTTATCCACTATTAAATTATTATATCCAATCTAAAATTATTTATTTAGATAAAATTTTCAATAATTCTTCCTCATTTATAATTGGAATTCCTAATAACTTTGCTTTTTGGTTTTTACTGGATGTGCTCTTCAAATCATTGTTCACAAGATATGTTGTCTTTGCTGACACTGAACCTGATACCTTTCCACCCAAAGATTCTATTCTCTCTTTTGCTTCATCGCGATTAGAAAAATGTAAAAGCGAACCTGTAATAACAAAAGTCTTACCAGATAAATCTACTAAGTTTGAACTTCGCAATGGAATTTTAAACCTGAATTCTTTAGCCAGTTTATATACATCGTTTTTATTCGTATTCCACCATGTTATTAAAGATTTATTCATCTCTTTACCGAATCCTTCAAGACCTACAAAGGCATATTCGGCTTCTGAGTCTACTATTAGCCTAAATGAGTCCAAAGAATAATTGCTCGCTTTAGCTATATCCTTGCTTGTACTTTTACCAATTAGCGGAATAGATAATGCATATAAGAATCTATCCAGTGTTATATTTCTGCTTTTTTCAATTGCTTCCAAAAGATTATCTGTTGAACGTTCACCAAAACCATTAAGAATTGAAATCCTATCTGCATAATCTTTAAGATGATAAATATCCTGTATAGATGTTAACCAACCAAGATTAACGAATTTCTCAAGCGTTGCTTCTGATAATCCATCAATATTAAGAGCATTCCTGGATACAGCATGGACAAGTTTGCCTAGCAACTTTGCCTGACAACTGTTATTACAGCAATGTAGTGTTTTACTACCGTTTTCATTGTGTACCGCTACAATTCCTCCACAAGTAGGGCATTTTTCTGGAAGTTTCCAGGTATTACTTTTTGTAAGATTGATATGAACTTTTGGGATTACCATATTGGCCCGATAGACCTGAATTGTATCTCCGACGCCTAACTGAAGATCTTCGATATAAGAGATATTATGTAACGTAGCTTTTGTCGTAATAGCTCCGCCTAAGTCAACTGGTTCAAATATTGCTACAGGGTTTATTAGCCCCGTTCTTGATGTTTGCCATTCAATGTTGGTTAGCGTAGTCTCATATAAATCATCAGCCCATTTTAATGCAATCCGGCAGCACTCATGGTGAGAGGTTTTTCCCAACGATTCAGACAAGCTCTTACTATTTAGTTCAAAGATAATTCCATCTACAGGATATTTGTAATCAGTAGGACTCAGATATTTAATACATTCCTCCACTGAGCGCCAGTACCTATCTACTGTCTCAAATCCTAAATAATCTAGGTAGGCCAAATCATCCCATTTGGAATCCTTATCTTCATACTTGTCAGTTTGGTTAAGTTTAGTTACTGATTCAAACACTACAAATGATAGTTTTCTATCTCTTACAATGTTCATGTCTAAATTTCGCAATGTACCAGCTGCCAGATTTCTTGGATGACTATAAGGTTCATCTAATTCAGAATTAATTCTTTCAAATTCTTCCCAAGAGATGACGCACTCTCCTCTTAACTCCAAATATCCTTTGTAGGAAATTTTCATAGGAAGATTTGAAACATACTTACATGCCTCTGTGACATCCTCTCCAAAAATGCCATCACCTCTTGTAATTCCCTGTATAAATTCACCGTTGTTAAATCGTACAACTGTAGTCAATCCATCAAGCTTAAAAGAGCCGTAGAAATCATTTGTCCCAATGATCCTCTTAATTTCATCGATAGATTTAGTTTTATCTGCACTTAACATAGGTTTACTATGTTTTACTTTCTTCAATCCATCAATAACATAACCCTGTACTTTTTTAGTTGGTGACAAAGCCAACACAAAACCTGTCTCTTTCTCAAGTGATTCAAGTTCATCATATAAATCATCATACTGTTTATCACTCATAATTGGACTATCTTCTTTATAGTACGCAACGGATGCAGCATGAAGTATTTTTGTTAATTCTTTGATTCTGTGTATTTTGTTCAATCATACCCTCCTACTCTTTCTCACAATATCTCTTGGCTAACTCTATTACCTGGTAATTCTCTTTTGACCGTAAAAAATCATCAAACATAATATTGATTTTCTCCTCAGCAGATAATTCCAAAATCATTTTTTCTCTGGCGGCATTAGCTTCTTGCGTTTTATCATACCTACCATAATACTTTTCCCATTCATCTTCGTAATGCAACTATTAAACCTCCTAAAAATGTGTTATAATATCCTCATCAATGTATGAGGAGTGGTATAGATATGGATTCTAGCTTTAAGTTTGGTATTGACGTAAAAATATGGTGCTCACTATGTATTTTAGCTAACCTGTGCTCTATTTTTCTTTCCCAACATTCTGTGATCGGAATACTAACAACAATACTTTTTATCCTACTTTTAATTACCAAAAGAAAAATAACTTTTTATCTATTGAGCATCATGTACATAGTTCTACCACTGCTCACTGGAATCATAGTAAGATATCCGATTCCATTATTAATTGTATCGTTAATCAAAGATTCGATTACTCCTGCAATAACTTTTATCATTTTGAAAAAGTATTGGCGCTACATGAGATAAATCGTCAATCGTCATACCTGACTGAGTTTAAGTCAGGTATTTTTTTACGTCTAATCAATATATCGAACATATTTGTTCGTATAATCTTGTGGTATGCTAATACCAGAGTGGCAGAAAGGACCTTTATGATCAATCAAGATCCAAAAGTAATAAACCTATTCAAAATGCAATCCAATAGAACCATTCCATCTATCAAACTCGAAGGAACTTATCTTTATGAAACAAACTTTTTCCCTGGGAGATTATTAGCGGCTGAAGTCTATGAAGACCAGATTATTATAAGACCTGTCTTTGAAAATGAACCTATGAGATTTAAAATATAAAAATACTATGTGCCACTCTAATGCCAAAAAATACTCGTTTAATATCTTGTAACTTCAAATACTCTATCTTTATCTTTTTTTAATTCCTCATTAGCTTCTAAAAAAGCTTCTTTGATTTTATTCTTTGTATCCTTATTTGCATCAAATAATATCATTGCAAATCCAGTACAATAACCGATAACCGTAATAATATCGCACACCCATTCAGTTACTGTCATTGGACGAATGTTGAACATTTTTCCATCAGGATGCCATACCAGTAAGCTACTTACTAAGTTAAACATTAACGCGGTTCCAATAACCACAACACATCTATATTTTTTTAGAACTTATTTTATCATTCTCTTTTTCCTTTCTGATGACTTAAAACCACTGTTTCTTCCGCTTATTCAACAATCAATTTATAGTGATATTCACTGCAACAGCGATTATATCCATCTCGTTTAACTTCATTTACCATGGGGAATGTTAAATCTACACAGCGTATTAATTCTGTCAATTTCTTATTCCCTTTTAAAACATCAATATTATATGTTCCACGATATGTATTTATATTCAATATATTCTCTTTTATTTTATTATCTGGCCATTCCGCATTAACGTAAACAAAACAATGCCCTTCCGATATGTCATCGTGAGATCTGTAATAATCCTTCAATGTTACTTTTCGTTTTCCTAGGTAGATGTAAATTTGCCCATTATTGCACTCATAAATTCCACCCACTTGTAATTTACTCAATGGAATAGTAACCATCAATTCTTTTTCTTTGCGCTTACTTTCTATTTCTAGTAATGATTTTTCAATCTCTTCTTTAATATCCAATTCTTCCTCGGAAGGATTGGCGACCAGAAATACGTCACCCATAGAGCGTTTACCGCCACCTCTAAAGGCAATGGATTTACCGCTCCATACACCAACATCCATACCTACAACATATCTTCCAGTACCCTTACCTACACAAATATCACCATCATGTAATTCTCTGCCTAATATGTCTTTGATAAAATCTCACACTCCTTTACTAAAACACTTTATCCTGACATGAAGCTACTCTTTCATTGTGTTTTACCACAACTTATTATGTAGCCCCTTATTAATAACAGTTTCTTTCAGTCTGTAATATCGTGGGTTGTCTTTCTCAAGATGCTCTAAAACTGTGTCCATGCAATGTTTGAGTTTTTTCTGGTTAGTGAACATATCTGATGTCTCAATTGAATAACTAATGCCTTTAATGGAAAGACATCTATAAATTCTAAAATACCAGTGATATTTACCAAACTCATCTTCACAGTCTTTTTCAAAATCATATATCTTTTTCTTATAAAATATTTTTGCCATACATACCTCCACCTATTTTTTAATCGGGATAAAAGAAAGGTTTACTCTGCTTTCTTCATCCTATCATAATGTTCTCTCAATGAATCCGTCATAGTGGCTGCAACAATATTTGTCCCAAGATATGCTTTTAATGCATCACCAATAATCACGCTTGCTTCATCCAATAGTACATTATCAGGAAGTCTTCTCCCCCCTTACTGAATCACTTTTGAAATCTTCTATACATAACGGCTCCGGAATTAAACATCCCATATCTCTCGCCATATTTTTTATGTAGTTAATCGATATTCTATTAAACGTAACAATAGGATATTGTGTCGCCTCGCTCGTATAAATAAGCCCTGTTGTTTTTCCACTTGCTCTATCTTTAATTAGTAAATTCAATATCTGTCCTCCTCATTTTCACCATTATATATTTCTTTACAAGTTTCAATCATCTTACAACCACCATTAAATTTTTTGCAAATATAGTCATCATTATAATTACATATAAAACACGCAGCATGGTCATTACTTTCATTATATTTCTTTGAAATCGTTTTACACTTTTGAAAGAAAGGCTTTAATTCAATCTGCAATTCATCACATCTTTTGCGAATAAAAGACATATTGAGTATCTTTCGGCACTGCCTATTCCACTCATCAAATTTTTCTACAGTAATAGTCATTAAGTCCTCCACAATTTTACAATACGGGTATTGTTCATCGAGCATGATAATTTCACCCATACCTTCCGATACCAAGGCAGCTTTACACCAGTAATAAATTCTATATATCTATCTGGGTTACGCTGCCAATATTGGATTTGTTCTGACATTTTTGCAATTTGTTCCTGTGCTCTTTGAGACCGTTTGATTTCTGATGCATCACCAATACTCTCTATTTGGGAGCCATTTTTAAATTTAATCTTCATATACACCTCGGAATCTTAGCAAGGCGTATCTGTCTTTTTAAACAGTTCAATCTTTAGAGTAGTATCATCCCACGCAGCGACTTTGATAACATAATAAATCCACGTGTTATGCCATTCGTGAATCACAATACAACTGTCACACGATGCCAACTCTTCAATATTTCTCCTATTAAATGTTCCATTTTTCTTTCTTGGAAAAGTAGATATTATTTTCTTCAAGGCATCTTCTGTGACATGTGATAGAAAGGCATTCATAAATTTGTCTATATTAGCATCAAACTCTTCCTTACTTACATATTTAAAATCCGATTCACCAAATTCCGGACTGGTTCCATACCATACATATTGTTCGTCTTCATAATCATTTCTCATATTTTCTATGTAGCTTTTGATTCCGTCTATATCTACAGAAATCTTTAAATTTCGCTTACCTTCCGAGATAACTACTTCCATTTTTATTAATCTCCTTTTCAAATTTAAGCAGGAAACATACGTTTCATTTGTTTTCTACATTTTTCAGCACATGAAATGTTTTCCACCCTGTATCTAATTTGTCATCATCTACTACCACAAACCCTTTGTTTTCAAGGGTTTCAATAACCTCTTTTGTTGATTTATCCGAATATCCCTTAATTTCCGCAAATTTCTCTAATTTTGTCATTTTTACCTTTTTTCTGCCCCGATGAAAGTCCTATTTCATTGCCATTTTATGTCTATATATAGTGGTTTTATTTTTAATTTACCGCTATATATAGACTATTTTTCTGCTAAAATACCAATTTGGGATGCGCTGTATCATATAGACACTGCTGCAGATGAGTTTGTTTCTTACTCACCCCCTCTTTACTAATTGCCATTCTCAATGCACCAATCTGTGCAACCATATCACACATTCTCTTTGCTCTTGTAATTCCTGTATATAATAATTCTCTTGTTAATAGTGAATACGAACCAAAATCAATACCAAATATGACATGATCAAATTGAGATCCTTGTGACTTATGAACAGTGATTGCATATCCAAGTTCAATACTGTTTACCAGAGTTCCCTCAACATATACTTCTCCAATTCCCATAAATGAAATAATCAATGCTTTATCTTCCGGAAAAACATCTTTGATAATGCCTAAATTACCATTGAAAATTGGTGGATTAGTTTTGTATGTGTTCTGTGTATTAATTACCTTGTCCCCTTGACGAAGAATGGTAACTTTTCCTTGTGATACTACCTCAATCTGTGGTTTACTATCATCACTTGGATTATATAAATCCTGAATAGTATTATTGATATTGTAGGTACAAGCATCACCATTATTCTTTACTGGCACTAATATCTGAGTCTCCATTATATTGAAATCTTCTATATTCATTGCTTCTGAAAATTTCTGCATAACCTTGTAAAATGTATTGCTTTTATCTGAATAACAATCCAAAGACAAATCTTTTAATTCTCCACGAATATCTGTACCAACCCAATCCTTTTCTACAATCTGTATTCCTTGTCTGATCCGTCTTGCTTCTGTAACAATTGCTGAAGAAGCTGCTTGTCTATGTACTTGGCTAAGATATACTGTTGGGATTTCAGGCGAATGAATCATATCAAATGCAATATTTCCACAACCAATAGACTCTAACTGTCCCATATCACCCAAACAAATCAACTTAGCTCCTGATGGAATTGCTCTAAGCAGATAATAAAACAGATAAGCATCGACCATTGAAATCTCATCAACAATCACAATATCTACATCTAATGGGTTTTCGTCATGATAAGTAAAACCGTTCTTACCACCTTCGCCTTGACATGGATACTTTAGTAACCTGTGAATGGTATAACCTTCTTCTCCTGTAATCTCTGCCATTCTTGAACTCGCTCTACCAGATAATGCACATTGTACATATACATAATTCTTTAATGCTTCAAGAAAAGCTGATACAGATGAACTTTTACCGGTTCCTGCTTCTCCATGAATAACCACCACATTATTTTCAAGTGCTTCTTTTACACCCAATTTCTGTTCTTCTGTAAATTGCCAACCATTCTTATGTTCAACATGCTTAATTGTATCTTCCCAATCTCCATAAGTAATTTCTGATTTTGCATCTCGGATTCTGATTAGTTCTTTTGCAATTTTATCTTCTACATTAAAATACTTTCTAAGTCCAATTTGTGTTTTTTCGTCATTCCACCATAAATCTTCTTCCATTGCATGAATTGCTTCCGTAATATTGGCATCAGGGACTTCCTCACCTAACATTTCGATAATTGCACCCATTAATTCATCTGGTGTAACCCATGAACAACCATTTTGTCCTGAATCGTCCAAATATTTATACATATAAGCACTAATACGCTCTATGCTATATTCTCCCATACCCCCTTCAAGAGCAATTTTATCAGCCGTTTTCCAACCAATACCTTTCACTTCATTACACAAAACATATGGATTATTTTTAACTTTTTCTATCACAAGATCGGGAGAATTATATTTTTCCATCAATCTTTGCACCATATTATTTGTCAAATTAAACTCTTCTAATTCGGAAAAAATCTTTGCCAAATGAATATTACGATTAAATCTGTCTATCCACCTTGCAGCCGTATCTAGTCCACAACCTCTGACTTGAACCAAATCCTCTGCTCTATTATTCTTCAAAGACTCAAAAGGATTATCTAAAGCAGCATACATATTCTCAATCTGTAATGGTGTAAACAAAGTGGACAAAAACTTTTTCTGTCCCACTTTGTCTTCATCACTAAAAGTAATGGCACTATAGATTGAAATAATATTATACTGACCTCCCCATTTGGGATCTTCTACATAATCAGCTACCAACATATAAGGATTACCCTCAACTAATTGAGGCATTGTTCCCTTAATAATTATCTGATTGTACTTATCTGTTTTAGGTTTTCCTTCTTTTACTTTATCTACAGAAACAACAGCAATACCAAATTCATTTTTGTAAAACCTGATTGTTTCTACGCTACAAATAACTTTAATTCTATCTTCCAGTGCCATTATTCCTCTCTTTCTTTATTCCACCTTTGTCCTTTCAGATTGTAACAACAAAGTACCATCATCATATATTTCTTGGATTCTATTAACTGTGTGTTGGTAAATTGTGTCTTTATATATCATTGGTCTAAAACTGTCTTCTCTCCTGATTCCTGCTATAACGATTTTAGACCCACGACTCAACCAACTTTTTTCAAGAACTGTCTTTTTATCACTGTTTGGATCAAGTTTTGCCGAAATCTGTTTATTGTAAAAAGCATAATGTCCTTTATTAAATTTCACTTGTACAGCACCATATTTAGTCAAAAGGGTTACCATGCAATGCAAATTATCAGCATTTATCACTGTTCCAGCAATTCTTGAAATCTTAAATTTAGGAATTTGTTTAGGTGAACCATCTATATATCGAGTATAATAGTCATATGGTTCTGGCTCTTCTGGTAATTCAAAGAAATTAACTACACCATATAATTCTTCATTTATATGCTCTAATTCATGTTCTCCGTCATAGAAACTTAGTGCTTGCATAGACCACGAAGGCAAAGTACCACTTGCATGTTTTTCCCAAATCGTGTTATATAAAGCATTGTTATAAAGTTCCAAAGTATCAGCATTATCAAACCAATCCTTTAATGGTTGAATTTTACTATCTACTTCTTTTGTAAATAACTTCTCCGAAACTATGTAATAATCTCCTTTTATATCCACAACCGAATCTTCTGTAAAATGTTCTTTGAAGAATGGTTGAGAATTATTGTCTAAAATATAGTAGCCATCGTGATAACCTCGTTTTGGTATCTTTTTACCTTCTTCAATATGCTTTTCATATAAACCTTCATCGTCTAATACATATTTCTTGAAATTCACCATTCTTACAGCTAAATCCAATGAATCAGGAATAATCTTTAGTTCTCTTAATTTATCAAACTGTTGCATTGTAATCTTTTCGCTAGGTGTAAAAACATATTTTTTTAAGAACCAATGCATTGTGTCTCTTCTATCCTGTGAATGCAAATCAGTAAAACAACCGGCTTTTATTAACTGAACCATTTTAGAAGTGGTAATTAGCTTTGTATCTAACATCTTTTCAGCAAAATTTTCAATAGAATCAAATGCTCTATTCTGTACAATATTTTGTACAATCTCATCACCAATACCATTGATACCCTTTAAACCGAAAATAATACGGTTATGATCCACATCAGGTTTAAAACCAAATTCGGCTGTGTTGATAAGTGGTAACTCTACTTTTACATTCTCTTTTTGTACGGATGCTATCGCTACTGCCATCTTGCCATAATTGGTAGAATCACCAGCATTTTCATCAACGGCTCCTGAATCAACAATCAAATTCGCTGTCTGCCAATAAATAGGATTGTATTTATAGCACAAATTCAATTCTTGTAAGCCAATAATTGAATAAGCAAGCGTATGTGATTTATTAAAACCGTATCCTCTCTGTGTGCAAATCAGTACATTCCAAACATAGTTGGTTAAATTCTTTGATAAATTCTTCTCTTTTGCATTTGCAAAAAACTCTTCTTGTAACTGTAAAAACTCTTTAGGTTTTTTCTTTGCTACTGCTTTTCTTAATCTATCTCCCCAAGCCAGCGAAAAACCACCAATTTTAGGATGTTGTGTCAACAACACTAAATACTCTTGTGCTTCACAAATACCAAAAGATACACCAATAATGTCTTTTAAGATGTTCTGTTCTTCTTGTGTAAGACCATATTCAGCCATTTCATCATACCAACACTGGATATTTTCTCTGAATCTCGCATATTTTTGTAATGGCGACTCAGCCCCTTTTTCCTGTGCCATTAGTCGCAACACAGAGTTGATAGTTGCCAATTCATCAACAGAAGCAGGTTTTGCCAAAGCAACAGCCTGTACACCGCTTTCTTTCTCCATCTGGAAGAATGACATTACCTTATGATTCCATAACATCTCCCACATTTCTTTGGCTTCACGTTCAAGTGTATATACACCAATATATTTTTCGTAAGTAGATTTCAAAGAGCCTTGCCACTCAATCAAATTGTTCTCCAATAGCAATTCTAATTCTGCTTGCATTTTATCTAATGCATCAATACACAGCAGATCCACTTTAATCAAGGAGCAGTCCTCACACATATGTAAGTCAAACTGCGTAATAATATCACCAGAATTTGTTTTCATCAGTGCTGTAGTATCAGTAAATGGTTTATCTACAAGAATAACGCCTCCTGCATGTGAGCCGACACCATTAACCAATCCTTCTATCTTTTGTGCAGCTTCCCATAATTCAGGGTATCTATCCATTTCTGTAACAAATTCTCTTACTGGTGGATTATCATCGTCCCCATAGTACATTTGAGACAATGTTCTTAATTGTCCTCTATCAGCTACAATCAAAGAACTGATATATTGTGCAATATCATTATCAATTTTCAAGCCACGAGCTGCTGTTAGGATAGCACTTCTACTCTTTTCAGTAGATAAAGTCATAACTTTACTAACTCTATCTTCTCCATAAATGTCTTTCATTGCTTGAATAACTGTTTCTCGCTTTGAACCACATATATCTATATCTATATCCAATACAGAAGCACGTTCTGGGTTCAAAAATCTCCAAGGATATGTTTTTGTCTTCTCCCTTAAAGGATTGATCTGTGTAATTCCAAGTATGTTTAACAGACAAAAGCCAACACCTGAACCACGACCTGCTCCTACCAACGTTCCAGCATTCCAGGCAATCTCTACATCAATCGCAATCTGTAAAAGATATTTAGACCAACGTACTTCCATTTTTTCGGAAGAATCTTTAATATAATGTAAACACTCATTGATTTTTTCATATGCTTCTTCTGTACGGTAGTATTCATCTGTATCAATTTCTTCTATAATTTCCCTTACTAAATGTCTGTCGCAATCATGTTCTGACTCATAAAATGCCTTTAATAAAGGGATATTATTTTTATATTTTTCATATAGTGCTTTATCAGGTTCATTTGTATTTAAAGGAATATATGGTATATCCAAATCTTTTGTTAATTTGTAATATTCTGCTTTTTCATATATAAGCATTGTATTATCTAAACTCTTTTGCACTTCTTCATGTCCATAATATTCATCCATATATTCGTGAATCTCTTCTTCGCTCATAATGTATGTAGTTGAATAAAAATCATCGACTTCCCTATCGCCCTCTTGTGATTCAAGAAAAATTTTATGAATCTCTCTATCTTCTTTCTTCAAATAATGGGCATCAGTTGTTATGATATAAGGTGTGTTTGTTTCTTTCGATAACTGTATAAGTTTATGATTAACATATATCTGTTCTGCCATATGAGAAGGCTGTAATTCTAAAAAGAAATAACCTTCACCAAATATCTCGTTCATATAGGCAATCCAATCTTTACAAGATTGCCAAATTTCAGCATATTGTTTTGGATTGTTTCGCTCTAAATCTTGAAACTGCAATAATCTATGTGGTAACGCCCCTCCAAGACAAGCACTGCTTCCTACAATATCTCCTTTATAGTTCGTCATTATTTCTTCGAGATCACTATAATATGTAGGAACTCGCATCATAACATGCATAAAAGAGTTTTGAATCCATGCCTTTGTACTTAATTCTCTTATACCCTTATGACCGTTTGCATTAAGTGCTACCAAAATAAAATGAGGATAACGATTATTAAATTTATTCTCAGCCGTTACATCTTCTGTGCATAAATAAATCTCGTTACCAAGTACAACCTTAAAACCTTTCCATTCTTCTAAATCTTTTTTACTGTCATAGTATTTTAGTGCGTCTAATGAGGAAGTAATAGATTCATGCTCTGTAAAGCAAATACCAGAATGCCCCAATGAGTGAGCATATTCAATCATTTCTGGTATTTTATTGATAGAATCTCTTAATCTTAGATTACTTCCCTCCGCACTATGGTTGTGTACTCCAAAAAAACTCACTCATTTCCTCCTTGTTTCTCATAATTGTTTTAATAAACTTCTAAGTGGTTCTCTACCATAATTCTCTTTTAGCCAGTCGATATATCCCCTATCTTCAGATGCAACTTCTACCAATCGCTTATCTTTATACTTGCCGAAATTTAAAATAAAGGTATCTATTGGTGGTAATTCTGGCTTTTTCCAATCATCAAATTCCATCTCTAAAGGTTTTCTGGAAGCAAGATAATCAGCTAAATGTACTATCTCTTGATATTTGTCATTTGGTTTTGGTAAAATAATTCCTTTATCTTTTACCTTATTTGAAGTGTTCCATTGTCCCATGTGACTTTCAATACTATGAGCTATAATCTCTATTTCTTCATCTGAAATAATATTGTTTCCCTTATATGCCCTAACTGCATCAGCCATTAATAATGGATGATCAAAAACAGTAAACACTTCTTTTACATCATCACTTGCACCTGATTTCCTACCATCGTGAACTAAACCGGCGCATCTTAATAAATCTCGCTCTCTGTCTGTATAATATTTTTGATACTGTTCTAAATCGAAAAACCAATTTAAAAACCGTACAACTGATATACTGTGTCTCATCAAACCACCTTCACCCAATGCATATGATGGATGATACTTGCCTGTTGAAGATGCAGGTACTTCCCACCAATACAAAGGAAGATTTTCAATCAATACTTGACAAAATTCTTTTATATCTGCATTTTCAAAACTATCAAGAATAGGTTCTATCATTTTCATTTGTTCTTCTGTCATTAAAACACCAACTTTCTTTTAGGAGTTGATCCTATATTCTCTAAAGCATTCCACTTTTTATTTACCTCAAATGTCTTCTGTGTCGGAGTCCATTTAGAGAAAAATTCACACTCATTTCTATAAATCGTTGCTTCTGGATTAGTTTGGCAGAAATTACACCAATGACATAAAGGAGATGGTTTTGGAATAAAAATTTCTTTCTTTTCACTTACTTCTATTTCTCCAAATACTTTGTCTAATGCTTTTATTAAACGCTTCTCCCATCCTTTTGTAAGAGCATATTGCTCATCATCAATAAGGATAAACCTATATATTGATTCAATAGGCAATACTCCAAACTCACTTAAAATTGCCAAAGCATAAATACCAAACTGTAAAGATGTAGCCAATTTACTTTGCTCATAAATCTTTTTTGATGTTTTATAATCTACAGTTCTATATTGATCGCCTTTTACATCTATTCGATCTATAAAACCCTTCAAAATCACTTTATCGTCCCAAACAAATTCAAAAGGCTTCTCAAAATATGTAGGCTTCCATTCAGTATCTTCCATTTCTTCATGTAATACCTGATTAAATAACCTGACTTTTTCATCATATGAAGCACCACTAGCATTATCAGCTTCGTGCCATACTTCAAAATATTTTTTCTTTAGTTGATATACACCTAACAGTTTTTCTTTTGTTTTTTCATCTGTTTCGGTTGTGCCATTCATCAAAATATCATTCAGCTTATCGTAGTTCACAGCTTGCCCATCGGCAACCATTCTCCCTTTTTGTTCCAAAACATAATGGCATAAACTACCAAGTTCTAATGCAATTGAAGTGTCCTGCGAATACTTCTTTTCAATATATTTGTATCTATATTGCAACGGACAATTTTTAAAAACTTCTATTTTACTATATGAAAATACTGAAAGTTCTTTATCATTCTCCGTTACAGGTCTGATTCTATTTAATAATTCTTGCAATTATTTCTCCTTCTTCATTTCTTTTAATACTCTGTTGACTTCATCCATTGTAATAACAATCTTTTCATCAAGTAGTTCTAATAAAACATCTTTCCCCATATCTGTCGGACTTGCTTTATACGGTAATCTATTTTCACTATCCAAAAGAAGACATACCTTGCAATACGGAACAATATTTGCTACCTTTTTTACCAATTTGTTATAGTAAATCTCAGCCTCAAAAGAATGTGGATCATGATATTCTCTATCAAAAGCCAAAATAATTTCTTCACATTTTAAATAATGAAGTAGCAATTTCTGTTGAGTTAAAGTAATATTGCTGCCACAAGTTGCCAAGGTAAATGAATCATCTCCAAAATAAGAATAATTCTGCATACAACCTTTCTCGGACTCTAGTATCATTGCTTTTCTAATACTTTTAATTTTGTCTTGTGTTACATTAATGCCATATAAATTAGACCCTAATTGATGACTTAAAAATCTACCATTGATTTGTAAAGGAACATATTTGCCAACTCTTTCAATATCACTTTCATCAAGATATCTACCCCTTATGCCAATTAAACGATTATCTTTATCTCGATGAGGTATCACAATCTGATTTGTCAATCCATAGTAACCAATTTCATATCTGCTTAATGCCTCACGAGAAATATTGTCATTTAACCAATCTTCATGAGGAGCATAATAAAAAGTATCTAGCACATTTTCATTTATTTCTGATAATGTAGGTACTTCTTTTTTATTCTTTTTAACCGACTTCAAACGATTTATCCATTCAAAATCATTGATACGCTTCTTTTCTTTTTCTATCTCTTCTGCACTGGTAACTGTCAATTTATTTGTCAATTGACCAATATATTTCAGTGCCTTATACCAAGTAATTGTTTTTCCTTTTACTCGATTTGCTCTAATAACTAACTCAACAATATTAAAACTATCTGAACATCTGGAATAACAATGAAAAGTTCTGCCCTTATATTCCTTTTCTATATTTGGTTCGTGATAGTAATATAATTTCCACGAATCTGATCCGTGACACACTGATTGAAAAATCAAATCACCATTACTATCTGCTTTTGGATAAGCTGATCCAAGATTTATAACAATTTTTATAATATCTTCTTTGGTAAGTGAGTTAAGAATTGCATCTTTATCTAAATACATATCATCACCTCACTTACCAATTTCCCCAACTTTTCTTATCAGTTGGTTCTTCCTCTGTTTCTTCACCCGTTGGACTATCTGGCACTTGTGATAACAATACAGAATGTTCTTTTATTTTTTCTTCTACCTGTTCAATCTTGGTAAAATCCATGTCAATCAATTCAAAATCATAATTTGTAACAAACAGACATTGTTCTGTCATTGTTCCCAAATCAATTTTTGTCCATATAATAATTCGTGTTAATCTCCCTCGCCTGACCTTATATACCCAATGACACATATTTGGAACTGGCATATTAACCATCTTATGTAATACTGCTTCAATCTTTTTTCTTTCAGCCTTTGTTGGAGCCATTGAAATAACACCCATATCCAGTTTATTTGCCAATGCTTTAGAACCAGCCAGCAAATTTTGGTCTTTATATAAAGCGTTTTGTGCTTCTCCATTCAACTGTGAAGCCGTGTAAATAAATATGTCTAATTGCTGTGCTATTGTTTTTAATTCTGTTGCAAATACCAACAATAATTGATGTTCCTTTAGTCCCATTCCAGATTTACCATTAACTTCTGCCATCAATCTTAATGAAGTATGAATGTAATCAAAGAAAAAATATCTGACTGAAAACTCTCTATTGTACTTCTTTATCTGGTTTTTAATATCCTCAATAGAAAAATCTGGAATATGAACTATGTATAATGGACTGGATTCTATGTAAGAAATGGCTTGTTCTACTCTTTCAAGTTCTCCTTTTTCATAATCACCATATAAAATATGCTCTTCATTTACTTTACTAACAGCAGCAATAAGCAATGTTTGGATCTCATCTACTGGCATTTCTGTTGAAAAAATAGTAGTCGGTTCACAATTGCCTGTATAAATATATTGTTTTTTAACCACATCATAAACGTATGGGACTGCTATTTTACTAGCATCTCCTGCCGCCATTCTTGTTTTACCTCCACCTTGGGGACAGGAACGCATAAACAAACATCCTAATCTTGCTCCTCTTGATACCGTATTAAGACCATCATTATTCAGAGCCATGCCAACATCAGGAACTTCCATCAATTCATTTACTAAATCTGTCATGCCTTCACCAGCTTGTACATCGGTACTTAGGGTGTTAGTACAATATTTCATATTAGGATTAATAACGAAAGTAGTTTCAACCATTTCAATGATGTCTTGCTCTGTATAATTATCAAACTTAATTTGCTCTGCTTCCATTTTTGAAGTGTCAGCAATGGTACTATCAAAAATAAATCTGGTATCTAAACCTTGTTTCTCGTAGTATCTAAGCAAAGAATACTTTCTCAATCTGTGATAGTAATATTCATAATTTTCAAGTGTTGCCATTTCTCTAGCATTAGATAAATATTCAATGCCTTGATTCTCTTGAAAAATAGAATATTGCTCTTTATAATTGCTTAAATAAGAATCTATGCTAAACTCATCAATCGTGCTGCAACCTTGCATATGCAGATTGTAAACAGCAACAAAAAGCAGTTCATAAAAGTTTTCTGTATTGAAATCTGTTCTGTCTAATGGTCGGTCTATATCGTCTATCAATGATGAATCTTGTAACAAACACCCTATTGTATTCAAATATGCTCTTTTGTCTACAAGCCCTTCATGAGCCATTAATCCACCCCTTTCTTAATTGATTCAATATCAATCTGTTTTACTTTTCTCTTTTTGGGTTGGACTCTAATCGTCTTTTCTTTGTACATGTTTGAAACATCTACACCCTCATTCAGTTCCAGTACCTTATTTATAGAGTCATAATATTGCATCGCTTCGCTGTAATAATATGGAATGATCCCTACAATATCGCCAGTTAAATCTTTTTCAATAATCTCATGTAAATAAACCAATGTCTGATACATGGTTTCATAAGTAAAACTGTAACGCTTAATATAGTCTTCTGTTAACGCATATACCTTTGCACTTAACTCTTGTTCTTCAACAATACTTCTTAAATACTTATAATATTGTTGTTTCTTTTCATATTCTTCTTCTGATAATGCTTCTTTTAATTCGGCTTGAGGTTTTGGTTTTCTGCCACGTTTCTTTTTTTCAGCAACCTTGTCTATCTGTTTACTTTTATCTTTCTGTAATGTTTTAATCGCAATATTAAAACACTTTTGATGAGCATAGCGTCCTTTATATGGAACGCTTTGCTCATCTGTAATTAGTTCATTGCATATACAACATTTATTTAGTTGAGTCATTCACAATTAACCTTATAAATTATTTTCTTCAATAAAACTTTCAATGTCATAGATGATAGATTCGATAAGCTGTTCCTGACCCTTTTTTAGATCACTTGCTTTCTTGCCCTCGCCTAACTGATTAGCCACAATTGACTGTAAATCTTCAAGATAACCATTATCAGCTAACTTCTCACCTAATGACTGTAACTGATCCATCAAATCATCATATGTCTTTACAGCAACCGTTCTCTGTGCCTTCTGCTCTGCAAAAGTTACAGCCGTAATTCCTTCTTCTCTCTCCTGAATCTCAATCGCCTTAACAATCACATCTTCAAGAGCTTCTGCTGTAAACTCTTCAATATAAGTTGTAGGAAGATAATCGAAACGAGAACGAGCAAAAAACTCATCAGTCTGTGCCAAATAACCGGAAGACTTTACAACCTTACCATCCTTATCAACACCATTAGAACGCACATATACGCATAAATCTGTATTATTGATAATAGGTGACAATGCTCTCTTATCTGCTTTAGGAGAAATAAAACCTTCCTTTTCCTGTGCATGAGCTATAAAATAACAACAATATCCAGCACCTACCAACTTATTAATCTGCTTCCAAAACTCAGTCTCATACTCTTTCCAAAGACCATATCCACCATTTCCTTCTCCAATAGAAGGTGCCTTATACTTCTGACAAATGAACTCCTGACAGTAATTAGCAGCCGCCTCAATCTCATCAAAGATGATTGTAGAATACATCTCTCTAGCTTTTTCTACTGTTGCAGGATCGGTCAACTGCTTATTAATCTTGATAAAATCAGACCACTTAGTAATAGGGCAGAATGGAACACCAGGGATGGCATTAAGTCCTGCTTCAAACGGAAGATAAAACGGCTTCTTCATGCGTGTAGCCTGTTTCGTCTTTCCCAAGTTATTGCCACCATACACCAAAATTACCTTTCCCTCTAAACCTTTTGCAACTGTACTGACCTGTGGATTAAAAATATCTAATTCCATTAAAATGTTTTCCTCCTGATTTTTATGTATTTACTGTAATCAAAATGGTACATATTTTCATACTGTTTCATTTGTACCTACTGTCCGTTTCCTTAAAATCCTAAACTTCTACCATGTGCTGCCCCACTAGGCTTTGCGGTTCCATTGGGCTTTGCGCCACTCTGGGCTTTCGCTTTTGCTTCTTCAAGCTTATTCTTTCTTTCCTGAATAGCGGCTTCAATTGTTTCGGCTACATAAGGAAGCTCCGGTGTAATACCCTCTTCATAAGCTTCAGAAGCACCTGTAATAATAAGATCACTCTTAAACTCTACAGAAACTTTCTTTCTCGGTTTGCCAATCTTTACAGGAATTTCAGTAACCGTTTCAATTCTGTTATTGATAATATCCCCATAAAACTCTACAGTCTGTCCAGGTTCAAACCCAGAATCAACAGCCTGTGCAACTTCACCTTCAGCTACCAAATCAATCGGTTCAATTCCGTTATATGTAGGCATCCAACCACTAACAACTGTTCTTCCAGTTTCTATACCCTCTGTATCAAGTTCAGGATTGATACCAGAAATGAACATTTCTACTGAAAACTCTGCCTTTGGCTCAAGTTCCTCATCAACCTTTAATCTGTTAAAGAAATTGCTTCTGTAAGAAACAATCTTCTCACCATTCTTACCAGTAAACGGACTAAGATCACCACTCACCTTAACCCTAGTAGCTTCTTCTTCTCCAACTTCTGCAATAGACTTGTACTCATTCATTACCGTCTGAATACCTGCGTAGGTCTTGTTGTCAGTACCAGCATTTGTCTTTTCATTAACATTCACATTAAACTTAACAAAATTAACATCAGAAGTTTTTACTGTCAGACTACCTGTAATCTTTGTTTTTCCTTCCTCTGTTACAACCTTCAAATCCTTCTCGCTAACTACTCCGTGTACAAATGCCTTTGCGTTTGCCTGTCTTAAATTTGTTTCTGTCATTAAAATAATCTCCTCCTAAATAAAAATTTGTAAAATAAATTAATAACTAACAAAACTAAAAATATGATAAACAGCCCTTTCAGACTGGAACATAGAAAGTCACTCTATATGAACATCTATGATGAAACAGCTCTTTCATTGTGATTCAATGACTATATATAGTATGCGCAAGCGCTCATCCATCTATATATAGTAATATAGACACACCATAGGCAGGCTGTATCTTGCCTAAACAAATATTCTATGCTTAGTTATTTTTATTTGTGGGAATTTGGTCTGAAATGACCATTGAATAAGAAATTAGTCAAACTATTCTGGTATTGGCATCCATGCAATAGGTTTCATACCAGTTCTCGAACTTCCTCTAGCCGTTAGACAATGATATTCAATCTTCTTTTCTCCACTGGGGTGAATATATGTATATTTATGTCCTACATACTTTCGCCCGTTGAGCTTTGCTTTGAATAAAACGTCTACACCGTCATCTGGTAGACTATCTTTACACAAAATCCAACTTTCACTAGTACCATTAAGCAACTTCTTAAATCCTTCAATAGTATCTTCTCTATTTTCATAATTCACTAAACTTTTAAAATTTACATTGTGCGGATTATCGATTTGATACTGTATAAAATCTTTTGCTAAGTCCATATGGCACCTTACTTTCCGGAATTCTCCCTATCAAGAATCTTCACACCGCCATTACATTTAACAGTATCTGTGGCAAGTTCTCTCATCTGTGCATAAGCAGAATCCAGTTTTTCCTGTAGCGTAGCGATAGTATCCTTAGCTTCCGTTAAATCTGTCTCTAAGCGCTTAATCTTATCATTTAGCGCTTTCTGCTCATATTCATTCTTCTGCTCGATAGCCCGCTTTTCAAACCCCCAAGACTTACTAGCATCGGACTTTCCCTTCTCATAACCATCAGTTGTTGCAGATTCAATCAACGAAGGAATTTCAGCTACCTTCTGTTCAAGGTCACTAATATGGTTCTCCTGTGCAATAACAGATAATTCTCTTTCTTCAATAGAATTATTCCACGCTTCCAGCTCTTTGCGCTTCACAACCTCTTCATCTGCCCATTTATCTTCGGCAATCTTTCTTGCTCTATCACGATTATATGTATATTCCTCTTCTTCACGCTGCCGCTCCTGTTTTAACTGTGCTTTTAAATCTGCGGCTTCTTTTCTAATTGTGTCCAGTGCTTCAGCCTTTTCTTTGTTGAGAGCATCAATCTCATCTTTAATAGCAGCCTTTGTGTCCTGAAGATTTTTCTCTGCTTCAACTTTAACCAGCTTATACTGTTCATCCAACTCATGAGCCTTGTCTTTATGTGCGTTTACCAGGGCAACAAGTGTGTTTAACTCTGTTTCAATATCATATAATTCGCATAATTCTGCCTTTTTAATATCAACTGCCTCACAGATGTCATTGTACTGCTTAACAATTGAATCATTCAGAATACCCGCGCCTGCAATCTCCGCTGCCGAATCAAGAGTCAACTTCTGCTTTTTTAATTTCTCCTGGGCAACCGGATCGTCCTTTGCTGCCATCAACTTATCAAGTTGCTTCTTCTGGGTCATATATGCCTCCATGATTTCTGCCTTTGTGCTCTTTGCGTTAATGTCTGTCATATAATTATCTCCTTTTTTTAATTTATATTTTGTACAGCTATTGCTGTATTTTTTATTTTGATAGAATTAGACTGCTCCCAATTCTTTTGTTCTCTTGCGTTCATTCTTTACCTTTTTCTCTATCTTCTCCTCTGCTAACTTATTCTCCATTTTTCTCATTACGCTTGCGAAATTGCCAATCGGCTTACAAGTTAATCCCAAATTTTTACCTCACTCTTTCCTCAAATATTTCCCCGATTTACTAACACTCTCCATCCGACCATTATGTAAATCATCATAAAACGCCTGATTAGGATTTAGAATTGTATATGCCAGTCTTTCTCCAAAAAACACTCCACACCTGCCAGTACAGTTATCAACTATGACCGTTGTATAGGCAGACGTCATAGCCTGACCACCAATGCCGCCGAAGCCTAATGATGTATCTCCCCATACTTGAGGAAACGTATAGAATTCAAACTCTGGCCAACAACAATTACCTCTCCCATATTCTTCTTTATTTTTTACCTTATTCCAAAATCTCTCTTGGATAAGTGGTAAACATGGTAGTTCTGTTCTTATTTTGCTCACCCTCTCTCAATTAATATTCCCAACATCCATATACAAAGTGCCCTAAATACTTATCACACTTTGCGCAGTGTAAATCATACTCCACTTCTCCAATCTCATCGTAATAAGGATTTTTATGTATTGTACTTTCGGAGCCACAGTCACACGTTAGCGGTAAATCTTCCATGGTTTTCACCTCACATAATCACATAAAATAGGAATTTCATTTTGAATTATAAAGACTGTGCTTTCTTAATAGACTTGCTATTATTAGATGAGATTTGCTTAAGATTCTTTAGAAGCTGAATATTGTCATTAATCATAAGTGCTAACGCCTGGTCACCAGTAAATCCAACCTCCACATATGCATCATAGAGATTCTTCTTGGTCTTTGCAATTATGGCAGGATGCTCTGTATTATTTGAGTAGTCCTTATAAATCTCCACAACTTCCTGGGCCAGTTCATAAACCATAGGTTTATACTTTTCAATATACTCCCTTACAACAGGCATAATTAACTCCGGGTTGCTTGCTAATAATTCTAAAATCTTCTCCATACTATTCATTCTCCTTTTATATATATTTTTTTTATTTATCGCTTTGAAATAAGATTTTCATTTCCAATTCAATTTACAGTTTTCAATAATTTCTTTTTCCTCAAACGGTAAAGACTCCTTCAAAACATCCATTAATTTTCTTTGAATTTTTAATAGTCTTACACCATTATTATATTCGAATTCAAACAAACACAATTTAAACCTTTTGTCCCTTACATACTTCACTATATTTTTTCGGAGATATATACGTTCCTTATTTTCTCTTCTTGCAAAATCTCCATACTTATTAACCATGAACGGATATCGTTCACCGTCAATAACAACTGGATACCATTTATACTGAAGTTTGGACCACTCTTCTATTTCATAATACTCATATTCTTTTTCTCTTGAGTAGTAATCATCTAACATTTTCTGGAAAGTTGCTTTATTGATATTGTACCCACTATATACATAACATCGTTGTAGACTCTCAAGAGTTCCACCACCTATATCAATAAATTCTCCATGTTTCTTATAGTATCCCCAATCATACCAATAATTTTTAATTTTTTGAGTAGTTCCATCTTTCATATGTAAAGTTAATTCTCTGCCAGCAAATGCCTTTCCCCAAGAATCATATCCTAAATAATCGCTAAAAATTATATTACCATCCTGATCCGTTGCGGAGCCTACATAATTGCATCCAATTTTTTCATATGTAATCTCTGGAATCTCGTCAAACATACAGTAATAATGCGGTTCACTCCAGTTTCTATTAACATACATTTTAACTATTTTTATATTCAATCACCTCCTCGATCGAAACTTGGTTTTCATGGTCTATAAAACAACCACGTCTCCCCATTTTGTATGTTTAATTTCAATGTCAGATTCACATAAATCTTCTGTTCCTTCGTAGCATCCTCCACTGTCTCTATATTGAATCTCTACATCAAAATCTTTAGCGTTATTTTTTATTGCCCACTCATATAATTCCTGAATTGTCACATTTATCACCTCCAATGAAACGTGGGTTTATTCCTATTACGTAATATCATCATCATTGTGACATTCCATATAAGTTATTAATTTTCCTTGAGATTTTGCATACTCAATTTCTGATCTAGTAGAAGTTCCAATATATCCATCACTATTAATCACATAAATCCCATCCGCCATATCAATTTTTCTCTTGTGCATATCATCTAACATTTCCTTAGTTCCTTCTGACCATACCTCATCATCGCCAGAATGACCAAATAAACCTACAGAAATCACAATGTCCCCCTGAAGCGTTAATATCTTTTGCATTCGTATAAAATCATCTTTAAATCTCGTGCTACCGCATAGCGTAATAACTCTGTATTTCCCTACCATACATTCTCCTCTCTGCAATCCCAAGGAAAGCAAACTTTATATGGAATCTTTGACGGTTTTACATCCACCTTACCATGCGGATGAGTTTTGTCCTACCCAGGTTACTTTGAGACGCGTCACTTCACAAAGACAATCAGATGGAGTCGAGCCACCACCCCGTCGCACCATGCCCTCAACTACCGAGACGGAATTGAACCGTCCTTATGGATTCTCTGGGACTCGGACACAGAATCTTTCGGTTATGATCCGAATGCTGTAACCAACTCAGCTAAGAATCCTAAACTGGGCATGTTGGATTTGAACCAACGAATGCAGGAGTCAAAGTCCTGTGCCTTACCATTTCACCAATGCCCATTATCATGTAAGGTCATTACCGGCTTACCCTTACATATTTTATTTATACTCGGAAAACCTGCTTCAACCGAGTTGTTGGCTCATAGAACTTCATGTGTGAACAGTATTCCCTGGCATTCTGTTTCAGCTCAGCACAGTCAGAGTTTAATTTCTATGATTTAATTGCCACCAATCAGTCTGACAAACCAATATTATGTCACATTAAATAGATGCTTAATTTTTAAATCTTCAAGTTCTCTCAAAACAATTCTATCGCCCACTGGCCAGAACCCTATACCATTTATTTCTCTAGTTTCGATGTTACAAAATATATCTAATGCTCCAACACTTATTTTGTAATCATAATTCATTTTAACAAAACCAAAGTTAGCAAGCTGTTCTATTTTTACCTCATCTTTTAATTTAACCATCCTTACCTTTCTTCGCAGGAAATCGAAGTTTCAACTTAAATTGAAATATACTCTACTTCATCATATCCTTCCTTTGCCAGCTCAATCCCATATCTTACCGCTCTAAGATAATCGTCTGCATCAAATAAATCTCTATTAATGGTTGCATCTTCTGGATATTCAGTTAAGTCGTATACACTAAAAAGCTCATCATCTGTTTCTGGATCGTAAACTGACTGTTCACGCATTCCCCAATCACTTTGTTTGTCTGCAATTTCTAAAATTTTCTTCTTCATTCACATATTCTCCTTTACTCTAACCACTTATTATCAATATAGTAGAATCCAAACACACAACCGCCCGTCAATACAATCCATAATATCCAAAATATAATTACTACACCGCCAGATTCAAGGTTCTCAACTGTTTCTTCTATATTTTTGCCATTATAAAATTCTGTGTTATTGATTGTTTTATCTTTTAAACTTGTGAAAATCGTTCCGGTATATTCTGTGTCGCTACCATAATAAACATATCTTATATGAGACGATTCTTTTTGAGTATCAATATGGTGCTCACTCGGCTTATAAATCTGTCCATAGTCAAACTCAATACCTAAGAAAGTCACTTTATTACAATGCTCTGACCATCTATCAACAACATCCCATGTCCAATATACTTCTGTTTCTGTATATGTCTGAGATTTACCATTTACAGTTCTTGTTTTCGTAACGGTTCTTGTATGTCTGGTATACCTTTCTTTTACTTTTTCTACAGACATATATTCTCCGCCAATTTCGGGATATGCAACAGTATCGACTGCTTTTAAATCGCCATATACAAAGGCGTTACCTACGTTAGTGTCCATACCATATTGAAATAATTCTTGATTATCTATCTTGACAGCCTTATTGTATATCTCATTCTTATCCATCTGGTGTTCTGAAATCTTTGCGGAAATCAAAACACCGATAAGCAGCATAACAGCTATAATAGAGATACTTGCTAGAATTTCACGTTTAGTAATTTCAAAATCACCAAAATCAAATCCTTTTCTATTTCTTTTACAATAACCACTCATATACTCTATTCTCCAAAGAGATTCTGAGGAGCGTCCACAGGAGCATTATAGTCAAGGTATGTATATTCCTGCATTTCATACCCAAGCATGTCTAAAAACATTCTTGTTGGAAACTTACGGACATATCTGTTGTATTCCTTTATCTGCTTATTGTAATTGCTACGATATTCAGCAATAAGATTCTCCGTCATTGATAATTCGGTCATAAGCTGCTTATAATTTTCATTCGACTTTAACTCCGGATATGCCTCACTTACCGCCGCAATGGCAGTTGTAACATTTTCAATATCTCCAGTAGAACCACGTCCATCTACGATAGCTTTCAGTGTATCCGCTTCATGTTTGTCATACTGTTTTACGCAATCAGCCAGATTATATACAAGATCTACTCGACGCTTTTCTTGTACTTTGATATCTGAAGAGGCCGTGTTCACCTGCTCCTCAAAAGCGATTGCCTTATTCTGTGAACTCTGTATTCCAAAGACACAGAGTAAAATTACAGCAATTACACCCGCTCCAATAATTAATAGTAACTTCCAATTTGTTTTCTTGTTCATACTTTTAATCTCCTTTTTATAACACAATCATGTATAACCACGTCCATAAAATCTGTAGCATATGAATACTCTGATCTTGTATTAAATTTATTCTCTTTTTATTTGCCTTCAAATCATCCACAAACATATGAATCATAACGTTTCCAGCAAATAGCAATGGATACCATGTCCCACCAAACAACACCACACGTACTGTCGGCACCAGCATAACCATGAACGTCCAACTGAAACTGTGCATAAACAGTGCTGCTATATAATCATATTTAAATAATTTCTCTGGTGCATTTTGTTCCCACCATGATTTCTGTTTTGCTGATGCTAACCAACCTTGTAAATAGTAATCATCTACTATATGACAGAAAATCATTGATATGAGAATTATAAACTTTATTGCCATCTATGTATTCTCCTTAAGCATGAAAGGTTTATAATATTTTCGTATCTCCTCAAAAACCATATAGTATAACTGATTACATAACGCATAAAATTTTATACAATGACAATTCAAATCATCTCCAAGCAAATTTTCTACTACATGCCTCAACACAAACGAAATGATTGAATACCTGTTTAGTGGAATATTGTGATTAACATGTGCTTGAATTAAATATATTAGTTCATCTTCTGTTTCTTCTAGTTCATGCTTATACACATGTTTAATTAATTCTCCATTCTCGTCTCTGGAGTCTCCAATAAGCATTTCAAACATAAAATTTTGAAAATCATATGAACGAAAATGTTCTCTAATCTTATTTTCTGTTATTTTATCTAACAGCAACTAATTCTCTCCTTTCCAGATGAAACCGATTTTTCTTCTGCCTATTAAAATTTAATCCATCCGTCAGTAATACCAGTCATCCAATAAATATGCTCGTATCTATCGTTTGAAAGACAACCTCTGCTTATTTTATCCATTATTATTTTTCCCAATAATGAATGGCAACGTGGTCAGACTTTAGTCTCATTGTTTTATTTATATCTTCTGTAGTAATTGCAAGTTTAATGAATTTTCGTCTTTTCATGCTTAATCGCTTCTTCCTCAGTCAAGAATACTGTTTTACCAATACTGCTTTTTACAAAATTTCCAATGTAAAAGCCGTCTCCGCGTACAGTAAATGTATATTTCTTTTTGATTGTTTTCCTATGCACATAACACTTTTTGATTACCTTTGAGAATTTCTGTGTATCAAAGTCATATTCTCCATCTGTAATCACCCACACAGTTTGTCCTATTTCAACATCCGGAACTACTGTCGCAACAAATTTTTCTACCTCTTTTCTCAAGCTTTCTTCAAAAGCGTCTCTATAGTAATCGTCACCAATATACACTTCGGTCTTATATAAGAGAAAATCAAGCATCTCATCTACATCCACCATCCTCTTTTTTACTAATCTTTCTTTCACCATATCACCTCATCTCTGCCAGTATCCATAAGCCCAATGTCCAAGGATCTAATAAGGGTTGTATCTTTTCTTAAACCTGTAAATTCTGTATCAAAAAATATCTTAATATTGTTCACTCTTCCTTTCACACGTAAACTAGATTTAATCCATTATCCCTCTCCCACATAAACCAGCCTGTCAATATATTCTCTACCTTCATCTTTAAAAATCGGAATATTCATATCAATAATCCACTCATTCTCAGATTTAGACGAATCACGTAACTGACATAATTCCGTAGAACCATTTGACTTAACTACAATTTTATTTTTTACAACACAATTCCCACGTTTCTGATATGTAGGTAGAGCGTTCCAGTTGATGCCTTTCTGTACCATAAGCATATCCTGAATCTCATTACATGATTTATTCTGTAATTCTTTATGAGAGAAATTAGCCTGACCGACCATTTGAATTGAATTGCGACTAGCATCTAATTGCCGCCAATACAGGCAATTCGTAACTTCTTCTTTGGGAACGTTAAAGCAGCGCGCATCGAACATCGCCTTATCAAACTTTTTCATATATACTTCTGCATCTGAATCATATTCATATACGTTCTCTTTAAATATTTTATTAAAAGCCATCGTCGCTATACTCGCTGCTATGCTACACATTTTCTGCACTTCATAATCAAACCATGCTGAAGAAGTAAGTTTTTTATAATCCACAAGCACTAAAGTAATTTCATCAGACTGAGTATAGCCGAGTACACACCCCTGAATATTTTCACATAGATACTTTGTTGTATCCTGCATTGTTCTAATTAGAATCTCATCAAAAGGTCTTTTAAAACCTCTTGTAAAGGTATGAAAGCTGCGCCCATCTAACCTCACCAGTACAGGGCAACGTCTCATAAGTTTTGTTTTGGGAATCTGTTCGTAAAATGTTTTCATACGAACGCCTAAATCGTCTTTTACTGACATATGTATATATCCTTTCCTATTTTAATTTTATCTCCGAAATTTAGTCCATATAGCCCATGACTCCATTCAACCCACGGCCTTTTACAATCTGCTTTGCAACTGACACTGGAATGTAATTTTCAAAACCCTCTCCCTCGCAGCGGAGCAATCCTTTGTATTTTCCGTAATCCTCAAGTTGCTCCAAAACCATGTCAATATTATATGCACTTGAAGCAATCTGACGCTCAGCCAACCTTATCTGGTCTTTATTCAGCCAGGTAATCCACTTACCGCAATCACCGCAATACAATCCTGTGTTACTATCAGATTTCTCAATAAAAATGTCCTTACTATGACATTTACTACATTCAAATTCTTTCATCTATTTATCATGCCTCCCTTGAAATTCCAAAGCTATCCCTATATACTTTTCCATTTTTATATCAATATTAGATGGATACTGTTTAATATCTCCAACTAATTCTGTTGAAAAAGATATTTTAGTTATTATGTTATTATTGTCCACTTCAATATTTCCAGTAGTTCTTCCAGGAACACGAATTGCTAAGGTTTTATCCCATAAATCTCTTGCATCGTAAATGTAATGCTTATATCTGGGATTACTAACCGTATAACCACACACATCATCAAGTTTTCTTGTAAGATCGCAATAATATTCTTTATTATTCTTATTATATTTTTTCTCTAACTTCATTTTAAATACTCCGAAAGTCGCATTTTATCTGTTACCATATTCCATATTGAATTTTCATCCATAACCCATTGTCTACAGTAATTTCATAGGGCTTATAGTCATTCTCTTTAAATTCAAATTGATAACCATATTTTAGGATCTCAATACAATTCGCAATTTGTCTGTGTTTTTCTTCCTCAGTGTATGTATTACTACTAAAAGTTAACCACTCATACTTATCAATCTCTTTCTGTATATCCGTTTTATTTCCACAGAATTTTCCCTTTTCTCCTAATACTGTTGAGAATTCTAATGTAAATATATTAGATGATGAAAAATCATGTTCACCCTCTTCTACAGTTGCCCAATAGCCACAAGAGAAACATTGAATTTTAATTATTGTTTTATTTGTTGAGATATTATGCCCTTCAAAGCGTTTCATATAATCTCTTCTGCAATTAGGACACCTTATTTTGCTCAATCTACCTCACCCTCCTATTCCCTTGAAATTCACGTTTCCTATTAAAACCTTGTAATTAAATCCTCTATCATACCAGAATAAGCAAATGGACTATCAATAACTCTCTTTGAGTATTCAAACCTCTTTAGAAACTGCGCCACTTCTCTTATATCTGAATGATTTAATGGCACGAATTTTATAAAATCCATTTTTCCATGAATACATACAACTGCCCAACTATGATATTTATCCCTGGCAACATCAACACCAACATCGCATATATCATTCATTAGTTTTCTGCAATCGTCAGCAAGTTTTACTGTATTCTCTGCTACACTTTCTGCCTTTAAATAATTACCATATGCTTTATGTAATAAGTCTTCTGCTCTTGCTACAGAATCTTTTAACTCATTATATTTACTTTCAATATCTTGAATCTTCAGTAATTCATCAGCAAGCAGCCATTTTTTCAACTTGTCCTTTATCTTAATAATTTCACTTCCCTTCACACGAAAGATTTGTTTCCTCATTTCCATAATCAAAAATACTTTACACTAATATATCTGAGTACTCTAGCCATTCCTAATCCACCATACCTCACAGGTTTCATACAATAGAGCCAAAGTCTTGGGTGAGTCTTAAGTAGTCGCTGAAATCGGTTAACACCTTTCTCTAAATTACAACCATAGGCGCAAAATACACATCCCGTTCTAGTGTATCCTGTGCAATAATACTTACCATCCTCATCAATACATATTTCTCCATACACTGATGGATATGGTACATCAAAACGATATAGATATTCCAGGACATCATTTTCGGTCCAAAAGCTAATCGGCTGGCTGCTAGATTCCCCTTTATCAAAAGCATTGCAACCATTGTGTAACCACTCCGTTTTACGTTGTTTGCTCTCACAGGCCATGGTGCCAATTATAGGTATTCTCCTACTACTCTTGTTAAATCTTTTGGCCGGATTCTTCTTCATAATCTGACAGCACTTATTGGAAATATTAAATGGAGCATTGATAAGATACTTCCATTTCTGCATATTATAAACGCCTGTTTCACTGCCATTGAAACATCCGTAAGCCCAACAATCTTTACCAAGCTTCTTGACATCGTGAACCTGGCGGCTGACAGTTTTAGAGATAAGCGGATATCCTTCAGTCAACACCACATCTCTAAATGATATACGCTTACCAGATTTATCTCTCGGATAATCTACCATCACTTCAACTTCAATACCATATCTGTTTCTTAAATAAGTTGGAAACTCTTTGACATGTTTTTTGACTTCTGGAAATTCAAGACCTGTATCCGAGAACCATAGAACCAATTTACAGTTTAGTACTTTACATACCCTGGCTGTCAAATCAGCCAATACGCTACTATCCTTGCCTCCACTAAAGGAGACGTAACACATATTCTTATATATTTTATATGCTTCTAATATCCTGGTCTGGCTTACCTGAATTTTTCTTTCCAGACTCCAGGACTGCATAATCTTTAAATCTGTTGCTGTATATTTGCTTTCTACCAATATGTACTTTGCCTCACGCAATTTATTACGCTTGCATGAGGCAAAGCCATACTTAGCGGGTGTCTTTTTATGTCACTACCGCATATCTTTTTCGATTATTTATCTCAGCGTTCCAGCTTCATAATCTCGTGACAACCTTTATCTACTAAAGGCGTTAAATACATCTGGTGAAGACCTACCCAATTGGTAGCACAGCGTCACAAACGAATTCAATATTTTTAATCATATAATCTAGCATCGGATTCTTTGGATTAGCCGAGTTATAGGAATCACATTCCATTTGCACATTTGATTCAACATAGAAATTAAATGAGTCTGATGATTCTAGATGTGAGTTGTCTAAAACAATATACTTTTCCGTATGGCGAAGATTACCTTTTATTGTGCTATATGAAATTGTAATCTTAAAAACCGGAAGCGTAACCCGTGTTTTAATAAAATTCAACGGATGTACATTTTTAAGTTGCTCCTTAACATAAGGGTCGTATTGTTCAAACACATCCATGTGAGTCCTACAACCTACCTCCTCAAAGAATTTGCTCGGATGCACTATTTTTCACCACCTTTCCATTATAAATGGGATTTGTTTTATTTTCTTGTATATTCTGAAATCCATAATCCAATTACCAATTTTTACAGTCGGAAGTTTGTAGGAGTATAATTGAATCATTTGTAGAGCACAATCAATTCGTATCATTATACACCTCCTTGACATACGCTGAATCTAACCACTCAATACAATCTTCAATAGCTTCTTGCTGTCCATGTCCAACATAGTCCTGAAAATAGTTACCACTTGGAGAGTACCAAAATGTCACATAATATGGAATCGGATTCTCATTTCAATCATAATCACCTATATCTTCTTCTGTTGAATGAACGAGCAACGGTGCCAGTTCTTCTAACGACATCTGTCTGATTTTATCTATATTTCTCATAATCATTCATTCTCCAATGAAACGATGGTTTATTCCCTATAACAAATACCGTAAACCACTCAAATACTTTTCTTTAAGTTTATCCGTCAAAGTATCTGTTAGATTCAAATGGTCCTTAATATCAGCCAACTTCACCCAATATGCACATATTTTCCAACTTGTATTTTTTGTGTCACGAAGTCTATTACAATAGCATTCGTATGATATGTTAATTGGTTTTGTCAAGGATTTAAGTGCTAGTTTAAAATTGTCAGGCAAACCACCCCATCATAGCGTGTGTCCTCCAACAAATCATGCATAATGGCAAGTGCTATGCATTCGTCTTTATAAGCAATTGGCATTGTATCATTTTCAGATATATATCCAGCCACTCGCATCGCGTGATTAAATGTATCATCATCATAGTATTTTTTAGCTATTCTTATAGCGTCACTGATTTTTACTGGTTCTTTGTCTAAGGTCATTATGTATATCTCCTCTCCGTTTAGCTCAAATCCAATTCATGATGCCATTCCAATGTTATAATCAATATATCAATATCATCATCGTTTAATAGTTCAAGCTTATTTTCACCACATTTCCCTACGTATGTACCATACTTGTGACGCAAACATTCTAATAAATATTTTTTTACTTCAGGTAATTCTTGTTTCTTCATGGCGGCCTCCTATTACACAACCTGAAACCAAGATTTTCTCCTATTTTTGTGGCATGTCATATATTCTTTATAAATTCATAATCATTACAATTCCAAAAACTATTATTCCAACGCAGTATACAACTGCCTCAGGCCAACTCATTTATATAATCACCTCACTCCACTTCTATATCTAACGGTACCCCTCGTCTCCAGCTCAGTTTAATCTCACCGCTTTGTAATTTCTTCAATTGTTCCTGACATTGTTCGTCAGTATCATAGCCAGAGCAAAATACCCTATCATCTGGCGCTCTCCATTTATCTTTTAAATCAATGATGAAATACAAAACAGTGTGCTTAAGGTTAAACGGCTTCGTACAAATTATGTATCTATTGTCTCTGGCCTTGACCGTATATGGCCGTTTGTCTGTAGGAATATAAATTTTGTCTTCTACTTCAACTCTCATTTTTAACACCTCACGAATCCAAAGTTTCCTTCCAGCTTAGTAATTGACCACATACACATCTAACCCATATCTCTTAGCTAAATCAATCATATGTTTAGTTCCTCGACTCTTACCATCCCAGAACGCAATCAGAATACCAATGTTCCCCTCTTCAGAAGCAAACTTTGCCATATCGGCATTTCTCCTGTAACCAGCACTCTTTCCATAGATATCCCATGCAGCGGGAAATCTTGACACATCATAATGTGCTATCTGTGCATATTGTTCACCCAGTTTGTCAGCTCCTCTTGCACTCCCACTAACAATCCGTATTTTATCTATAGTATTATCTTCTTTTGTTACTGTTGCAATAATTCCAATGCACTTATTCATTAGTAATGGGAAATCATTAAAATCTCTCCCACCAGCCACAATAATCCTTAACTCTTTCATTACTCCTCCCATCATCGCTGAAAACTCGACTTTCATCTTTTTATGTGGGCGGCAGGACTCGAACCTGCTCTTACTCTGTGTCGGCTACTCCCGATTTACAAGACTTGCACTTGATTGGTTCTATCGAACTAACGCCAGCTTATGCAAATGCACCCACGTTTACACAATTCTTACGAAACCGAAATTTCAGCCTATATCAGAATTCTAACTGTACTAAAATCCGAATCTTTAAAGGTTTTATTCCTATACTGAGCCAAACACATCCTATTACTATATAACCCGACAGTAAAAGTTTGTTCATCTTTTAACTTTGAAACGATGTTAATATATAAATTTGGATAGAAAGGTTTATCATTTTCTTTGCACCATGCCAATACCTCATATACATTTTCGTCTTCTAAAAACTCGTCTGCTACCACGTCACCATTGGCGTCTTCACCCTCAACGATTTCAAAATACCTTTCAAATTCATCGTATGACATACACCCTAAATGAACACCCTCACCAAATTTAAAACTAATAATGCCATCTTCTGAAATGTCAACTATATCGCACACCTCACCAACATTTGTGAATGCTCCCATAGGTTTTACTAATTTAATTTTATCTTCCTTAGTCATGTTGCTACCTCTTCTTTCTTGTTTGAAAATTTCTTGTTCCAATTATCAATCACCTTTTGTTCTTCATCCGTCACATCGTCATTAAATCTTCGTTTTGCTTGCACAATTCTATCGTTTCTAATTTCTATCGTTACAAGGCTTTCATCTGGAGCGGATTTCTTTCTTAAAAACATAATATGACATTTTCCATCAATAACCTTATCGATGTACGATGATACGCAATTATTTTGCTGTACAGATTCATCCTTAATATCCTGTATATTTTCTGGATAAATGAATTGATAATCCCCAAAAGTACATTCGTACTTTTTCATAATTCTCTTTTTAAAAAGATCTTCTGAAAATTCTTTTTTCATTCTGTTGTAATTTCTACAAGCAATCTTATGAGTCGTAAGAAAATGACGAGGATATTTATCAAATTTATCGCTGATAGTGTTCATCATTTTTGCGTAATCATATAATTCTTTGATAAGATACCCCATATCCTCCATAGCTTCATAAGTTTTAAGTTGATCAGCATATAAGAACAATGCTTTCGCAGTATATCCAAAATTATTTATAAGTAAATCAAAATATGTATAACAATCATAACTTAATGTTTCTCTATTATATTCCGACTCATCTCTTGTCCATAATTTATAAATATCTCTATCATCTAAGCTCATATATTCAAGATGGTATCCTAAAATAATAGCATTTGGATTTTTCTTATAATATTCCAAGATACTATTTGACAACTGGATTGCATGCGTTCTACATAATTTAATTAACGCTTTAGGAATATCATTTATTTTATACTTAAAATTTCTTCCGCTACACAAAATATCATCAATCCCAGCAGAAAATAACTGTTCGTAATTTTCATATCGTTGGACTCTATCAAGAATTGTTCCTATATTTTCTATAGGATAAGGCTCTTGTCTCTGAACAAAAGCTAAGAATTTAGCATATTTTTGATCATCACAACAAGCAAATAAATTCTCGATTGATAGTCCTCTTAATTGTCCACACAGTTTCCCTACTGGCTTACCCTTAATTCCAATTGCAGTTTTAGTAGCAAAATCATATTTTGCAGTTCTTCCATCTTCAAAGTCAAAGATGAGATATTGTTTCTCTTTATAAACCCTCGTTGGTAACGACCTCCTTCTGAATATTTTTTGAAATACTACATGCGGTTGTGAAGCCGCACGTAGCCCATTACTTTTTTATTCAGTGATACTTATAATAGGAGTAGAGCCACCCTGAACCTTTGGAACCTTACCATCTCTGCCTCCCTCTATACTTTATTCTCTTAAAACTCAGTCTAAATGTTTGTTTTAACTGCTCTCTTCATTTTTACTATCTTGTTCGTACCAAGCATCCAGAACTGTCAGATACATATCCCCTAATTTGGTCAACCAACATCCTCCGATTCCACTTCCATGCTCTAAAATATCTTTTGAATCTAACATGTATAAAATGAACTGTAACACTCCATAATCCAGGTCATTTACTGTATCCAAGTTAAGATCGCTATAATATTTTTCTTGTACTGATTCAAATGCTACTTTTTTATTTTGCCAATCCTTCCTGATATGAAGAACCCTCCGGATCACCTCATGAGTATCTTCAGGAACACCACAACCGCACATACCTACAATTTCGTATGAAAAGAAATCCATCAGTTCCTTAATGAGAGATTCTTCATACCATTCTTCTCTACAGCCATTTATCACAACATTGTTACATGATATACAACTGCCTGGATATTTCTCTATTATCCATTCTGTTATTTCGCTTAATTTCATACTTCTCCCTTCTTTTCACGGAAGAAATGAAAATTTCATTGCTCAATAACTTTTAACATACTAATAGGAATTTTTCTAATCTCACCGCCAGCCAATTGAACAATTCCATATGTACCCCAAAAATTACTCGTCGTATCAATCCACTCTCCTGTTTCGTTATTGCAGGCATGACACGGTGGCAGTTCATTACAATATACCGCCATGTCAAGACACATTCGACACTCACTACTTGATTTTTGAATCTCTACATTCTTCATTCACAATCTCCTTGAATCTCTTTCTATTTCCTGCAACACACATAGTGCATAAATCATTTTTAGGTTTACATTTAGGCGGTTTGTTTTCAAACCATTCCATGTATGGACACATTATTTAACCCCTTTCCGATCTGCTTTTGTCTTCTTCCTTGCTTCCTTCTCGGCTTTTAACTGATTGTCCAGTTTTGCCATAATACTCGTCATCTTTGCAAATTCTGTTCTCGGTTTTCTTTTACTGTTGTTCTTTCCCATTGTTTTATTCTCCTTTATTAATCCACTCTTCTACTTTCTTATCGTTTAACTCATCATAGAAATACTTATACCCAAGCAACCTCGGATAATCGCAATTATCCATGCGTTCCCACATTAGATATTCACACCAGTTTGGTTCATTGAACTCTATTTCCGGATGATATTTCTCCAATTTCTTATTCAGTTTCCAGTTATTGTGATTTTCCGTCCTATACCATGAAGGATTTTCATGCATATTACCATAACAGTCATTATTATTACGAATGATTGTACTTTGCTCATAATCTTTGATTTCAACAAGTACATCTTCTACGGATATTCTTTTTGCCAAACGACATATCCACTTCTGGAACTGTTTATAAGTCTGTTCAAATTCTCTATCACGCAAAGAACCATCCACAACTAAAATGTATTCAGATTGAACCCGCAACCAACCTCGTTTCCGACTCCTATCGCCGGAACTATCTCTTAGATTGTTCGTTACTCGCCCAAACTCATCGCAAGAACATGAACTATCAGTTCCTTCTTTTTGAATCACATAAACATTCATATCTCGTTCCGATCCAGATACCACCGGAAGATGTTCTAAAACGGTATCAAGTATATACCTCTTTTCTGCTTGAGTCCTTCCCATTGGACTGACTACTATTGTCCCATGTACATATGTCCACCAACTCATATTTATCAACTCCTCTTTGATTATTTATTCTCCAAATAAAAGATTCATTTAATGCCTTAATATTCCCAATTTTCTTCTCTCAACTGAAATGCGTCACCACACTCAATTATGTCTGAATAATTCTTCAAAGCCACTTTCATTGCATAAGAATCAATTTCATATGCCTTGTATGTAATGTTTGTATATCCTAATTTCTCTAAACAATATCTGCCTGTTGCGATACCGTCATACATTGACAGAACTTCGATTGGATAATCTTTTGGAAAATCAATGTAAGATAAGATATGAATAATAACTTCTGCTGTCCAACCGTTACCGATACACTTATACCTCTGCGCATTAGAAATTCCATCTGTGTAGTTGTCAGGGAGAGTTTGTAGTCTTTCGCACTCAATCGGTGTCAATTTACGAATTGTATAATATCCATCCAGAAGGTTTATTTTATATTTTTCATCCCTATAACAGATGTATCCGCCTTTGACGCAGTAAATTAACTTGCCACCTATCTCAATATTTCCACTTTCATGTATTATTACATTTTCATACTCTGATAAATTAAAATCTGTCAACTCAGCAACCATAGTTCTTCTATATTTTTCAAGAGTTTGTTTTGGGTTAAAACCTTTATAATAATTTGCGTCTATACAGTGTGCTTTACCATTTGAATCAATACCAAATGGAAATACTGGAGCTGCATATAATCCTGTTTTTGCGCCTTGTCCACCACCATTTGCAACAAGATTTACCGATTTACCGTATGGAGAATAAACTCTATGTGCCTGAGAATTACTACCTATATCTCCGATTCTTACTGGTTCTGCAACCATTGTATGTCTATGACGTTTCAATGTATCAGAAATAATCGCACCAGAGCATATCGTAGTTAATGCATATGATTTTTCCAACCACGTTGCACCACTTTCCAGAATATCAATTAAATATATTTCTCTATCTTTCGGCTGTTCAACACCAGGAATGTTGTGTGCATAAAATCTCTGCCTATTCTGTGCAGAAACTAAAGCTGAATTTATGTACTGTAAACCAACACCAAGTTCATGACTAATCTGGTCTTTAATTGCTTGTACTGCCGATTTATTATTTTCATATAAGAAAAAGTCTGGTTTAAACTTCTCTTTCGCAATGAGATAATTCTTAAACAGTTCCCATCCTAAACCTTCTGCTTCTGTCTCTCGGTTATTTTTTTGTGCGATAGACCAATATGTACATGGACTACCACCAATCAGTATCCGTAATGGTCTTCCATTTAGTCTATCTTTTAAACTATTTCTTTCCTCTGTATTCATTAAACCATTGAATTACAAGGATATGCATATCACTTTAACCGGTGTTATTGTAAAAATTCCTTTCTTTTCATTTTGATTTACTATATAAAAATGTTTGCAACCATTGATATATAGCCACTTAGTTATTCTCTTTTACCTTATAAGATAAAAGAAATATTTATTATCTTTTATATATTCTCTTTGTTGTCTACGTATTCTTCTGTTAATCAATTCATTATGGAATCTCTTTGAGTGGTCTGAGTCCATAATAGGTTCTAATGACCCGTCTTTTCTTAATTTGAAAACTGCGTAGCCATCCTTTATTGGATCACACTGTTTATAACAAAATTTACCAACTTTCTGCTTTATATAAACAGAGGGGGTATGGTAAAATCCGAACTCTTTTCTGAATGAAATATATTCCCAGTATGGATGATTCATTTGTAGCAAATTCTCTCTTGCTGTTTTTCTTACTTCTTTTAATTTCAAAACTACCAACTCCATTTTCGACTTGAGTAACATTTCTTCTTATTTAACATCTACTTCTCCGAAATCTAATTTATTGCATATGGCAATCGGAATCCCATAAAATTCATCAAATGTCCTTTCACTCCCTATCTCCTTACTAACATGTCCATCATTACACTTGGTCATTAACGCACATCTAGTAGCTGAACTCATAACCAAATAAGAATCATCTTTTCTGTAATTTGTCATATTTGTATAGTCTACAATAGCAGCCATCAATTTACTTACATCTATACTTCTTTTAATATCAACTCTCAATTTTTACCTCCGCTACGCCGTCTCTAACACGTTACAAACGCCCTCAATAATCTTGTCTCTCAAGTCCTTGCAAAATTCTTCAAGTAACACAACATCTTTTTCCCAATCATGAATCATCAGTTCATCCCACGAAAAAATTGTCCCTGATTTATTTAAATTTTAATTCTCCTTCCTTCAAAATGGTTCAACCACCTTTTCAAAATCCTCATTACTAATTCCAAATGCTTCATAATCGTACATCCAATGAGAGATGTCAGCCCTCTTACCTCTGATAACAGGGTCGTTTTTAGTTGGTTTCAATATATCTATATGGCTACCATTTTTGAAGTTAATTACCGTCTTCCCAACTTCTGATATTTCTCTTTTAACAATTTCATATTTATTAATAATTCTCTTAATTTCATCAAAATATTCTTTTGAATATTCCTCACATGAAAATGCTATTCCGATACAAGATTCAGAATAAAGGATAGCTCTAAAAACTGCTTCTATTCCTTTAATATACATACAATCGCCATTTTCTTACTCAAAATGAAAGTCATATTTCATGACTAACTATTCTATTTTTACTCCTATATATTCTAACACTTCTCTCATACCAAGGCCGCCATCTGATACAGGTTTCATGCAAAAATACCATAGTTCCGGATGAGTTTTCTTCAACATCTGAAATCTATTTGGCTCTTTTTCTAAATGGCAACCATAGCCACAGAAAATACAACCGGTTCTTTTATATCCTGTCGTATACCATTTACCAGTTTCATCCTGTTTAATTTCTCCATATACTGATGGATATGGTAAATGGTATGTAGCTATGTATTCTAATACATTTTGTTCAGTCCAAAATGACATTGGCTGACTTCTTTGTTCTTTTCCTTCAAAAGCATTGCACCCATATTTTATCCAATTTAATTTTCTATTAACGCTCTCTTCTGTCATTGTACCAAATATTGGTTTTAATCCTGTTCTTTTAGCAAAATTTTTGTTAGGAGTTTTCTTTAGTTTTGTACAACAATAGTCAGATATCTTAAAAGGTGCATCTACAAGAAACCACCATTTACCATTTCCTCCAAACAAAGTATTTTCTATTTCCCCACTTAAATATTTTGCTCTTGTACACGTCTGATCATTTTTTGCGCTATTGACATATCCAGATATTCTCTTACTAATAATTGGATAACCGTAATTCAAAACAACATCTTTAAATAATATTCTTTTTCCTTTTCTGTCTCTTGGGTATTCTATTATTGTTTCAACATCTAATCCTTCAAATTCTTTTTTCAAGAAATCACCATATGTCTTTACGTGTTCTCGTAATTCAGGAAATTCTAATCCTGTATCTGAAAACCACAATACTAATTTACAATGGAACATGTCACAAACTTGTGCAGCTATATAAGCCAATACTGTACTATCTTTCCCACCACTGAATGATACATAACACTTTTTATCATTTCTCAAATACCACTCCATCAGTCTTGCTTGTGTGACTCCAACCTTTTCACCTAAGGTCATTGATTGAAGTGCTTTAAGTTGTTCAAGAGTGTGCTTATTATCATATGAATTAAAATTTTCAACAGAGTTTTAGCGGTTGCAAACGCTGTAAATTCAATGATTATAAGGAAGGGAATACAAGTATTACCGGTAAAGATGAGAATATTCTCCTTGTAAATTAAAGAGATTTGAATAGAGAAGAAGATAAAAATTTTATTTTCTACCTACTTATTCTCTTTTTCTTCTCTAAATTTCTTTTCAAAATACTCAATGCCCTTGCCTTTATACGGAACCTGGCATGTATCTTCGTACCATTTCAGTTTATCCCAATATCCCGGCAGTTTCTCGTAAATATTACGAAGCTCTTTCTGATTCTTATTCCCACAACACCAACAAGAAACCCTATCCAAAAGCACATATAACTCATATCCATTTTCCTGCCAGCTCCATCCGTTTTCATAACAATATTGCAAACAGTCTTTCTCCGACATATTTCATTCAGAAAGTGGATAAACTTTTATATTCTTGTCACGCTTAGTTCTATACTTCTCTATTCGCTGTGGTTCATCAGCAGCTACGCCAACATATTCTACAATTACTTCATTACCATAATTCTCTTTGTAGTGTTTTTTAATTGCAGATAATTTTCCAGAAGTTCCCCATCTAGCCATTCCACCACACCAATTATACCCGCGTTTAATAAGTCCACTTCTGGCCTTTACTTCTTTTTCAAATGCACGATATGTAAAAGGAAGAACATCTTTTAACACTGTAAACTTAATTTTCTTTTCTTCTAAAATCTTAGATAGTTTATCTCTATTATTATAAATTGCCTGGAACTCCATTTCCGTGTCATAAAAGATAACCTCATCTAACGGATATCCTTTTTCAATCAACAATAGAACCATTGCTAAACTATCTTTCCCAAAACTACAGCTTGCTATATACTTCATACCAGCCACTTACCTTATGGTGCGTGGTAAACGATATACCCTCCCATGCCCACAATTAAGTGGGCGCTGCTATTATCGTCTTTATGTTGAGTTATGCAGTCTCACAACAACCGGTTTCACCGTATAGGTATTACTCCTTCCTATTTTTTATTTTCATTTTCAACTTCTCTCTTAAACCTTTCTTCTAGTTCAAACACTGATTTACCTTCGCCTTTCATAGGCTCGTCAATCCTGCTTTGCAACCCTTTCAGCATCTTCCAATATTTAGGAAGATATAAATACATATTTTTAAGTTCTTTAAGATTTTTGTTTCTACACGACCAGCAACTTACACGGTCTAATATAGAATACAAATCAACTCCGTCCTCTTCCCAAGTGATATCGTGCTTGTAACAATAATCAAGACAATCCTTTTCAGACATATTCCACTCTGATAAAGGAGCTATTTTGTTGTAATCTAACTTCTGAAGTCTCTTAGTTTCATCTGATGCTATACCAACGTACACAATAGAATCTTTCGTATATTTGTTGCATATTGCTTGTTTTTTAAATGTATGCCATCTACAAGTTCCACCACAATATCCATCTCCATATACTATTTCTCCAGTTCTCTTTTTCTTTTCACGAATAAGCATGTCTATCCAAAACGGATTTTCGGGTTTTAATTCTGTATATTTAATGTTATTCTCTTCTAACACCGGAATAATTTTATCTCTCACATCATAAACTGCTTTAAACTCCATGCCAGTATCGTAAAATATCACTTCGTCAAGAGGATATTTTTTCTCAATTAACATCAATATCATAGCTGTGCTGTCTTTCCCCCAGCTACAACTTGCAATATATTTTTCTTTCACACCAACCACTAACCATATTCTAGTCAATGGTAATTATCTTCTGCTGACAAATCGGCCAATTGTTATACTTTTACTATCACACACATTAATCTGAATTGTGATAAACCTAGTTTCACTAGGATAAGGTGTTACTCCTTTCTTTTCTTCTCATTGTCTTATTCCTACTTTCTTACTTTTCCAATTAAATTGAATTTTCAAGCGATACCACTTAAAAAAATCAAAAACTATGTAATCTATTGTGATATCCCTTATCGTGGAACTACTAAATACGCTACTAATTCGTTCTCATATGAAGAATTTTATGAATGGGTAAAAGTAGCGAGCATGAATAATACAGTTTTGATAAGTGAATATTCAATGCCTGATGATTTTACTTGCATTTGGCAAAAAGAAACCAAGACATTATTGGATAGTAACAAAAATAAGGATGATAAAAACAATATAAGGGTTGAAAAGTTATTTACGTATATTAGATAAAAATTCAAATTTATAAACTTTACATCTTTGATGTTTGGTATCTGTTTTTTTAAGTTTCTAATAGCACCAGCAGACCATTTCCCGCTATTATCACCTTTAGAATCTCTTGCATAACCACCGAAATATTTTGCACCGAAACTTGCACAAAATCCTACAAGACCTAAGTACCAATCTGGATAATTTTCTTTGTTCTGCTGAACTTCCTTATATTCATTCTCTAAGATTCTTTCTGGCAATTCAGTTTCATGTTCCTGTGCATATTTTAATAATTCGATCAACTGTTTATGTATGTCACAACCTATTCTTTTCTTATGCTTAATCTTATCAATCATGTTTGCACCACCAACAAAAGGCTCTAGATAACCATTTGTGTCATCAGTTATATAAGACTGAATAATTGGCGCTAAATCCTTACTTAATTTGTTCTTACTTCCAACGTATCTTATTTTTTATTTCCCAGAAAGTGACATGTCCTTAGTAGCTACCTAACTTTTTCCTTTCTGATTTTCTTTTATAAAGACTTAAAATCAACCTTTTATCTAGTCATCAACGGTCTTTCATATGTAACCAATTTTTCTACAATGAGATCCTTTGGCAACAAATCTCTGCAAAAATATGCAGTCGCAAAAGGACTACCTTTTACCACACTATCCATATGATTTTTATCATGGTAACAAACTCTTGCATCAAAACTAAGAATCTGGATACCTTGTTTGAAATATTTGTATCTCGTTTTGCCTTGTAATGAGTTCAATGGCAACAAGATAGCAAATGGTTTATTGAATGAATATAACCGTTCTAATACCTTGTCTTTAATTGAGAAAGGCGGATTACTAACAACAATATCCCACTCATCCGGTTCATATTCAAAGAAGTCTTCTCCTTCTTCTAATGAACTTCTTACTACTTTAAATCCTTCTTCTTTTAATCTCTGATAAAATGCTGACCATTCACAGTCCCAGGGACACCAAATTATTTTATCTTTAGATAGGTATTTAATAATCGGATCTACCGCATAGGCAGGAGTAAATAAATCATCCTGCTTTTTATTCGAAGTCAAATACCCTATATTTAATCCTATAAATATCACTCCTTTGCTATTTAATTCTCTTTTATTGGAAATTACACACTAGATTAAGTATGTTTAGAATTGTATGATAACCTTAATCGTCGGATTATCAGTCGTAATTAGGAGTAGATCAGACTATCTACTTTTTAATTCTCTGTTTAATATTCACTCAATGCATAGAACCATTCAATCTTTCCATCAAGTTCCTGCACCTGTTTTCTCAATTCATTTTCTTTCTTCTTACTATCTGTTCTCCGACATTTCTTCCACAAATCGTCTCTCTGTTTCTTCAGTTCAAGGTATTCTTCCGTCCTGTCTTCCTCACCAATCACAACAATCTCAATAGGTTCTCCACAATGAGGACAGAACTTAATCGGATAATAATATTCATTCTCCCATTCATCTTCCCAATCTTTAACTGTTTCAGAAAGCCAAGAAGCAAAATGAGGAAGTGTAATATTGTCATCGTCATAAGTGTCGTAGAAATCATACGTAGATGATTCTTCCGTAAATTCTATTGTTCTGTTTTTAGTAATTGCTTCACAGCAATATTTGAATGGTTTGTACTTATATGATACAGAGCCATCGAATTTTAGTTTAATCAATTCAATTTTTATCTTTCTCACCTCCAGTAAGTATCTCATCCAATGTTACAGGTTCATAATTCCATAGCATACACCCGACATTGTGAATTTGATTTGTAAATCCTTTATCATTCAGTTCTTTTGCTATCCTCAATTCCTCATAATGCTCTTTCGTATTATGTGAATGACCATGAAGTAAAATGGAACCATAATAATGTGCGTTATAGAACGGCATAAAATAATGACTCAAGATACATCTCTTAACTTCTCCGTTTTGAAGAGTTACCTTAATGTCATCATAATCTTTAATTGCTTCAAACAAATCCTTATACTTCCTACTTGCATTTCTAAAATCATGGTTTCCAAGAACTAATCTCTTATGTCCATTGAGTTTCTTTAAGAACTCAATATGTTCATCACCTTGTTTCCACGTATAATCACCTAGAATGTATACAGTATCATCTTTCGATACTTTACTATTCCAACGTTTTAACATTTCATTACACATGTCTTCCATTGTATTCCACGGTCTATTATCAAAACGCAGCACATTATTATGAAAGAAATGAGTGTCACTAGTAAAAAGTACCGCCATCTAAACACCTTCTTTCTATTCCTCAATCCAACCGTCTGTAATTCCAGTCATATAATAAATCAAATCTTCTTTTGTATTATTTAATTCTCCGTCTATGACTTTATTTAGAATTACGTTTAACCAATAACCGATATCTTTTCCTTCTTTTATCATCATTGTTTTCTTGACATCATTACCATTAATGACTAAATCTTTCAATGAAAAACATGGTTTCTCTGATAATACTTCTTCTAATAATGCTTTAATATCAAATACTTTCTGTAATCTTCCATTCTCGTAATCAGGATTTTGACCTTTAATATCTGCTTTTCGTACTTGAAGAAGTCTTCTAAACTGCAATTCTCCTATCTTATTTAACCATCTCTTGATATACTTTTTGCCAACTTCAAAAGTAGCGTCATGATAATAAATCAGTTCTACAACAGAATTTCTAGTATCATTGTCAAATCTCATACGTTTCATAATTTCATCTGTCATATCCGCACTAACTCTACCATGACCTTTGAAATGCCTTGTTCCATCTTCATCGTCTTGATATGAATGTGGTTTACCAATATCGTGAAATAATACAGCTAATTTTATAATTAACTCTTCATCTTCACAGTTCTCAATCGCATGAATTGTATGTTCCCACACATTGTAATTATGATATGGATTGTTCTGTTTAAACTCAAACATATCTTTTAACTCTGGAATAAATAATGCAAATACTTCATTATATAAAACCATCTGTACACAAAAACTATTTGAAGATACTATTTTGCAGAACTCGTTATTGATTCTTTCAATAGATATATTCTCTAAATTTTTATATTGTTTATGAATTTCCCAATCTGTATCAGGCATCATTACAAAATCAAGTTGAGAAGCAAATCGAATTGCTCTAAGTATTCTTAGAGCATCTTCCGAAAATCTATCTTTTGCAGAACCAACACAATTTATCTTGTTATATTTAATATCTTCCATTCCACCAAAAGGGTCAATCAAACCAGCTTCGTCATTATAAGCCATTGCATTGATTGTAAAATCCCTGCGCTTCAAATCTTCAATGAGATTATCTGTAAAAGTTACGATATCTGGTCTTCTATGATCAGAATAATCTCCATCCAGTCGATAGGTTGTAATTTCATATGGTTCGCCATTCGCAACAACTGTAATTGTTCCGTGTTGCAATCCAGTTTCAATTACCTTCTTATTTTTAAAAATGTCTAACATCTCCGAAGGAGTTGCTGACGTACAAATATCCCAATCACTAGGTGCTCTACCTAAAATACTATCTCTAACACAGCCTCCGACTACATATGCCTCATAGCCATGTTCTTGTAAAATATGAATCAAATCATATGCATCTTGCGGTATGCTTATTTTAAAATTCACCTTTTACCACCCTTTCATTAACACTTGCAGTAAATTCCTTAATTCTATCATAATCAGGATTGTCTGGTAAACTTGTATTCTCTTTTGCATATTCCAATTTCTTTTCAAAATCATCTACCATTTCATAGAATTCTGGAATAGGTTGGTTATTGTCGTCAAGATATTTGCCATTACGAATATCCATAAGCACGTCATGATCTGCTTCTCTATATGTTATTATCTTCTCTTTTTCAAGAATATCTAAGCACATAAGATATAAACGAATTAGATGCATCATATGCTTTCCGAGTTTACCATGTTCGATTGCGTTTTTATTTCTCTTTCCAATCTTGGAGTAATCATTAACAACATTATTCATTTCAGACCACATGGCTTTGTAATCTCTCAATGGATAATGATGTAAATTCACATCCATAAAGATTTCAGAATCATATTCTTCCTGTTCTGACTTATCAATATACAATTTGATACTGTCTTCACTAAACGAAAAATACTTTTCTGGAAATGTATGATAAGCGTTCATAATACTGTTCAGTATATGTTTCTCTCTTTGTTCTTGATTTACAAGTCTTACTGCTTTGTTATCGAGTCTACGAAGCTGCGCTGTCGCATATCCTCCAAATGAATAAACCGCTCTCTTAGATAAGAATAAATGTGCATTATCAAGTAATTCCTGACCTATATGAGATACATAGAAATAGTGTTCTGGCTTATTACCAAGCATCTCAATTGTATTAGGATTTACATTACTCAATAATGCAACAAGTTTATTGAATGAATAAATCGTGGTATCAGTCGCTTCATTTACAAACTGCTCAAAATTCTCATTAGTAAGAATCTGCATTTTACTATTCAAAGAACAACCACGAATATCCAAATCACTATTCTCATTGTTTGTTCCATAAGCATAACTGCCACCTAATGTAAGAAGTATGATGTTATTACCTAGATTTCTGTCAGTTTTAAGGAATCCATACTCATCTGATCGTAATTTTTCTTTAATCTTTTCTAATGTCATATTCTTTTCTCACTTTCTGCTTGTATTGTTATCTATTTTACATTATAATTATCATTAATGGTAGTCACCTAGACATGCTTTACTTATTAGAAACGAGCCTCCCATTCAGCTTACAATGCTACTCATACAAAGGAGGTGATAAGACATGGGCAATGTACCTATGGCGCATGTCCGTGCGTACTGGCGGTTCCGCTGTTATCAGTGGGAATTCGTACATGAACACCTGCGTCACTATCCAACCCGATAGATGATTGCAGTGGTGACTATCTATAACATGGTTCATTTCCCATATTACGAATCCATCTCAGGACTTAAAATGTGGCTTTTAAGGTACTAATAGAAATCTAAGCGAATTAATAATGTTTACCACTAATGCCAATATGCAAACCACTAAACTATAAAGTGTTCCATCCATTATAGATTCTTTTTTAATCTTTTTGTACACCGGATATCCAATGAGCCAAATTATATAAATCAATACACTAATCCAAAATATCACCTGCATTTTCTTTTCCTTTCAAATATATACAAAATCGTTAATTCATTCCTTTAACACCACCACAATATATTTGTCCATCTCATGTCCCAATTTCACACAATTTCCATGAGATATGTGATTTTTCCATGCGTTATATGATTCATCAAACTTTTCTCTATTTAATTTTCCTTTTTTAACCAAATAAGCCATTCTCTTAAATCTCTTTTTAGCAACTCTTTTATTTTCGTTTTTCAACTTTCGTATAACCTTACCATCAATTGTAACGTATGTATGAAATCCACAAAATTTAATACCATTCTTGAAAGGTATAATCTGTGTCTTTCCATTTAACTCAAGTCCGAGACTATGAGCAAATTCATATATTGTAGACAGACACCATTTCGCATATTCTTTTGATTCAACAATCAAGTAGAAATCGTCCATATACCTTCCATAATATTTCACACCTAATTCTCCTGTGATAAAATGGTCAAGTCCCGATAAATATAAAAGTGCAAACACTTGACTTAATTGATTTCCCAATGGAAGACCGAACCCCTTAGTGCTATCAATAAACTTCTCACATAACCAGTATACATCGTCATCCTTTAAAAAATATCGCACCATATCCTTCAATATGTCATGGTCAATACTGTAAAAGAATTTGCTAATATCAGCTTTTACAATCCAACAATCATATCCGTATTTATGATATGCTAGATACATTTGTGCTCTAAGCCAATCCAAACCAAATAAAGTCCCCTTTCCCACTTGTCCAGCAAAGTTATTTGGTACAAATTCAGTTTTTAAACACGGCAAGAGTACGTTGTCACATAAACTATGTTGCACTATTTTATCTACAAATGAACCAGATTTTATTATTCTTTCTTTTGGTTCATAAACCGTAAACTCATTATACTTTCCAACTTCATATGTCTTTGTTTCCAATCTTCTCTTTATCTGATGAATTCCATCAAGTGCAGTAATTTGAAATCGTTGTCTACTTTTAGAAAATCCTTTACCCGATTTAGATTTTATATATGCTTGATACAAATTGCCAAAATCAGTTATCTTCTCGAAATCAGTTTTACTTTCTATCATAATATTGTATTCCTTTATATTTATCCTGCCTCTTGCGAGACAGGAAGGGTTGTCTATTCTTTTGATGATGGGACTCTAATTTCGGTGTTTCTCCTACTTTCTTTCGTCTTCCATCCCAGAACGGGCGAACACCCCTATCGTTCCAACCACAGTCGTTGTAGTTCACGTTGCCGTTGGAGTTGACATACTGGATGTAAGAGGCCATACAATAGACAACCCGCAAAGCTCATCTCTGTTTATCTTTCGAGCGCCAAGCTATGGTCATGTACTTTATATCATCAATTTGCTTTTGCCAATATGACACCGTGTCAGTTCCAATCAAATTCATGTTCATTGATAGTTCTACATAACACGATAATTTGTCGCAGCAAGATATTGCTTTAGTCTGAAGCTCTAGTCGTTCTGATTTTGAGGTTTCTAATTTCAGTCTATTTGCATCAAGCAAGTATTCATAAATATCCATACAACGATTTTGAATACGTTTTATTAAAATCGAGTGTTTGACTGGATATCTTTTTCTGTTTGATGTAATTGTCATAGTATATTCCATAAGTTTTATAGATTTTACAATGACATCAAGTTCTGCCATGAATAAGTTCCTACCTCCATTTGTTATTGTCCAGCCACCGGCACGGCTTCGCCATGCCTAGTGCACTTGCCTCCCGCTAGTTTTTTCAGATACAAAGATTGAAGATTTAATGATGCAAAACGGGCGAACACCCCCATCGTCCCAACCACAGTCGCCGAAGCCCACGTCGCCGCCGGAGTCGACACACCGGACGTAAGAGGCCCCGGTGCCTGAAGGTGTACTGTCTGGTGTAGCAAGCCACCACCAGCTATCACTCTTAGGAATACTCTTCCTACATTCCCTATATAAATCCAGTGTTGGGATTGCAAGAATATCTCCCTCAACAATGCCATAATCATCTAACCCGTCAAGAGATAATAAATCTAAAGCAATTGGCACGAGTCTGTCTCCAAACTCTTTTCTTAAGTCTTTAGCTAGCTCACTATCCACAAGCTCATTGCGAATGTTGGATTCTGCATAATTGTTATTTTTTCCAAAAGTAGATTCCTCAAGAAAACCATCAAGCAAATAGTATGTACCTTTTTCATCGCTCTTAATTGGTGTCCACGCACGTCCACACATAACAACAAATTTATCTTTAAGATACTCTTTTACTGCTACACGAAAGTCAGCCTCGTATCTTCCAGGATCATCGTCGTACCAATCCGGAGTAATATCCTGATCAACGATATATTCCCATTTGCCAATATCGACTGCCTTGTTTCCATCAGGTGGTACAAGTTCCGCTCTAACAAATGTCTTCGAAGCGTTAAAATGAGTATCTTCAATTCCAAGACTTTCTAACAAATCTGAATGACTATCGTTTCCTTCTGGTGCTAAGACTACTCTGTTCTTTAAAATAATTCCTGATTTAAATTTACACATATTATTTATCTCCTTCTTTTATTTTCTATTTATTTTATTCTCTCTTATGACGGACAAAAATCCTGATTTCTTCCTATTCGCTTTTAATTATAGTAGTTCCATTTTTCAATCACTTTATCCCCTCTAATTCTTAATTCTTGCTACATATTTAGTGTCAATCAAAGCAACAAGATTTTCCGTTGATTTTCCATTCACATAAATGCTTCTCATAATATTTAATGGAATTGATACACAATCTCCATTACTGAGAAACCAAATGTAAAACTTATCATTCAAAACCTTTATGGAATGAATTCTTTTATAGAACTGTTTTAAATCTGATTCTAATTCTCTTTGCATCCAATGATAAAAATCATATCTGTCCATACTCAATTCGTTCATATTATATGCTCCTTTGCTCTTTTCATAATAATCACCCTGTTCTTTGTGATAATATTTTAGTTCATATAAAATATTCGTTTCTTCCGTTTTTAGGCATCAAGGGTATTTGGCGAAATCTTCATCACCTTCAAAAACATCCAGGAACACATTTTCAATAGCCTGTTCAATATGGCTCATACCAGTTTCAGTATCACATTGTTCCATTAACTGTTGTGCAACGTACTCAGCAAATTCCTGTCTTTTTCCTTTCTTGACTTTAATGTAATTTTCTCCATCTTCACTATAATTTTCTGGGCTATTATTAAAAGCATTGATAAGATTACTAATCGGAATTTCCCATCTTACAACCTTGTCCGTTACCGTTGCTGTAAATCCATTTTCTTCAAATTTTTTCATTGCATATCTCCTTATAACTTAAAATTTTAATATTTAATGGAATATACTCATAGTCTTTGAAAAAATGTTCCTTGTCATTTGGTGTCACATGGAATACCCAACATGGGCAACTCCGTTTATGTTCTTCATATTCCAGCCACCATCCAACACAACATTCACCATCTTCACTCTGTTTTTTTCTTTCAACAGTAGACAGAATAATCACATAGTTCTTGTTTGGTTTAGTTAATAAATCTTTATGATACTCTAAAACTTGCTCATAATTATCACACACACCATAACAACCACCATTTAATAATTTTTCTTCACAGTTATTTTTAATAAACGCATCCCCATTGAAAATATATCCATCATGTCTATATACACCTTTGTCATATCTTTCAAAATATGATTTCTCGCTACTTAAATCTACACCGTTTATTTGTGCAATCATTCCACAAATATCATCTGGTTTTACTGTATAATACATTAAATCTTTTAACATCTTTACTTCCTCCTTTGAAATCGAACATTTATATGTTATTGTCTTTTTCTCTTTTAACTTTCTCTTTCTCATTTCTTTTTCTTCACACATGTCGCAGCGAGACAAATAATGAGGGCACGGTTTATCATCAATTCCACATATTGGATAATCTAAATCAAGAGTCCAATCACCAGGCATTTTTACCTCCAATCTACTATAAAAGTAAAGATTCTTTTTGTTAATTATCTAGTATTTTTTAAAGTAATCTACAGAGTAATAGCACTCTATAGTGGCTCAGTTGTCAAGACAAAAATCTAAGATTTTTATAATGAACTGATATGGTTGATATGTAACGAGGAACATGGGGAGGATAATGGAACACTCCCCAGATCCATATATGCATTAAGCTACATAAGGCAGAAGCATTGCCGGGTAGTAGCACTCAGCAGGCGTTTTGTAATCAAGGGCAGAATGGCATCTCTCAAAGTTGTAGGTGTGGACATAACGTCCAATAGCAGATCTGGCTTCCTTGATGTTGTTATACAGTGTCAGATAAGCTTCTTCATACTTGAAGCTGCGGAACCAACGCTCAATCATGATGTTGTCAGCCCAACGGCTTTTTCCATCCATACTCTGACGGATACCATTTTCTTTTACAAAGTCAACATATTGTTGACTTGTGAACTGACAACCCTGATCAGAGTTCAAAATCTGTGGTTTTGACACAGCAAATGCTTTTTTAAGAGCATTGATAACCATTCTGGTATCAAGTGTATCATCGACTTCCCAGCCTACGATACAGCGGCTGTACCAGTCGATTACAGCAGTCAGATACAGAAATCCGTGTCTGATTGGAATATATGTAATGTCAATAGACCACCCCTGATTTGGAGCGTCTATGGCAGCATTTCGCAGAAGATAAGGACATACCTTTGCCTGTTGCATCCGCTTGGAAAGATTCATCTTAGGATAGATTGGGTAAATATCCATTTCATTCATATAGCGATGTGCTTTACGCCGTCCGACATGATAACCTCTATTCTGGAGCTGTGCAGACATTTGTCTTGCTCCCCATGTTGGATTGTCCGTATGAAGATGGTCGATAATCTCTTTACAAGCTAGTTCTTCATCTGATACAGGTGAAGTCTTGTAATAGATGCTTGTACGGTTGATATCAAGCAGTTTTGCTCCTACGGATGCCGGGATTTCTTTAGTCGTCAAAAGGTTTTGGACTAAACTTACTCTCGTAGTCAGGTCCACAAATTTCTTCAGATTTTTTTTTGAGCCAGTCAACCTGCATGGTTAACTGACCAACCTTTTTAGCATACTCCGCCTTTTCCTTGCGTTCTTCAGCAAGCTTGTCTTTGAGGTTTTCCTCACGCTTGTCATCGAACACTGAGGAAGCGTTGTTAAGGAATACTTTCTTCCAATTGCGGAGCAGATTTGGTTGGATGTTATTCTCGGTTGCAAGGGAGTTTAGATCTTTCTCGCCCTTAAGCAGCTCGATTACTAGGTCTGATTTAAATTTGGCACTAAAATTTCTTCTTTGTCTGGACATAATGATGAATCCTCACTTTCATACTGATTTTAGTATATCAGATTCATTAATATTTGTCCGAAAAAGTGTCTTAATTTATGAGACCATTATACTCAATCCCCAAATCATTTTTAACCTTAATGCAGTCACCGTCGAAGCCAAGTAATTTATACTTTCTACCGGGAGTAAGATTAAATTCTTCTCCTCCTTCAGTAGCTTGAATATATTCCCCAATAGAAACCAACTCCATAAAGTCCAAATCGGTTGTATACGGATTTAACGCTATTTTTCCATTTATTATCACCTTAATTACACCTTCTCCTTTTTTGATTTATTAGTTTCGTTTTTCTTCTATCCTTTAATAGACATCCCAAATTCTTGTTCATATGTGTTTATATCATCTCTCAACATGTTTTTAACTTCTTCTATTGAAAGAACTTTTTCTATCATATATTTTCTATAGCCTATTTTTGAAAATAAGTTCATTCCTTCTGTTACTCTGACTAATATATAATTATTTCGCTCGGTTTTCATTACATATTTCCGTTTAATGCCTAGATAACATATTGTATAATTTCCTTCTATATAATAAGTATCCAAACTATCATCGCTACCAAGACAGGTTATACTAATAACAGAACATTTAGATGTGTCAAATAACTTATCATCAATTATCTTTTTATTATGATAAATATCTTCTATTTTATAGTTAGTTTTTACAACACGTATTTCTCCTTCTACATTTATATTTTTCGCTCTGTTGCTATTATCATTCTTAAATAAACTCTTTAATTTTTCTATAATTTCTCCCTCCATAAATCTTTGATTCATCTGTTAATTTAATCTAATAATTAAATATTTATCAGGATATTTACCAGTTGCCTCAAATATTCCTTCTATGCCAAATGCTTCAAATACTATTCTTCCTTTCTTAGTTTCAATTTTTATCTTTTCATCCATTGGATAATTTAATAACTCTTTAATAGCATCTTTGACTGTTATATCCATACCATATACTCCTTAGATTAACTTGAAATCACGGTTTGGTTCGTTTTCAAAATGTCAGTTTAATGTGTCAATGATGACTTACTTACCAACCCAATTTTTCCCATTTTTTTCATAAATAACTTCATTTCGTAATATGTAAGTCCGGCACAGGTGTTGCCAATCTTCTTATTGTTCATTTCTTTATCATATGACTGAATAATGTGTTTACCTGATTTTTTATGTAATAAATCAACGCATTGTGTATACTTATATTTTTTATTGTATCTTTCGTAACAGGCTCCGTATTCATCGTCTGATACCTTTGTAAATCCAATTTCTTCTAACTTGTCATCAATATTTTTAAATAATTTCATCATGTATTCCTCTTTCTCCGACACTCAGCAGTCGGCTGCTAATATTAATTTTGCCGCTTAATCAACGTAGCAACATAACTACTCCGCTTTTCACCTGTAGCAAGCTCAATCTTTACCAACCCACGGTGCTCCAACGCCTTCATGGTGTCAGTTCTAATGGTTTGCCCCGGCAAATTATAGGCCCCCCAAAACGACCAATTAGGGAGTTCACATAAATAAAATTCTTCTTGTTTCATAAGTTCCACGGCTTGTTCCATTCTTTTTGATAGTTTCAAGCTTTTCATTTCATAACTGACTCTGCTTCACGGTCTAAATCTAAAACAGCAACACCATCACTGTATCCAACATCAGCAAGACCATTAACACTATATTTGTCCATGGTTAATCCCCAACCAACACTCGGATATAAATGGACTGCTTTTACCTCAAATTCTGGATTCTCCAACAACTTTTCCGCCAATTCTTTCGCTTTCATGTATTCCTCCAAATTTTAATTTTCAAGATCATCTTGGTTTATATTTTTCCAACCAAAACAAATCGTACACCAATGTCATTGTGATAATTAGCTCTTTTACGCTCTCCTCGTGATTTTTGATGGCTGACCTGTGCCCATATGTTATTAGGAGTAGTACCAAATAGTTCAGCCAAATTTTTAGCGGTATCTGGATGAGCCAGAGGCAACTCATATCTATCTGGTGTTACTTACTGCCATATACAACTTCATATCAATACCTCCTGTTTTAACTGTCCACATTCAACCATCTCATCTTCCGTACCTTTATAAGGCCAATTTGTTTCCCTCAGTTCCTGTTCCTCAGCTGAACAATAGTATTCACAGTATCCTCTGCTACACCATTCACACCGGATATTTACCTGGCTAATCATGCAGCAACCCCTTTCTTGTTCAAATACTTCTCCAAATCTTGCTTCATATGTAAAAAATTCTTCTGCTGATCTATAAAATATGTATTATTATTCTTGGCATACTCTAACATCCATTCATCCAGATCGATGTCAATTTCGATTGAATAAGCCACCAGAGCTACCAATGATAATCTGTTATCCGGATTCAATAGCTTTGAGCCATCTTTTATTGTTCTATCCTCCAGGTCGTCAAGCATCTGGTTATAAAAGTCCATATCGTTTCTAACTGATTCGATGTTTAGTCCAACATTTCTAGCTATAAACTGTTCTGGTGCTATTTTACAATTCTCCCTTTTTGGTTCTTCAATATGTAAGAAATCCATCATCAGTTTTTCAAGTAATACCAATTTTCTTTTGATTACTGCCTTATCCTTAGTGGCCCTATTGGCATTAATTTCGTCAAAGGATACGCCATCTATTACCTTACTGTGCAATTCAATATTAAAAGCGTCTATAAATGTTATGAATCTTTCACTTCTAGACTCTAGACTGTTAAATCTATGTAATAGCGTAAACCAAATAAATGCATCTTTTGCAGTGAAGATCTGAGCATATGATGCCAGTCCCATATTAAATGCCTTATCTAATATGATATTCACCATATCAAACTCTTCGTCGGCGGCATGTTCATTTAAATACATTCCCATCTTTTTACTTTGCTTCTGCCAATCATCTAAATGGAACATAGTCATTGCCGTTTCACAAATAACCCGTTCATAAACTCCGTTCTTTTTCTCTTTCTCTGTAAAGCCTTCGCACTCTGTAAAAAACTTATGTTCAGTAATAGTTCTAATCCGCCTAGCATACTTATCTACAAATGTAAATGCTGTTTGTGCAGCATTCATAGCTTTATGATTATTGTATCGGCGTACTAGTTCTGAAATTTTTAACATTGTGCAATGCTGATGGATAACTGTCTTTATCTGGTACTTGTCAAACTCCTTTTGAAGTTCCTTTGGAAGAGTTTCAAAGGTCTTACCTACCAAATTACACACTTTAGTTTCATATACAAAATTTCCATCTTCATCTTTTACAAATTCACCCTGGTCATCAACACACTTGACCTGATATTCTACAGTTTTATGAGCTTCTGATATTGAAGAAGTGATTTTATAATTACCAAAGCGAAAGAGGATAAAACTTGATGTTCTTTGGACACCATCAACTAGCCATAGCTGAGTCATCCCACCTTCTAAATCCTCTTCTCCAATAATAATTGGGAGGATATAATCTCTGGTAAGAACCGTGTAAACCAGTTCATTAATCATACTTGTATCCCACTGCCCCGATAATCGTTGCACATCCTGGTCTTCTCTTATATCTTCCTCCCTAGTGGCGTCTAAATACGCAGAAAGTGAATAGGTGTGTTCCCTAATAGGTTCTACCATGTATAAATCCTCCCAATAGTTTATAATAATATTTTTATGTTTTTATACGACCGGATTGCCATCATGCAATCTGAATATTCTTTCTCTGAAATATGTAATAAATCTTTTATCTCTGACGGTTTATATCCATCAGATAAATAACCAGCAACTTGCCTCTGTTTTTTTGATAGCTTTTCAAGATATTTTTCCATCTTACTGTCAGACGAAATACCAATTTCTTCAGCCAGTTCCGCTTCAATGTCAAAATCTGATGGAAGCATATCTGCAAGCGTTGACTCGCTCTCATCTCCAATCGGAGCATCAATAGAAATATCTGCAATAACTACATATTTTTGCTTTCCATTCTTGTCTTTAACAAGGTTTCCGTCTTTATCTCTTTCCTCGGTTAAATTACAGCGCTTAAATCTGCGATTATCTCTTGTCCAATCATAAAAGGCACGGTTGATATTGCCTTTCAAATATGTGCCAAACTGACTCCCCTTTGATTCATCATAGGTTCCGAGACTTTCCAATAATGTATCAGATGCAACATCATACAATTCATCGTAGTCCATAAGTGGTACACCCTTGCGATAAATTATAGGGTCACAAATCTTTCTAAGCATCGCCATGTTGTTATTATGGTAATAATTAATTGTGTCTTGTTGTTGTGGCGTCAAACTAGCAAATAACTGTTGTTGTTTCGTCAAGTCCATAAGAAAACTCCTTAGATATGTACTAATAGCCCTTTAAAAGCTGTTCCATCATGTCATAGTATTTAGTTCTCCCTTTGTAGGGTGAATATTTTGATTTTGATAGTTCTGTTTTAATCTTGCCTATCGACCATTGCTCTTTCAATGCCCGTGTCAGAACCTCTATGTATACTATCGATTGTTTAATGTCTCGTCGCTTCTCCTTAAGTTCATTCCTGATTTTGTCCACCTTGGTCATTACATGAGCCGGCGGCCGATGGCCCATCCTGGCATGATCAATATCGGATAGCGCACTATCGTAAAATGATAAACCCTGTTTTAAAGTAGCGTTGTATGTATTGAGCTGAGTGATATCCCATGCGGCCAAGCCTGTGATAGCCCCAATTTCCATATCAACCTTATCAATTATGGAATCATCAAACTCAATACTCTTTTGGTCTTTGAAAATCCCTTCATTGCTAAATTCGGGAACGTTAGGTTCCTTTTCACTACTATCCATATCAACCATATAAAAATGTCCTGATTGAATCCATGACAACCCTTTTTTATTTGTCCGAAGTAAATTTCTGGCCTGTTTAAACGTAAACCGCTTTGCGTGGTTTGGAGATGTCGATGACCTATAATCACCGCACCTCATTGGATTTTCCATTATGTAGTCCTTGCCATTAGTTAAAATATACGTATCACATCATTCCTTTCCTTAAAAATTGGTACAAAAAGTTAATGGGGCTAGGTAGATTCGAACTGCCGGATGCAGGAGTCAAAGTCCTGTGCCTTACCACTTGGCGATAGCCCTATAATTATTATTCTCTTTTAGTTGGAACTTAATGGATTTGTAGCAGAAACGCTTGACAATAATAATACAAATATGTAATAATGACGTTGTGTAGCTTCTGCTATGCAGCACTATCATGTCTCCAAACACGTTAGTGCAATAAGGTTATGTAAGACTCGTCCAAGGTGCTCCAACACCGTTTGAGGACGAGTCTTTTTATATAATAAATATCTCCGCATTAGTGAAGATATTCTTGTTACGGTTATTATAATCCAAACATATGTTTGTGTCAATCCCCGAAAAGAACATTTGTTCGAATATCGTTTTAGTAACCTAACATTATAGTTTTCATCACCCCCTTGGGTTTAATATTATATATATCTGGTTGGAATACACTATGAATATCCACATGAGATAAGTATTGATTACCTGTATATATAATGCACTTTGACTCGTTCGCCATGACATTAATCACTTGTTTATTTACTTTATCAGTGTTTGAAATTTTTTGTCCACTATCAAAATTTATTGTGTATACATCAAATACAGTATCATCATCATACTCTTCTTTTATCATACTTATAAATTCTCTTTTATTCATTCTTCTATACTGTTCCATAACTGATTGCTCCATTCCTTCTCGGCAAATTTCTCAAATATACTCCAATAACCTTATTACATTCATCCTCACTAAGGGAACCTAGTTTATATAATACCATTGATTTATCTATTACTCGGACCTGTTCCCCCAATATCAGCGAATCGTTTTTTAAACCATTGCTTACAGATTTATGTAAGATGTCGTGTACTGGCATATTTACTTTTTTCAATTCAGATGTGAAAGGTATTACAATCGTAGTAGGGCTGTATTTATTTCCAACATCATTCTGAATGATTGCGCATGGCCGCACATTGCCTTGAACAGATCCAGTAGTCTTGCCAAAATCAACCTGAACAACATCACCGAATCTAATATCCATACCTTTACCTCCCTTCTTCTTATGTATGCCCTACTTTAAATACTATATTATTGATTATATCATATACGATATATATTGTCAACGATATATTGATTAAAGTATATATTTTTGATAATATATATCGTAGATGATAAAGGAGCAGTGTATGAAAATTAAAATAGACCAAGTTCTCGACCAAAGGGGACGATCCCGTTTCTGGTTGTCCGAGCAAACAGGTATTACTTATCCAAATATACGTAATTTATGTAATAATACAACATCTAGTATTAAGTTTGAAGTGATGCAGAAAATATGTGATGTACTTGACTGTAATGTTGAAGATATATTAGAAAAGGATATAAATAAAAGAGACACTGGTGAATAAACCACTGTCTCTTTTTATTATAATCATATATTATTCTTCAACTCCATCAAATATATCGGCCAATGTCATTGATATGTTGGGAAATCCTCGTAAAGTAATTATCACATCTGCATTATAGTGTTCATTTCCGTCTTCATCCTCCAGAATATAACTATAATTCAATACATACTTTCCGTCTTCAAGATAGTATATTTGAACAGCTCGTTCTTTTGGAGAAACAATCCAATATTCCTCTACGCCGCATGATTCATAAATATCTTTTTTGACTGTCATGTCTCTCATTGAAGTGGCCGGACTTAGAGTCTCAACAACAAACTTAGGAACCCCTGTATATGCGCTGCCCTCCAGATGTTTCCGATCACATACAATCATAATGTCTGGGATGATATAATCATCGTTAATATCCGGATGATACCTGTAATCAAGATTTTCCATAAAGACTCTACAAATATTTCCCTTTAATCCATTGAATATATTCGCATGAATATTACCATTCACAATCCCATGTCGATAATTCGCACTTGGTGACATACTGTAAATAATACCATTTATTTTTTCCTCTTTCCTATACTCTTCCTTAAGCATTGGCATTAACATCACCCCTTTCTTCTATAAGTATACCACAAGACTAAAGGAATTAAAACAATTCTTTCACTCGATACTCTCTAACTTGCATTATGTAAATTCTCTTTAGGTGTTGTTTGTTGGAACATCTCTGTGGGAGATTGCTTATATGCTTCGCACATTGCGCAAAACACTTTTAGTACCTCCTTCCATTCGCCTTCATCAATCCATTGTATGTAAGGTGTTCTGCCACGCTGCTTTAGATAAATACTATATTTGTACTGAAGATTCTTATATAATTCATTCCAAATCTTACTAAAATGAATTCCGGTCACAGAAGCAAGTTTTCTTACTCCAGCATTAAGTCTGTTCCTATCGTTCCATTCTAATATCTCACCAGCAAGTCCTTTATTGTCATTTTCCAGCTTTTCAATATGGCGATTCTTAAAAGCGATAAGATTGGTTGAAGCAATAGCAACAGCATTAGCATCTCCACTTGCTACAGCCCGGCCAACCTCCATCATAAGACTCTGTTCTTCTTCAATATCTGCTACTTTTAATTCTATTGATGCTTTTTCTTCAATATTAAGGAGCTGTGTTCTAACTTCCTTTGCTATTTCTGAGTCTCTTAATAGCATTCCCACACGAAGAATGGCTCTTCGGGGAAATACTTTCTGTCCTCTTGTTGGAAAATCTATTATAGTTCCATCTTTAAATATGAAAGTCACTTTTCCTTTAGCTGTTTTCAAACTTTCATATTGCAAGTTTGAAAAATCCTTGTATGATTTATTACACATACCATCAACTAATAATTCGTCAGAATGCCTTGAATATATTGCAACAATAGCATCCTCTCCTACCTCATAGTAATCAGCAACTTGCTTTACTGTTTGAAATTCAGTTCCTGGTAAAAACATTAGTTGCTTTACCTTGTCCAATACCTCAATCCTTTCGGCATATGTATCCCTTAATTTCTTGTCATTCAGTAATTTGCTTTCATTTTCGATTTTACTCTCTTTTTTCATAACATCTTTCCCTTTCCTTTAAACTATGTTGATAGCGTTCTATATGGTTATTCTCCATATCTGCTCGCACACTATCGAGAGTATTCCAACTCTATCACGACAACCATTTCAGGTGGTCAGCCCATTACAAATTGTCAAAGTGCGGGAATTTGAGAAAATTGACTTGAAATAGTCCAGAAAGTAAGATAAAATAAGTGTGACTGGATATATTCCAAGTACGCTGAATAGTGGTTTCTATTCTTTGGTCGGAGCAGAGCCACTATTCTTAAGACAAACTTGCTTGCCATTTGAATACAAAACCATTGTATGCGATTTGCAAGCAAAAGTCAAGAGGTGTCTTATGTTTTTTTTCTTTTATCCACCATCATTTGCAACAAGACTTAATGAATTACGTGTAAGTAGGAATCTCACAATGGAACAATTAGGTAAAGATCTCAGTACAACGCGTGGTACAATTAGTAATTTTGAAAATGAACAACGAAAACCAAGCCTTGATATGGTAATTAGAATAGCTGATTATTTTCAGGTCTCAATTGACTATTTAGTAGGTCGTACTAATGATCCAACATTCCATCGTACAAAAAAGGACTGATGAATTTCAGTCCTTTTATTACCAATTTTGAGAGTATGAAAGTTTTTCTGTAAATAGCTATTAAGCATTAGGTCTTCTATGATAAAATCTATTATCATAAGGAGGCCTATTATTATGGCAAGAAGAGAAAAACAGCCCGTACACAAAGTAGTCATGACGGAGGGGAAAAGGAACATCGTCCATCAGCTCCTGGAAGAGTATGACATCCAGACTGCGGAGGATATCCAGGAAGCCCTCAAAGACCTGCTGGGGAGCACCCTGAAGGAGATGATGGAAGCGGAGATGGATGAGCATCTCGGCTATGGGAGGTCAGAACGGTCGGATTCGGATGATTACCGCAATGGCTACAAGCCCAAGCGGATCAACAGCAGCTTCGGGAGCATGGACATCCAGGTGCCCCAGGACAGGAAGTCCACGTTTGAACCCCAGGTGGTAAGAAAGCGCCAGAAGGACATTTCCGGCATTGACCAGAAGATCATATCCATGTATGCAAAAGGCATGACAACCCGCCAAATCTCGGATACCTTGATGGACATTTATGGTTTTGAGGCTTCGGAAGGGTTCATCTCGGACGTGACGGACAAGATACTGCCGCAGATTGAAGACTGGCAGAACCGCCCGCTGGAGGAAGTCTATCCCGTGGTCTACATCGACGCAATCCATTATTCCGTGCGGGAGGACGGGGTAATCCGCAAGCTTGCCGCCTATGTCATCCTCGGCCTTACGCTGGAAGGTAAAAAGGAAGTCCTGAGCATACAGATCGGGGAGAATGAAAGCTCCAAGTACTGGCTCTGCGTTCTGAACGAGTTGAAGAACCGCGGTGTGAAGGATATCCTCATTCTCTGCTCGGACGGGCTCACGGGCATTAAGGAAGCCATAACGGCGGCATTCCCGAAGACGGAGCAGCAGCGCTGCATCGTACATATGGTACGGAACACGCTGAAATACGTCTCCGACAAGGACCGGAAAGCATTTGCCACGGACCTGAAAACCATCTACCATGCCGCAAACGAGGAAAAGGCGCTGGAGGCGCTGGAGAAGGTGACGGAAAAGTGGACGCCAAAGTACCCCAACTCAATGAAACGCTGGCATGACAACTGGGATGTGGTATCCCCCATCTTCAAGTTTTCCATGGAGGTCAGGAAGGTGATCTATACTACCAACGCGATCGAGAGCCTCAACTCTACCTACCGGAAGCTCAACCGCCAGCGGAGCGTGTTCCCGGGCAGCACGTCGCTCTTAAAGGCTCTGTACCTGGCCACGTTCGAGGCGACGAAGAAGTGGACCATGCCCATCCGCAACTGGGGGCAGGTCTATGGGGAACTGTCCATTATGTACGAAGGCAGACTGCCGGAATAAGAGCGCACAGGCATAGGTGTACACCTATCCGGAAAGGAGCTTTCCATGTATGGATTTTCAAAATACGATGCTCAGGACAGGTACGACAGCTATAATACTGTACAGGTGAAGTTAAAACTGAATATGAAGACAGATGCAGATATCCTGGCCTGGGTCAGACAGCACAAATATGGCAGGGACACTTCCGTCCAAGGGGCCATCAAGGCCCTGATACGGGAAGACATCGCCAGAGGCCAGGCCGATGGGACACAAGGTTAATCCCTCTGCATTTTACATTCGTTGGCTGTCTGCAGCTCTGACAGGGATTCCATGATAGACAGGTAATCGATCCCCTCCACAACAGTCCCTGTGCCAGGGTCAAACAGTTCATCGTCTGCGGTGGCTTTCGGGTCATAGGATTTCAGTTCACTGTCATACCAGCTATAGATATCACTGTATAAGTCGGCTGCATGATCCAGCAGGGACTGCAGTCCATTGATCTTTGCCCTGATATCTTCAGGTACAAAGGGATCGTCTGTTTTTAGCTTCATGGCACACCTCCTGATGTTTTCCTGTAAGAAGTGTACCATAATTTGATGGGATTTTCCAATACATCTTGACAGAATCCAAAAGCATCCGTATAGTAAAGGTAGGTGGTCACGACATCCACCTACCTTTCTCATTAACTTATCATAGAAGATCTCAATTTACAGACTTTTTTTCATACTCTCCCAATTTTACTTATCACATCAAATAGTTATTTCTTACGCTCACATAATTATTTAATCTCGACAAAATCTCCTGATTCCATAAACATATTTACAATATTTTCATATTCACTCTTCTTCTCATCAGAACGACACATCAATTGTCCATAATACGGATCACGAAAATCCACAAAAATTGTTGACCTATCTGGCGAAATACAACCGCCCTCCGATATATTATATTGCCATCCTTGTGCCTTCAGCTTTTCTACATAAGCATATAATTCCTTATTGTCATGTGTCAATCTATATGATTTTAAAATAGAACTCATAAACTCTCCCTAAAAAAGATAATATAATTATATTTACCATGTTTTTCGGAATTATGTATCAATCGGCCCCATATAATGCCATCAATGAATATATTCTTGATTCTTCCCTCATATCTTTAATCGTAGGCAGCCTATACTTCCTACCATATTTACACAGACCACAGCCGCAATGAATCTTGCCATTTGCATACTTTCCATCATGATTATACCAATCAAACCCGTATATTAAATGGATAATACGCTTTTTTCTTAATATTGTCTTGTTCCTAACATACCTCCGATATTCCCTTCCTCTCTGTTCGTTTCTCATTATGGAGTCCTCCTTGATATAATTCACACCTGTAGGCATCTATCAAGGTAGAAAACACCTACAGGACGTGTATGTGGACTCCCATATTTATAATTTCAAACACATTCATTCCTCCTCAAAAATAGTAGTTTCTTTATTCACATTCATTATATAAACTCAATCCAGAAACATGATAAAACCACCTATATCCACAATCCAAACATCCATAGTTACCGCAAGGGACACCTGGATTGTCATATATAGCTGGAGCTAAAATGCCTTTACATTCTTCTACGAGTTTTATATTCTCTTTGCTATAAAATAGCACAGGTACGATTTTCTTATTACCACAGTTAGGGCATACAGTTTTAATTCGTTCAATCAGATTATCAGGATATATCATGAACATATCAAAATAAATCGCTTTGTGTGAAGCTTGATATGATATATCAGGAAATCGTTCTATTGCCTTTTCTATTGTCATTCCGGCCCTTATTGGCAATATAAATTCCTGCATAATGTGATTATCCATTTTTCACGCCTTTATAATAAACCAGCCTTTCATTCAATTATATATTCTAAAAATAATTTAACAAATTAATATTCCAATCTTCAGCATACTTATCTATCCATTCTAAACCATGATTCCCATATGCAGCAAATCCAGTCTCTATCGTCCATATATTTTTATCGCCATAGTAGAATATTCTAAAATAGTAATAATGTGGAGCAAAAATCTGTTCGCTCACCGATTCTTTTAATCTTACAGAGTATGTATAAACCGATGTATTATCACGAGTAAATTGGTAAGAACTATCTTTTTTATAATAGTCAAGAAATTTTTCTGGTAAATAAGCAACAACAGTTTTTACAGCCTTATCCAAGTTCATATCATTACATAATTCTGGATCAAATATATTTATTTTCATAGTCCCTAAGTATTTGTGATATGTAGAGTCTTTTATCAAATATAAAACTTTAGTATCTTCTCCAATATAACTTAATTTCTTTTCCATCTGATAGCATTCTTGAACATCTACTACCGCAATTCTACTGTCATTTACTTTTTCATAAAACTTTTCTATATTACTATATTCATCAAATAAGTGGGGGTGTTCCTCAATCTCTAATAACTCTAAAGTACTATATTGTGGTTCTGACCCTAAAACCTTCTCGTCCTTTACACTAATTGAATTCGTGCTTGAACAACCACACATCAACACACTACTAACAACTGCGATAATTCCAAGTAAAAACTTATTCATCGCTTGCCCCTCTTGATTAAAACAGCATTTCATCCGAATATTTCTTTATCGTGTTTCATGACATTATTCCAATATTTATATGGAAATATCCAAAGTGGATAACCATTGTTACAGGAACAAGTTTTCCCCTTATTTACAATATTCGTACAATAACCCTTACTCATTCTCATACAACTATCGCAGGGAACCCCGCAATCAAAATATATATCCGTTTTGATAGCTTTTTCAATATCATTTAATGAAAGATTACCTTTCAGTTTATGACATTGATCAAATATTTCACCCCAATTATACATACTACAATGCTTCTCAAAGAAGAATAGTGCTGTATCAAATTTTTCTTGATCTGTTATTGTACTCCCTCCTTGTGTATCACTTTTGTATATTATCCACTATGGCAGCCACTCCAAAGCGCTCAAACGCGTCATATACCCGTTCTAAGTCATCAGATGAACTCTTATTTAGCCTATCTCTGATTCTTTGTAATTCACCCTCTGACGGTTTTAATTCTGTTTTTATCTGGTCTAAAATTAAGTCACGATACTTCACTCCGGAATTTCCATCCCCTGTAATCATATTTTCCTCACCTTATTTATCATAATAACTACATGGTGCTTCACATTCTTCTGAAGATGTAGCCCCTTTCGCACAATATCCTGTACCAGTCATATACCTGCATCCCTCCTTTCTTTTACCTAAATTTCTCGAACCGCAATTATTACAATAATATGACTTTGATTTTTCTTCGTATCTAATCCATATTTCCACAATCTAAACAGCTCACACCATATCCTCCCTTGAAAGCAACATTTAATCCGTTAATTCTAATATCTCTTTAACCTTTTGTAATTGATTCAGTGTATATTTCCTTTCATTTTTCCATGAAGAAAACAAGTTTTTAATCTCGCTATATAATTTTTCGTATTCCATATCTTTTAAAATGTCCTCCTTTGAAAGATAAAGTACATAATTAGCGCTGCCAACAGTATAATAATGTCTAAAATTCTGTGTTATATCAAACTTTTCTTCCCCGTATGTAGATTCTGTACTATCCATAACCGTAATATATTTTTTGCCAATTTTAGTTACTACCTTCTCATTAATCCAAGACTCAAAATTATTAACTTCATCCTTACTAATATACCTTGCGGCATTACTACCTTTATTTATCTTCAGATATACTTTTTGCCCAATTTTAAAATCACTCTTTTCCATTACTTATCCTTCCCAATATTATTCAATCTCCACATTCATTACTTTGTACCTATTATCATCTATTTCTTTACACAAGTCATCTAGCAACTCATTCAATCCTCTATACCGAAAGCTACCAGTGGAAAAGTAAAAATATCCTTTTTCATTCCATATATCAATATCATCTTCGCCTGAAATATATAATCTGATAACGGAATCTGGCATTTCATTGTCAATTGTAAAATTCCAGGCTTTTAATATCTCTTCTCTAACTTTCATAGTAGTCATTTCTTTATCCCCTATTCAATATTGTTCTCCCTCTATTTAGAATTTCTTCCCGCAATTCGGACAACATTTTACCTTAAATCTAATTGTCTTACCCTTTAGCGTAACCAGCACATCGCCTCTACTGTCTACAAAAGCATTATTCTCATCATTCTCCCAATACAGAGCATCATCACTTTGACAACAACTACAATCTGATACTTGCATTGTACTTGTATCAGTCTCTATGCCCCAATCATCATCATGTAAAATAATACATCTCTGATATGGGGTACAACGTTCCATTTCGTCTTCTGTACTATTACATTGTTCACAGGCTACTGTTTCATTCGTGCATTTACCATCTATAGAATATCTACATATTCTCATAACTAACCTCTTTCCTCTGGCACGAAAACCGGATTTCAACTGATTATTGTTTTTTAGGTATCCACCTATTATACTCTTCACAGTCATTGCAATGAGAATCTTCTGTCACACCACAATTGCCGCAACATATTTTATCTTCCAATGTGAAACCATAAAACTTGCTTACAGGTCTTTTACTATTCCAAGCAGTAAATGGTAACTCATATCCAAGTTTTTTAAGCATTTCACAAAATCTAAAATCGCAAGCCTCAGGATATAACCGCTTATCTGGTATATAATCAGCATTTGAATTAACTGAAATTTCACTCAGCAAGACAGGTATATCATACTGGTAATTAATTCTATATAAAATCGTATGTATCTTAGAAGCTTTAACATAAACATGAAAAGTGTCACGGTTGCATGTGTATCCATATAGCAAAGTTCTATCCGACATATCAAACAAATCTTCCGCTTGAATTGGCGGATTATTCTTTAATTGCAAATCAATAAGTTTTCCATACTCTTCTTTATTCATATTCACCTCAAATTATTACGATACAATTTCTAAGATTCCAAATCCACCATCAATAATTTCAATAGCTCCCTCTAAAGAATCTGCCTCGCAGCAATCCCAATTAGATAACCCATCTTCATTATCCAAAACGATAACAACTTTAATAATTTCCTTTGTAGAAAATCTTCTGAGATATGCATGAACTTTGTTCTTACGCTCATAGCCCATATCATTTTCTTTAAATGCAGGAAATCTTCTACCAAACATGTCATGCAATTTATCCATTACACTATAAATACTTATTCGGTTTCTTTCCACAAGATACTTATTTTCATTTTGATTATAGTCCCCATCGTACCCTTTGAGAATTCTACTAATCCAGAAATCTTTTGTATCCATACAAACGTAGACACCTTTAAATTTATCTTCGCCTGATGGATAAGTATCTATTTCCTCATTTGCTTGCATCTGATTTACTATGTCAGACACATCATAATATTTTGCAAATTCCATTTTTTAATCCTTCCATGAAAATCGAAATTTTATCGCAATATTATTATTTGATTATTCTCTTTATCAAATGATATATCACCTATAGCAAGTGGCTCTTTCTTATTACAACCACTATGAATCTGATTAATATATGCTCGTGCATCAGAAATAGATTTAAAAACTAACAAACTTTCGTCTACTGTCCAACAATAGACATTTTGAAAATTCCTTTTCCTCGATGTATGTATAATCCATTTCCAAAGTGCTGCATACCCTTCCCTCCAAATGAAATCAGACATTCGTTCTAGTCCACAATATTGAAATACCTAACAGGAACTGACTTTATCAGCCAAACACCATTTTCTGAAAGATAAAATTTGTTTCCATGTCTAAACATTTCACCGCTATATACCTGCAAAACAACTGGTTCCCCATGTCGCTTGCCTACTTTTATAGCTGTTTCTTTGTCTTTTGATAAATGCACATATAATCTGCTCATCGGTTTCAAACCTTCAGCCTGGATATTCTCCAAAAACCGTTTAGCCGTTCCATGATAAAGAAACTCTGGAGGCTCTTGCTCTCTTAGGTCTACATCAACAGGAATACTATGTCCCTGGTTAGCGCGAATCAGAGTCTTATCCGCACTAAATCTATACCGTCCCTTTTCATCAGTAGCAACAATTTCCGCTAACTTCTCCATATCTAATTTTCTACCAGTAGAATTAATACCGTCAATCAGTTCCTCTACGTTCACCCAGCCATGTTCATCCAACTGGATTCCAGCAGCATCCGGTTTATGACGTAGAACAAGGCTTATAAATACACTTAATTTGTCTTTCTTGCTCAAACTACTTCCTCCAATCGTTCTTTACTTCTTCCAATGTCTGTATCCTACATTCCATGGCAGCCACTTTATATGCCTCACCGTTCATATTCTGTTCACCCCAATCAATACATCTCTGAATTTCTTCATCTAGTTCTCCGATGTACTCTTTTACTTTCTGCCTCATATCTGGCACAACAATTCCTCCAATCACATTGAGAGTAAATACTGTCCCTCAATTAATCACCCTCTTGATTTCAGAATTTCACTAACCTGTTTCACAGTTATACAGAATATTTTCGCCACCTTCTTCTTGTCCTTGATTTTATCATATTCTGCAATTATATCTTCTTCGGTCCAGTCATAGTCAACTGGCTTATTCATATATTTCTCCATAATCTAAATCATCCTCTCACCTATAGTCACTTATGACCTTCCTCTATTTTACCATACAATCCTTCTGTTAAACAGACCATTCTTTGCTTCGTCTTTTTAATATTCTCGCGTTGTATACAAGAATATCTACGTGTAGTGCGCTGATCAACATGCCCTAGATAATCAGACATATCTTCCGTAGCTAGAGATTTATCATCTGACAGCATTATATATTGGTGAACCATCGTCTTTCTAAGCCCATGCGTCCCTATCTTATGCATAATTCCAGCTTCTTTCCTCGCCGCTTCCACAATTTTATACCAAGCTTTAGGGTCTACATGTATTCTTTTTTCCCCAGTCACCCTGTCTTTATGAGGTTTCTGGGCTGTAAATATATAATTATCTAACTTCTGCTCTCCAATATAAGTATTTTTCCAAATAAGCCACTCTCTCATTACCACTTCAAAATTTGACCCCCATATTAAATTCACTTTTTTCCCACACTTACTTGTCTTTTGCGGAATGAACTCGGCGCTCTGATTAAACGTCCAATCTGGATTACAAATATCACTCCACTTAAGCGAACAAAAATCTCCGCCTCGTAATCCTATCTCAATAGCACATATATACATAGTAAGATTGCGTCTGGCAGCCCTTTCCTGTGCAAAAGTTTTTGCCTCATCCAGATATTTCTTAAATACATTGCGTACAGCAATAATTTCTTCATCGTTATATAAACATTCCATTGCACTAGCTTTTTTAGTTTTTCGATGTTCTGATTCTATATTCACAACTTCCTCCTGATATTCAACTGGGAGCTTAATAATATCAGCTTTGTGATTATCTTCTAATGCCGCCTGTGCCATAATCCTACCTCCATTTTATATTCTAAGAAATCAGCCGGCAGCGTTTGACCACTACCAGCCCATAATTTAACTTGCTTTAGGCAATTCCTCTTTTTTCTTTTTAAAATACTCGCTATAATTCTTTTCCAACTCACTCATCCTCTTTTTGACAGCTTCTTTCTTTCCTGTGCCAGAACCTCCAGCTGCGTTATTATACACTGAAGAGATACTTGCAGACCTACTTCCAGAGAAAAACCCAATAAGCCACTGCATTACTTCTTCGTCTGACTTATTTTCAGTAATTGAGCGCAAAACCATAGGTGCCATACTAACCATATGCGTACGACCATATATTCTTTTAGCAATCTTGGCATCCTCAATAAGTCCATGAACTTTATGAATTCTATCCAGCACATTAGTAATTTCCATCTCTTGCGCAGATGTGATTTCAGTCTCCCGCATATATGGCCTGATCCACTTATTATCCATGGAAGGTTCCTCACTATATAAAGCCGCATGTATCTTACCAACAATATCCTCATTAGTATGTCCATTCAGCGCAGTCACACTTAATGCCTCTTTGAATACTTCATGTTTTCCTAATCTAAATATTTGATTTTTTGACTTTGCTTTCACACGATTCATAGTGGCTGCATTTAAACTTTGTCCATTGTTAAGATTATAGAAAGTGTCAGCCACTTCTTCCTGGTCTGCATCATCAGTAAAACAGATAGCGAAATTATACTCTTTTATTGCATTCTGAAAACACTCCGGAAGCTGGCTGTATGTAAGTTCATTGATGTCGATTTCTTCAGGCTCTCCCGCATCATTTATAACATCGAAGGCAGGTAAGCCGCTCAATGCAAATTCATCTTTCAAGAATTTTTCAAGAGTTAATGTCCTTTGTTTACCATCTTCTCCCTCATAGACATCTTCCACCTTATTAAAATAGAGCGGAGGAACGTGACGGTCAAGAATCAAAGAGCGGATAAATGCCGATTTTTTATCATTGTCCTTCCATACATATCCTCTCTGGATATCAATATTAAAATCCACCTCTCCATCATCTAACATTTCAATAAGCTTCCTTGCCGTCCAGTAAGTGTCTGCCCTTTTAGCTCCCTTTATAATCTTCATGTCACATTCCTCCTCGTATTTCAATTATTTAACAATCTTACACTTCTTATCATTCTCTATGTATATCTTCTTCTCTATTCCCAATCCATCACACACCAAATCTTCCATATAGAGTACACAGGACATGCGATGGTCACGCTTAGGATATTCGGTTCTGGCGCATGAACTGAACAGTCCAGGATCAATCTGTCGTAATTCCTTAGATAAATATTTATGAATAGCCTTTCTCTCATTCGGATGGGCAACCCATACTTCCTTCAAAGCCCTCATAATATATGTTGCATATCCATTAGTTTCCTTATTCCACCCTGCGTTAGCAATGACAGAAAAGATAAAGTCCAAACACTTCTCACCATGAACCCGCGCAATTGAATATGTATCTGTGTAGCTTCCAAGAATAGACTCTTCTCTATTACCCCTCTTGCTTACAAATTTTATTTCATATTTCTTAAGTAATCCATCTAGTATCGTTGCAGCCTTATCACCAATAATAACCCTGGCTAAATGCTTTTCTATTGGTTTAACATTCTCAACTTCAGAATCCTGCCCTATAAAGTACTCTGCTTCAAATTTTAATCTTTCTTCCGGATCTTCTGGAGCATCCATTAGAATTATTGCATTAAGCCGATCTAGTCCCTTTAAAGGTGCCACAACGCATCTCCCATTCCCATCTACAACAGATAATCTACATTCTTCATAATGTGGTACAACAACAATAGGCGTCAGTTTACGAATATCCCAATTCTTTTCAAGCTTTTTTATCTTTTTGTGCTCCCGCATCCCTTGGTATTGTTCATCAACATAACATAACGATAACGGAACCACGGCGCTGCCAATGATTGTTCTCTGGTTTTTCCCTTTCCCTACCGTACCAAACGGCTTGATATTAGCTACGATGTCATTAAACTGCTCCTCTCTCCTTGAATCGATTTTAATTGCCTGACCTACGCTCATAACTACATTCTCCTTTTAATTAAATTTTGTATTAATAAAGCAACCATCCGTAACCTGATTGCTTAATTTATAATTTGTGAGCACTATAAAAGGCACCAGCTTTTATGCCAATGCCATCTATACTACTTACACTATTTATTTTATGGTCTATTAAATCTTGCCCACTTAACCCCATCCTGGACTTCGTAAAAAGTCATGCCGTCATTTGCACTTATTATCATCCATACATAACCATCATTTCGCCTTTTAAAAGAGCCAACAAAGGGCGCTCTGTCTGGTAGATTCTCGTTTGTAACTTGAATTAATATTTCCTCGTTAAGCTCTGGTAATTCCACTCCTTCTTGCCACTTATAGTCTTTATTTTTATCATATCCTTTGATTTCTTTCCAGTCTAACATCTTATCCTACCCTTCGAATTTCTAATTTCCTTTGGTCTTCAGATTAGTTTCTCATTAAATAACGCCTCTGCCATTGAGTCAATATCCTCAAAAACAAAATCAAATGCATCACATTGAAATCCAGCCGGTGTATCGCTAATATAATATGTATCTTCCATATCAGTATCTATAGCAAGCACAATACTATCAAAACCCTGTTTTTTTGCATCTTCATAAGCATTATTGACTTCTTCAATAAAATCATTAACCATATATTCTGGTGGAATTTCTACTTTTCTATAAGACGAAATTTCCACTGCTAAAATAATTCTCTCTCCATTTCCTCTTCTTTCAACAGCATCATCTTGCATTGATTTTTCATCATTCCACCAATAATAAGAGACACTTCTATCTATATCCTCAGTTAATAATAAAAACGGAGTCTCTGGTTTAGCAAATGTATTTTGATTCAATTATAGCACCTCCTCTTGAATCTTAGATTTCATGTCATTGCATACCACTTATCAACTTCACTCATAATTCCTTCAACAGGATTTACATTGATATATCCACCAGCAACCGCCCATTTATAATAAGCCAATAGTATATGAAATCTATGCTTTACAGTTGTCACAGCCAGACCAGCTCTTTTCATTTTGTGGATGTAATCTTTTAATATGTCCTGCGAAATGTCATTTAGATTCTGATTACAGTCACTTTCAATTTTTTTCAGTGTCAACTGATAATCTTTTATCGCACCATCTGATACTTCTTTTGAACTGATAAAATTCACAAACTCCTTAATCATCTAAAATTTCCTTCCGTTAATCTCAAATTTCATGCTACTTTAATACCAATCATGTTTATTGAACTCACCATTTTTGATAAGCTTTAATATATGCATTAAGCTGTTCCTGTGACATATCACGAACAAAATTAACTGTTCTAAGGAATTGCTCAAAACTCATTTTATTTTCAGTTAAAAACTCATGTAATGGTTTTTTTCTTCTGCGTGTCTATCATACACTAACGACATTCTATTATCCCCCTTGAATCTATTATTTCATGCTCTTACTACTATATCAATAGCAGCATCATAAGCCTGCTCATATGTGTTCCATTTTAAATTGTCACCATCTCTCAACTGCATATCTCCAATATAAGCATAATAATGATTTCCACCATCAAACTGTTTAATGCGTATATCTGAATCTGTATAATTCGGAAATATAAGTTCCTTCCTACGGCACCATTGAGTATATTGAATATGAAATGTACTTCCACCAACTTGATTTATATATGTCTGACCATTACGCCGTATATCATTTAATTCCTTGAATCCCATTTCTATATTCAGAGAACGGAACCCATCAAAGATAGTGCCATTGATTTTTTCGGCTTGTATAATAGCCCCATACATGAGGTTAAAATTTTTCATATTTTTCATCATCAAGGTAAACCGTTCTTCTTGTGTCATTGAATCTAGTACTTCTAAAACAGATTTCTTATCAGAATTTTCGTGTCCTTGTTTATATAATTCCAAATATAAATCCAAAGCCCCTGTCATACGAGAATCTTTAGTTTGGGACATATAATCCAATAATTTTTCTGGCGTATCTAATTTTAGCCACCAGCCTTGACTTTCCTGATCATATACAAACAAATACTCCATTTATCTCCTCCTACTATTTTATCGAAACTAGCATGAAATAATCCTTTCAGGCCGCTTCTAGTCGTTTACTCTCTTCTTATATTTTCTCTCAGCAATAATAATACGATTATAGTCTTCTTTTGGCATAATACACGTATCTCCGCTCATACCAATAATAACCATCTTCTGGCCACCACATAAAAAGTCATCAATGATTTTGTATTTCTTTTCCATGAAATATCACTCCTATTATACTATTTCTCCATTACAAAAGCCACCAGATTTTATCCAGTGGCCTGTTCTAACATAACCTATTTTTTTCGAGACGGAGTAGTATGAATGTCATTTAGGGATATCATAACCTCCGTTATTTGTCTTAATATCAATATCCCTCTGTGACATGCCATTTGACCGATCAACTCCCATCTGAGTATAATCTAATCTTTTTCCAGGTGGACACAAGCGATTGTGAGCATCATGGCTTGGTTTCTTAAGAATGTAGATAAATCCAATAATAAGAATAATAGACACAAGAGTTTCCATAATATACCTTCCTTTCCAAATTAACCGTCATAATTTACAAATATTATACCAAAACGCAATAAATATTACAACTATCTACCCAACGCTTCAATGATAAGTTTAACTCCATTACAAAATCCAGAAACATAACTCTCTATCATCCCAAATTCTATCTGATTTGATAAAATATACCTCATCAAGTTTAATCTGCTCTGGCATTTTTTCTCTAATACTGACACACTTTACTTTCATACTTTTATTCTTCCTTACATTTTCCAATCTCTCTTTTAACAGTTCGAATGATTCCATCATCACTTCTATCACCATTCAGGCATCTTTTAATAAGTCCTTCAAATTTTTCCACAGGATAATTTATAAAATCCATTTCAAATTGACGTGTGGCTCTCCCCGTAATTATCCATCTACTAACTGCAAACAATACAAAATCTGCGAGACAATCTGTTTCTTTGTATTTGTTACACATCTTCTGCAATTCCCATAATTTATCATCAATCTGATTCTGATATGCTACCATTTCATACTCCTCCAATAAAAAATCGAATTATACTGTTTTATGTAATTCCTCTCCTATCAAATATCCGTTTCATCCTACATTTCCAATTCCTCTGCCGGACGCTGTAACCATTCCAATTCCCATCATATTCCCCAATCCTATCACTATTACACTAAATACCTGTACCGTAAACAATTCCTTTCTCAATCAACTGTTCGAAAGTCACCTTTTTTATTTCGTTCTCCGGAATGGCCGCAATAATATTTACGTTATCCTCTAATGCTTGTATATCTATAGGCTGGCACAAATGACAAATGATAAACACATGAAAATGTGGAAACTGTTCTGGATCATAATTTTCAAAGTCTTCAGGTTGTTTTAAATTTGAATCTTTAATATGTGGTGCAAACATATCTGGGAATGCAAACATACTTGTCATCTTATCATACCTCCTCCTTAAATAATATCAAATTCACCCACTGGCTCAATGTACTTAACAGTTCCACCAGTATACCTACAAACATATTCGGCAGCTACTATACCGATTCCAATCATATCATTCTCTGATTGGGATTTTGCAACATCCATTCCAATTTCAAATAAGTTAATTATCTCTGCTTTCATTGTTTCTTCTTCAGATGGATTAAACACACTAATAATATCAACACCCATTAAATTTTCCTTCTTAATTAATTTCCTCTTCGTTTACATCATACCTCACGGTCCCAGGATGGAGCCTATGTAATTCTTTCTTCAATAGCTCCCGCGCAAAATCATTTCCGGTCAAATCCGTCTTTCCCTGTGCTGCCTTAATAGAAAACAACCTGTCCGTGTCTTCGATTCCTAACCAAAACTCAAACATCGGCATTTCATCTATCCCCTTCCTCTATAACTCCTTATCCTCACTTCTGGTTCCACAAAATCAGCATCTATATGTTGCTTAATAACAGACAACATCCACTCCCTACAATCAGCCGTATTACAAATCCATCCCCAATCATCCTTGTTCTTGTAATCAAATCCAGCTTTATTTTTAAGCATTTCAATAAATTCGGAAAAGAATTCCCTTTCGGCTAAGCTACCTCCATCACAATTCCCGGATGGAAAGTGTGCCTTGCAACCATATAGCAACGTTGGAAAATCTGCATCATCTTTATGCTTACTCTTTGATTTCCGTTGTGATATAGGATATCTGACCCGCTCTGATAGCAATAAATTAAACGCCCAGACATATTCCAGAATTTGTTTCTGCTTAATTTGAAGCTGCCGGTTCGCAATCTTAGGAATCAAGACAAGCAGTTCCTCGATTCTGTTTGTGTCTGTCGCATAGCCCATGATTAGGTTTTCAACAAATTCATGAGCGTTCTCCTGTTGTAACTGTTTTTTGATAATATTTGACTGTTCTAACGACAACATAAGCGCATTTTCCTCCCTATCTAACTAAGCATTTGCTCCAGATGTTCTTTCCAGTAACCGGATGTTTATCTATTCTCCGTCTACCTTTAGAATTCCAACTTCCACCTCTATTATTTCCAATCAATGTAAAGCCAGACGCCAATAATGATTTTCCATTTTCTTCTTGAAGAGTATATGTAATAAGATTTTGATACCCCATTTCCTTTGCGATATGAGATACCTTTGAATACAAAAGGCTGCACAAATTTTTGTATCCCGTTTTAACGCATAACCGTGTGACCTCCAATGTTTTTCCATCATCTCTGTATCAGCTTACTGGCCTTCCGGCTATAATGACCCCCAATATAATCTCCCCATCCGTGGCAGCAACGGCAAATTTGCACCCTTGTGGCGCTACATGGTGCCTGTGATATTTATCCACAAACTCTTTAGCAGCTTTAAAAGTAATGGGGATGATCTGATATTTCATAAGAGTGTATTCTGGGAAGTAATCATCCATATACTTAGCAGCTTGTTTATATGTGTGGCATAAATCACAGAAAATTTCCCATCCATCATCCATCAAATCACCAAGTACATATGTATCACCATCACCAATTTCTTCCTCTGTAAGAATCATATACTTTTTAGTTGATTCTTTGGTTAATATGAACACCCAGGTACACTTCTGCGAAAATACTTCTACCATGCTCTCACCCACTTCCCAGTAAACATGTATTTCATAGTAACACTACTTGTACTACTTCCATTTTATATTCTTTCTGTCCTGTCTGTTTTTCATGGTCCATACCACTAAAAGCTCGCCAGTATACAGAATCCATTCCATTTTCCATTTTTCCCTCTATCTTATCAAAGAATGGCTTATATGTATTTTCATAATCATAATCTCGATTATCTGTTTTTGGTAGCTTTACATATTCTTCGGCTTTCTTGTTCACATCGTCAATAAAACTCTGTGCGTCCTGTTCTGTATCAAAAGTCAAAACATCTTCTGGTTTATCACCATATCCATATAAACATTTATTTTTACACACGTTCCTGCCACCACTAAAAGAATTTAAGAAGTTGAAGCTTACACCATAAGCAAATTTTGCATTCTTCCATCCTTCTAATGTCTTGCGTCTGATTTCTTCCCCATAATCACGGTCAATAAATCTTACAACATCTTCAAATGTCATTCCAAATAAATGAGATTGTAAAAATCCATCTCCTAAATCCTTTTTAATACATTCAATTGCGTCTTTGGGTCTTCCTAAAAACAATCCCATTTCATCATACGGATTATTCGGACAGTAATATTCTCTACCGTCCTTATCTTTCTGGATTACACAGCAATCAATCTGATTTCCATTCTTATCATATACCGCAATTTTATCTACAATCCTTGAATACTCTCCTCTGGCTCCATTTAAAGCTTTGAACCTTCTTATTTTATACACTGTGAACACCTCCATCTATTCTTGATACTATGTAATTCTCCATTTGAAAAGTATATTTCTTCACTGATTTTCTAGTTCAAATATTGCGCAGCGTAGTGCTGATAACTCTTTGTCTAGTTCTGCCCACTCATAAGTATGAGAATTAGTTTTCTCCTTCTCTCTCTCAATTTTGTACATTAATTTGTATAATGTATCTATCTGTTTTTTTATCATAGGCTTTCCTCCTCATAATATCCTCCCATATATTAACGCCTTCTTCCATGTAAACGTGCATTTCATGGTGTAACCATTCGTTTTCCATTTCTCCCTGTGCATGATAAAGAGTTTCAAGCATGTCTACAAGCGTATTTACTGCACTTTCCGTCCTACAAAGTATTCATTTCCACTACTCCAAATTTCTCCCTCAGAGTAATCTCTTAATCTATCCGCAATTTCTGTAAACCAATCAATTCTACGTTCTTCCATCTTTATTTTCTCCAATCTGCCCAAATGGACTTGAAATTTGTATTGTCACACCAATAATGGGCTTTTCCATTCACAAAACCCAAACGCTTCACACATAACAAATATCATGTCTTTATGCTCTACAGCTTTATCCCAGCAATTTAGACACCATGTATATTTGATATCCGCAAAAGCATATTGCTTTACATCACTATCAAAGATTCGTATATTATCAATCTGGTAATCTCTATTTCCACGTTTGCGCATCTCATAACTGAAGTAGTCTATAAGACTTTCTTTCATTTTTCCTATGTCCATCTCTATACCTCCATTCAGTACGCCGCATTATAGAGGCTCTCCGACATACATTTAACCCGTGCCATTATGTAATCCCCCTATTTCAATAATTCACGTTTTATCTGCAATTATCACGATAATCAATAATTGCTTCTTCAACACTATCGTTCCAATCATTACAATTATTCGGAACTAAATTTGTTTCTGTATCAAATACAACAAACCCAAAATAATAGGAAGAATATGGATGTTCCCTTTTAAATCTTTTAAAGTCATAATCACAGTCGCCTGTAGTTCCGTCTAAATCTTCATATACAACGACTCTTATTTCTTACCTTTCATCAAGTCTCATATTATTCTCCAATCTGCCTATGTAACTTTGAAAATTATATGTTCATTCTATTTACTTAGGCAAACTTAATCCTCTTTTAGTAAATTCATGTTGCATACACATTGCTGCTGCATATACGTCTGTTTCTTCTAATGTGTTACCATCCATAGAGGTATACGGCTTATTGGATAAAACACTCATACATGCCTTCCAATAATATTTTAGTTCTTCATCATTCATCGTTTTTAAATTACGCATTTAGTCCTCCAATCTGTCACACAATGACTTGAAATTCGCTTTTCTTCTGTTCTCTAAACTTTTCTTTTACAATAACGCTCTTAGCTTTTCTGAAAACTCTTTCAATGCGTTTTCTTTATATTCCTCATTATGTACAAGGTCAACAACGCCAGGAATGCCAGCAAAACCATTTCTTTTAGCTTCTAACATTAAACAAGTTTCTTCCTCTACATCAAACGCCACATAACACTCATCTACTTCTTTGTATAGTCTTCCAATCAATTCCTTCTTAGTCTTTGGATTTTCGATTGTAAGCGTTGTACACCAGTCCTCATTACAAGGATTATTACCTTGCATATAGAGTATAATATCTTTCTTTTCTTTCTCTACTGTAAAAGAAAAATCTGTGCCTTCTGATACTTTCTCTAAATATTCCTCTATTTGTTCAATTTTCATTGTTCTACCTCCATAATATCTATAAGTTGAAATGTGAATTTCCTGCTATCGTTCAATCATATATAAAATTGTCTCTGCCTATATATTCACCAGCTTCATAATCTTCATCTGAACAGCCTGAATACCATGTACACTTACCATGTCTATCTTCCTGTTCTGAAACTTCTTCCATACAATCCTCTTCACTATTACCATGGAAATACAACCGTTCCCCATCCTCATAATCAGCAACAATTTTCCACGGTGTAACTAATGGCAAATATTCTTCTTTTGATATTCTAGCCATCGTAATTCCTCCATTCATCACACGAAATTGCATTTTCTTACGCAAGTCTCCGTTTCCGTTCTATCTCTTCTAAATACTCCTCAAATTCCGGAATGCACTCGTTCAATTCTCCAAAATCACAACGCATTTTTATGCCATTCTTTTGGAGAAGATAATGACCGTATTCACGTGTAACGCTAATTCCATTGATTTTTATTCCAGTTATTTGCATTATTTCACCTCCTGAACATCATTACCATGTGACGAGTGGCCACAAGCCACATCCCTATTACAATACATACTATAGCAGCCATTCCAGCCGTTCTATCAATTGCAGAAATTGCGCACCCTAAAACGATCATAATGACACCACACAATTTTTGCTTGATGAAATATACCCTCATTCGTGTTTTTGTTCTATTTCTCCTAGCCCTCTGCAAATCAATAATCTTTTCCGCTTCTGTGAGCGTATATAACGGCTCATAACAGATTGTCTCCTTTAACATATTTCCTTACCCTCCTGTATTTTTCCGATTATGAACACTATAAAAGGCACTACGGTTTTTTATTCTCCGTAATGCCTTCTGACTGTTCACAATAAATTACAATTTCTTCGGGTTTAATTTGCCTTTGGTAGCATTTCTCTTAAATCGTATTCTTCTAGTTCAATACCGTTGATGGATACGAACACGGTATAATCGCATATGTAACACTTTTCTTCCCGCTCTTGTTCCTCCGTTGTATCCAAAATATTACAATCGGAGTCTTCTATTTGGTTCCAAGAAACTCTATTATCTATAATAGATAAATCGGATTCTTTGAAGTCTGAATAATTGCATTTATTGATATATGCAAGTAACAGCTCACCAATTCTATTATTAGCATGAATATCTACATCAAAGTTCCCATTATAATATTCCATACCGGAGTACTGACAAAATTTTCCCTCTCCTTCTTTAGTCCACTCGTTAACCATTTTGATTCCGCCTTGAATAGACAATTTGAAATTGTTCTGAAACTTTGCTATATTTAACATGATTTTATCCTACAATTTTCCGTATTATAAAAGGAAGGCTGCTAAACCTTCCTTTTACTGACTCTATGTTGTTAAAAAATCATTCCAATGCTGCAACAAATTTCTCCATCCACGCCTCACTAACATTCCCGGCAAAGATGTTTTCTATTAAGCGGCTCGTTAAATTCTTTTCTGTCAGCCACAATTATACAAAATTCTTTGTAAGAACCTGTTTCTAAAACCTCATTAAATGTCATTCTTATAATGTCCGCCTCCCCTATTTGCTCCCATATAGTCCAGACAGTGACTTATAGTTTTTATCACTTATCCATGGTAACTGTGCAGCGTTTCCACCTCTGACAATCTCCGTTGTGCCGTCCTCATAGAAAATTTTGCCGACCTTGTTCCCGTTTTGGTCCATAGCGCTATGCCACTTCTTAACGGGTTTCCCGTTCCATACTTTCATATATGTACCGCCTTTCTTTTCGTATTTATACGGTTGTATGCCATTGTAAACCACGCTTATTGTATAAAGGAATCCAGTGTGCTTCATAAAAATCATATCCGGCACCATCTATTCCGAAGAAGTAACCAAATTCATTTGATTCATAAATCCTAAAGCCACAATCGGCCATTTCATTAAGATGATTTTCAAGCCACCAATTGTCACAAGAATCAGAAAACTGCCACATTGTTCCCCACATAGGAAAATAATCATCGTCTTCTCTGCTTAAATCCTCTTTTAATTCCTCGACCTTTTCGCCATTGGCAAGTTCAATAACTGCAATTTCTTCTCCATCTTCATTTTCTTTTATCTCTTTTATATAACCCATTTCCTGATTTTCATTGCTCCATACTCTACAACCTTCTGAAACTGGCGTGATTTCTCTCCAACCGTCAATATCTAAATTAAACAATTTTTCTATCATTCCCAAAGGGAAAGCGTTAAAAGTTCCAACCCATTCTCTACATGCTTCTAAAATTGTTGTAATTTCTTTTGTCATAGTCTCCACCGTTTTAACCTTTCTTATTCTTCAATTTTTTCTCTTCCAGTAATGAAAAATCAAAAACTCTCTTCTCTTTACTGGTTTCAACTCCATCTGCTAATATCAAGCCATTTTCTTTTGCTGTTTTTTTGCTGTCTTAAACAGTTTATATTCTTTCATCGTTTCCCCTCCATAGCCTCCTGGGCAAGCCTAATCGCATATCCTCCGGCCAATATTAATAATGCTACTACAAAATCCATTATGTATCCCTCCATAAGTAAATGAGCATATACACTGTGACGTGTATATGCCCTAATTATCGTTCCCAATACCATCCTGTGCCATCCTCTGTATAAAGCATTAACCCCGTGTCTGTGACATCAAAATCCGTCACGCTGGACATATTAAAATAGTTGGAATTACCCATAAAAATAGACGCTGTGACAAGCGCCGTTGTTACTGCCGTTATTAAGATTGTAGTTATAGTTTTCATTTCTCCCATCCCTCCATTTGCTCAATCTCTATCAGCATACGTGGCTGTTTTTCTGTTATTTTGTACTGTTTCATTCTATTTTCCCTCCCGCATTAATATTTACGATACTTGCGATATTGCCAATCCCAATAGCATCTCGCAATTTCCTGACCGTTATCATCTAAATAGATGACTTCCCCAGACTCGCCACGTCCATAAGTTATGGCAAGCTCCAAAATATCATTACTGTCTGTATCATCTAATTTATACACCCGGCGGCTTGTGTTGTCGCTAACTATGGCCAATGTTCTCATAAAGTTGTTTCCTCCTTTACAGCTTTGATTTTCTTTATCACTTATCCATACAAGCAAGCTTTTGACTTCCTTGCATGGGAAATGATAAAAGACAGCCGTAATTGACTGTCTGTAATATGTAAGTCATATGTATTTGTATACCGCTTTGTCGCTGCCTCTATAGTCTGTCAGTCTATAGCCTTCTAGCGGTTTGCAAACTAAGCTATTTGCAACTGTTAATTCCTTGTACAATACAAGAGGTATTAACTACCTACGGCGTTTTTATCACAGGCACGCCGCCTTGATTCCTAATCTAGTACCGCCCCACATGGGCATGTTAGTTTTCTGTTTCGGAAATCACCTGGTTATATATCTATACTCGTTTTCGCCGCCTATCCTCATTTCCCTTTGCCCTCACATACCAAACATACAAGTTAGTGTATAAAACTGAATCCATTCAGCTTGTAAATGATTATGCTACTCCAATTACTTTTAGCGGTTACTCACTTTTTAGAATTGTCAAGGTACGATATATTTGTTACTTCTCTTTTTGGACGCACTTAACACACGTTCTGCAAAGTGAATCACAGAATGAGAAAATGCGCTCAATTTGTTTTAGGGAATTTTCCATCAGATTTGACGGATTCCAAGAAATGTGATATACTCAATCTTGATTAGGGACTGAGGACACGTTAGCATTTCTTAAATGTGTTCCCTGGAATTGGGTGGAGTTGGTAGCTCCGCCCTTTTCTTTTGTCACCGTTTGTTACGGCAAATGGAATTGGGAAACTGAATTCCCCACGGCTGCACCGTCAATTCCTCTGTTATTATGCAATGTCTAAATGCTCTTTTATTTTCTTTATCTCCATGCGGAGATTGATTAATTCAAGTTCCATGCTCTCGCGTTTCTTTTCCATCTGGAGGGCTTCATCAAGACGCTGTTTAAGGAAATCGTGACCCTCACCGATAATGTCGATTTTCTTGCTAATCTCGTTTTCAATGGTAAGGTTGGTTTTTGTAACTTTTTCATCTACTCTTTCAATTTTCTGGTTCAATGCATCCAGCTTTTCCAATATCAATTTTTCTGTTTCTGTCATTCTTTGTTATCTCCTTTCCTTAACTTCTGAATCAAGTATAACACTTTACTTATTATGAGTCAATGGTTTTTTCTAATAATTATTGATTTTTTTCAATATATTTTATCTCCATCAGGGAATTCAAAACCAGAAAAATATTTTGCCCCCATAATTTCAGCAATCATTTTCATTTCCTCTTCTGAAAATTTTCCGGTTTTTAATCTTTGGGAAATAGTACCTTGTGTTACGCCAAATTTTTTAGCAATATCTTCTTGGCTGATTTTAGCTTTACTCATAGCACGCTTAATCTTTTCTTGCGTGTTTATTTCCATGTTTATCCCTCCTACCTTTCAAGTGATTCCATTATAGCATAAAGTGCATACAATGTCACACCCTGATAGGTTTACAGCTTAGTTTTCACTCATAAAGTGTACTTACGATACCGCCACGGGAAGGCGCTGTCATGGTATCATTCCCCTCGTTGTTAGAGGGATTGTATTACTTACCTTATCACTCTGCATATGGTCTATCCTGTTTAGTGTTTTGCAATTTTTCGCTAGGCTCTCCGCCTGTAATGCTCCGAGTGCTTAATCGCTACTTACATTAATCGCTTATAGTTGTTTTTATGTGCCGTTGGTAACGGTGGTTATTACAACGTCAATTTATGCTTTCGCCTACCCCGACGATTGTTACTTTTAACAGTTACCCAGATTAATCACTCTTGACTTCCTTTTCCTCTTGTCTCTGCCGTGCCATCCACGCAAGGAATTGTTAAAACAGTCAATTATAATAAATTAGACTGATAGACCATATGCAAGCCCTAAGGTTTGGGGATGTAACGCCATATCCCGTTTGCGTCCTATTCTACACGTAGGAACCGTATCACTGGTTGATAGTGCTGCTAGTACCATTTACGTATGGTGATAGCATTGAGACGGTACAGGATTGATAGCGACCGTTACATGCAGTTTGTTTCATGCAGTAACTTTGGAAACCCTTTGATTCACACTATATTACGGTTTTATGGATGCTCCGCACGGGGAGCAAACGACATTATCCGATTTTCAGTGAATCTCCGGAATTAATTTTGACTTTCACCCCGTCGCGGACTGATTTATTACGTGATTCTCAGATTCACGGGCATTCCCTTTTATACAGCGTGTATATGCTCAACTCGTTCCTGCGCTTACCCTTTACTGCATCCGTAGTCCTCATTTTGGTTATCTATGGTATTTCAGGTACAATCCCCTTACGCCTAGATTGATCGGCGGCGGTAATCATTGTAAGTGTGGTACCTGCTTTCACACACGCCAGCACAATTATATGGCATTGCTGATCTTGAGCCGTTGGAAGTATTACGCCGTGTCCATGCGTTTATCGGTTTCCTAGTTTTATTCTCGTGTGGTACTCTTCCGATAAACCGTCCACACTAGGCTATATAGTTCACTTATGACCCTTTGACAAGTAGCCCTCAATCCATAATAGATAGTATAGACACTTAAGACTTGTCTCACTGGTAGACCTCAAACCAATTAAAAAGAGTGTAAAACCCTTAATAATTCAATAGGCTTTACACTCCTGGTATGCTTGGATTAATATGTAGTTATGCGGTATGCTTTTTCGTGTCGTGGATGTGATCATCAAGAATCACATGGACACGTTCTACTTCATCGAGGATAAGCGATTCAGATTTCATAATCTGATTTTTCAGATTACGTTCTGTGGACTTAATTTGTAGTTCTACGCTATCCATTCGCATTTCCATACGCTCGTTCATGGCTTTCATTTGTGAAAGCAATAAGTCAAGCTTTTCACTGTCTGTCATTCTCTCACCACCTCCCTATACTGGGTTGATATGGATTGATTATACCATAGGCAGAGTGTAAAGTCTATTCAATTATCAAGGTACTTTTGTGTTGCTATTATGGTGTAGGGCTTGTGCCCTGTCCCTTGGGACACTTATAATATAGCATAGGTTTAACCTATATTCAATAGTTTTTACGCATTTTTTGTTGATTCGTTATTATGCACTATTTATATATCATCATAGGTTTAACCTATTATGTAATATGCACAATAAAGAATGGATTAATTGACAACGTACATGATATAATGTTATTGTTATATACTACCCTCGCATAAAAAAGAGAAGTATATACATAGTAATTTAGAAATGAGGGGTTAAACAATGGCATATAGTAAGGGCGCACAAGATAATTACAGAAAAAAATGTAAACAAATTGGATTGAAATATACACCCAATGAATTGCATGAATATAACAGGATTGTGGGGTATTGTAAAGTTAATCATATGACATACCAAAATTATATTAAATCACTAATCAAAGCAGACCTGGACGCTAAAGGCATACCCTACCCCATAGACGATAATATGCCGGACTAATAGTGTAAAATGGATTGTGGCCCATTGTAGTACATTGTATGGGTATATGGTGAGAGTTGATGGAAGTTGATGAATTGTAGACATTATAATGTAGGGATAGGATTGATAATGAACCAGGAACCAGAGGAATTATATTGATGGCATGTAAACGTGTCAATGTGTGTAACGCATTGTAGAGCATTTTAAGGCTAGTTTATGGTTATAGGTGGATAGTTTTAGGGTAAGGGCATTAAATGGATATATGGGCATTGTGGTGCGTTTGGTGAGGTGTTAGAGGTATTAGGTTGTATGCATGTGGGAACTAGCATAGGTTTAGAGCAAGATAATAGACACAATGTCAATTATTGTGATTAGTGTTTATTATTGTGCATTTTATTGATTTATGTAAAATTATGTTGTGGCATGTTATTAGATTTTTGATTGGTAATAGGCATGTGATAATTAATGAACATAGTGTTGATTATATCAAAATGTTGTAAATACAACATTTACAACATTTCGTCCGAACTTGCAAGTGAGTACTTGCATATTGGGCAACGTTGTTTTTACAACATAATACTTATGGTATTCAATACTACATCACGTAGTCAGTATATAAATAAAAAGCGTACTTATAACAAAAGTACGCTTTTTTGATTTTTGCCTTATTTATCAAGGATTTTTGATGTCCTGTCCATGGGTGGGGGTAGGTTTACATTTCCCAATTAATCCCATTTTTACCAAATGCCCCTATCTAATCCACCCACACATGACCTTAAATTTTTCATTTTCCGACATCCAAAACGCATCACAAAGTTGTCTAAAATCCACACACAATTCACAAAATCGCTCAAAATAAGTTCGATACACGGTTCGGTAAAACAACGTATTTACAACAAAAACTTAATTTTCAGACAATTATTTTTATCTTAAAACACCTCAAAATCATTCCCTAAACCACCTAAAATCTCTTATAAATCAAGCACTTTCCCGAACTCCCTCTTTATTTAAGGAAATAACATCTCACAATCATCCTAGATCGTACTATAAAATCTCAAAAACCCCTTGTAATTCAACGAAATCTCCTCATTTCCGAATCTCCTCACCGAAGTCATTATTTTTATGTGTGCGCGCAGGGAGCATCTTACTCCCCTACCTGGCTCCGGAATCATATAGTAATTTTTATCAAAGTAGATACTATCAATCTCTGACATCTTTGCTGTATGGTCTATATGGACTGTCCTATCTTTTTCAGTCTTTAATTTATCAAGCTCGTCCTGAGTGAATACTACATAACGCCCTTTCTCGTACTCATACCCTTTAATTATATCGTCATTACTCTTAATCTCTTTATTACAAGATGGACAATATTTCTTATATTTTATCCTTTCATGTGAATCCTTACAGAGCTGATTGAACGAAATACTAATATCCCTGGTTGTCTTGTATAAGTCTGAAGGAATGTAGAGTACGCCTACAGATATTGCACTTTTTTGAGCTACCGCCATTTTTCATCACCTTCCTTTGTGAATTGTATGTACGGTATTTGTAAAACGTAATTTATGAATTATTTGGAAAGAGAAGTTTTAAATGGAGAATAACTATATATCACATAAATCAAAAGAAAGGAAACTATGATCATGACCAAAACACAAGTTATACCACAGAAGTTTGTATTCGCTGAGGAAGGAATGACTTTGCATAGCAATAAACCAGAGAATGAAATTGAATTCCCTGGCCTTAAGGTAACTGTTGAAATTGATGCCTATAAGACAAATAAACATGTTCTCAAAGAGAAATTGGAATCTATTTTTGAAGAAGTCCTTGGATACTTTGATTAAAAATGGGGGTGGTGTAGTGCAAGTAAACGATATTTGTGATATAATTATACAAAATCTTACAAGAGAGTGGGAAAAACGTATGAACAAACAATCACTTATAGAAAAGTGGGAAATACCTAAATATTCTAAAAAGGAAATCAAAAATGCGGGAAAGGCCATAGCTACTCCTTCAATTAGTAATGAGGAACGTGATATCGCTTTAGAGATATTAAATAATTGGCGTTCTGCTCATGCATATCCACTTCAAGTTATTGCAAGCAATTTAAGATTACGAAACCCAACTGCTATTGTAGTTCAACGTTTAAAACGTTTAGAATCAATCACTGGTAAGCTAGAACGATATTCAACTATGGATTTATATAGAATGCAAGATTTAGGAGGATGTCGGGTGATTGTAGATTCGTTAGATGAAGTGTATGCTGCAATATTAAATTATAAGAATTCAAGAATACGACATATCCTCAAGCGTGAATATGATTATATTCAAGAGCCAAAGGACTCTGGATATCGCTCTTATCATATGGTATATCAGTTTCATAGTGATAAAAAGGAAACCTATAACAAAAATATGTTGATAGAGATTCAGTTTCGTACAAAACTCCAACATACATGGGCAACGACTGTAGAAATGATGGGGATTTATACAAAATCACAATTAAAAGCTAGTATTGGAGATGAAGATGTATTAAGATTTTTCGTTCTTGTATCATCCGTATTTGCAAAAATGGAGGGAACACCTATTGCTCCAAATACCATTGATGACTTTAACACACTCATATCTGAAATCAGAGAAATAGATAAGAAGCTATATATCGTATCAAGATTGAGTGCTTTATCTGTAGCAATAAATCATGTAAATGAAAACACTAAAATTAAAAAAAATGGATATTATGTTTTACAGCTAAATTATAAGAAAAAATTATTAAAAATAAATTCATTTCTCAAGTCACAAGTTGAACTTGCAACTAATGTGTATAATAAAATCGAAGAAACCAATAATCCAAATTTAGATGTTGTACTTGTGTCGGCAACATCCTTTGAAACATTAAAAGCAGCATATCCTAATTATTTTACTGACATTTCAGGTTTCGTAGATATGATGCGAAGAATACTAGCTTAAAAACATTATTCAAGACAGGTGAATCATATACCTGTTTTTTTTGTTACGTAAAAATAGATAAACTTATTCCGCAAACGGAGAACTATATATTAATAGCCACTACAAAACTAATATGGAGGATTTTATTATATGAATACAAATACAGCTTTACAGGTAACAAAATTTGATTTTTATGGGGATTCCCTCATCGCCATCCGGGATAATGCGACCGGTGAGATTTATGCAGCCATCAATTTTATACTTAGAGGTATTGGATTTAATAGAGAGCAAATCCGTAAAAGAAGAGACAAATGGCTAAATGATGTTGTTCTATTTAAAAGTATCGAAAATTTCAAAATACCAACAAGTGAAGGAGTGACCCAAAATGGCACCCCTATAAATTCACAAGATACACATTGTATATCCATTCGTAAACTTCCACTTGCCCTAGCAAAAATCAACATTACACCCAAGATGAAACGGGAACAGCCAGAAATCACATTAAAGCTTGAATTATATCAGGACAAATGCGCTGATGTATTAGCATCCGTATTTATTGATAACAAGTCAGTATCCGATATAAATCTTCAGCCACTAATTGATGTCATTACTACTCTCTCATCATCCATCGTGACCATGCAACAAGATATTACATCAATCAAACTAGCCCAAGAAAACATTCAGAAACAGATTCCAAAGAAACGATTCTCATTCTGGGCCACCAAAATGTTTCCTAAATATCAGTTGTTAATGGATTACTTCGGCATACAAGAAAACAAGGATTTATATAAGGAACTATATAAAGAATTTCATAATATGTATCCGGATATGGAACTTAATCAGATAATAGACGATTACTGTTATGAAAATAAATTAGATAGCTGTTATACCTTAGACGCTATAGAACATGACAAAAGTGTACGGAGCTTATTTGAGGCAATGGTTGATGGGCTTTTGGAGAAATATGAATTGATATCTAATTTAAATTCAGTACGGCAGAAAACAATTTTTGATGATGTAGTAGAGAATATATCAGTAACCCACCAGAAAGGACCCGTAATCAATGAATAACAATTTATTTCTCAATACAGTGTACAACCATACATACAACGAAATCTACAGACGATATCAACTCTTATCTGATCAGGTTCTAATTGATAATTGGAGATACCATCAACACCAGGTACAACGCAAGGATGATTATCACTGGATTGCATTTTCAGTTTGCGAAGATTTACTTAGACAAAGAGGGAATACATATCTGGACGATACTTATCCAAAAGACTGAAGGAGGAATACATATTATGAAATTATTCGTTAGAGGACCAGAACAAATAAGATATCGCCGGCAATCATATAGTTATCCATCAACACCTACATCAAACATAAAGCCAGGTGATACATTATATGGCCTAAATGCTGACTACCATGTAGACAGAGTGGAATATAGTAAATCTGATTTAATTGTATATGCCACTAAGACACAGATACAAGAGAGGATGCATTAACTATGGCACATGACAGGATTACACCATGCAAATTTTATATTTGCAAAGGAGAATGTAGTAAGGGCAGAGACTCGGACCACAATGGTTACTGCCAAAAGTGTAATAAGTATGAACCGAGATGCAAGGTGAAGAGAATTAGCAGGAAGAAGGAAAAATTAGAGAAGATACGATTGAGGGAATTTAATGATTAATGACAAATAAAATGTTTTTTAAGAGTACTTTTATATATGAACGTAGTGAATATATAAAAGTACGATATTGTCTGTCTTATTAAATGAAGTATATATTATTTCAGTTCGGCAAACGCTCTAAATAGAGCGTCTACTGAACGACTAACCTAAAAATGACGCTCTATTTAGAGCGTTTGCCGAACTCTCGTAAATATAATGGAGGTATTGTTATAGATAAAGTGAGAAGGGAATATTTCACCAGATTTCCTAATGAATATATACAGGAAAATATCAAAACCAAATTTGGTGTTAGCCGCAAATTTTATATAACCTATATACTCATCGACAAATATAGGTCTTATGAGGATTATAGCTGGATTACCGTACGAAAAATCCTTGAGTTTTATGGTTACAAAACAACAAGTAGAAAGCCCAAGGCGTTTAAAGAAGTATTAGATGTCCTAGAGTACATGATAAATAATAAAATGATTAAAATCCAATGTGATTTAGACTCTCTTAATTATGACACTGGAATAGAAATCAAAATCATTCCAGAAAATTTTGATTACCCAGACCACTTTTGTAAGCTCACATCATCTCAGCTTGACGTAATTATGATGAATGATTCTGTCATAAACAGAGAATGTCTTCTTATGGCGTTTCTTTACATTAACTCATACATAGGAAATCGGCCAAAGAAAGATGATGGCTCCGAAGTCATGTTTAATCCAGAGACAAAACCAGAAGCATTTTGGAGAAGTATTGAAAGTATGTCAAAAGAGCTTTCTATGTCAAAAGACACTATCACACAGTGTATTGACTTTCTTACCACATCTACTGGTGATAAAAAGGCATTACTCATAAAAAGAGAAGTAGGTAGTGTACAACCAGATCCACGAAAGCCGCCCCAAAATGTCCCAAACATTTATGTTCTTAATAAAGATGGCTATCAACAGGAAATAGAATGGGCATTGCACAAGATGTTAGAGGTCTATGGCGTTGATAGCTTTGACAAAATAAAAGGGGGTATTAAAAATAAGCCAAGGAATATATAGTATTAAAAATTTAAGGAATGGAAAAGTTTATATTGGAAGCAGTTTCAACATTGAAAAAAGGATAGCCGCCCATAAAAATGATTTAGCCAATTACACACATCATTCTTATAAACTGCAAGCTGATTTTAATTTAACACATAATATATCTGATTTTGTTTTTGAGATTTTAGAAAACACAAACTGATCAAGAGCTAATCTTTATAGAAAGGAGCAAAAATATATAAATGAATTAGATACATATCATAACGGATATAACTGTTGCAAATTCGCAATAAATCCAAAGTACACAAAAGGGAATCAACAAAATATACAACAGAAGTCATCTAATTGCAGATATGTAAAGATACCACGAGAAATAATATATGCCAAAGACCTCGGAGATAAACGAGTGATTATTTTTTCATACTTATGCGCAAGACGCGCCCTGGATGATACAGTAGCCTTCTCTATCACAGAGTTGTGCCACTGGTCAAACCTGAAACCTAACTATAGGGATGGAAAGATAAATCAAAAATATTATGATGTTTTATTACTCCTCTCCCACTACGGATATTTTGTAGAATGTCCGGATTTTGAGAGTTACCTTCATGAGTCTACCAATTCAGTAAAATACCAACGCGTAAAACTAAATATAGAGAAGTTTGATGCACTGGATAGTTTCGGAATAATTTACTTTGATGAACTACAATTTTGGATTTCAATGGAGAATTAAAAGATAGCGACATTGACCTCGCCAGAATGTCATCGGCATACATATTATTGCTCATCTCCTATCTCCGTGTAAACATGAACCGTAATCCCGATAAACCTTTATGCTGCTATCGGCATTATCAGAAGATTGCGGAGGATACCGGATTGTCAGAACGATATGTAAGTAGAATCATAGAAATTTTGGATACTATTAAAAAAATGAAACGTGCACGGTACAAGGGTTCAAATGATAAAGTTAGATTTAGTACAACTCCCAAGATTTTTGCCGATTATAGGCGGTTTATTAAAAATACTAATGGAGACACCATACTTGATACGGAATATGACTACAATGCTGAAATAAGCAAACAAATAGAATTAATGAGAAAAGAGAATATTACTATATAACTATTAGCCTATCACACCATAAGGAGTGAATGAGAATGAAATATATTTTAATCGCGAAAGGAATTTTAATACATGACAGAAACCACAACAGGGTACCTTGCTACTTTTAAATCACCACACTATCCATCAAGGCAAGAATTACATAGTACTTTTGGCGGAGTAATTATTGAATCAGACTATAGCACCGAATATAATGCTCGTTCGTCTAAAGCATCATTTATCGCCAGTCGTATTGATACGGACAGGAAATTCGATTATCAGTGTTTAAGAAATGCAGAATCCAGAGAAAGAGGTAAAAAATAATGATTAGATATAGAAATGTACCAGCAATTGAATTTGATTTAGAATATGATTACAAAATTAAGGCAGAATATGTCTTTGATAAGGAATTAGGAAAATATATAGTAACCTTCTACCTGAGACAATCACAAGTGGGAATGTGGGATCAGATTGACAAGGCCACTGATATTACTTTTGATTCTCCATGTGAGACAATTAAGACGGATATTGCTAAGTACTTTACCAAATTACTCATTAAAGGATTCTTTCAGTATTACATAGACCGCTACGTGTATCAGATGAAGTGTTTTGACAAGGGCAACGATTTATACGAGAAGGAACGTCTAAATGCTCAGCAAGTCAGACTATAGGTATTTCCATAAAGCACGTCAGGCTGCTCTCATCTCTGATTTCGAAAAAACTCATGTTGGCTGCATTGCAGTCTATCAGGGTAATATCATTGCCATCGGATGTAACACCCATAAAACCCACCCCAAACAACAATACTATAATCAGTTCCGGACGATACGCTATGTAGATAGTAAGTATCTTCCTAAAATGCACGCCGAAATACACTGTCTCAACGTAATCCAGAATATGGATATAAATTTCGCCAAAGTGAAGCTATATATCTATCGGACACGTAAGGACCAGGAATTCGGTTTGGCTAGACCATGTGCTTCCTGCATGGCAGCCATTAGGGATTTGGGCATAAGACAGATTTATTATACAACTGATGATGGATATGTTTTTGAGAAATTGAAGAATAGGTAATTATAAATTTTAAATGGAGGCGATAGTAATAAGTGAATACGGTATTAAGATAAAAAATATTAGTGCTGGCATGATATACGATGTCAATTTGGGTATACGAGATTATTTTTCATATACCGATGCCATGCTAAATAATAGTTTGTTTAGTTTTTTTCTACAGAAAAACGGTATGAATGTATATAAAGGAGAAAGCACGAGAGATATAATTTGTTTAGATTATGATTTCGGAAGTCGTTCCTACGAGGAAGAACGAAAACGCCTGGAAAAACTATTTAACGAGTCCGATGAGTCTTCAAGAAAACGAATCTCAGATACATTGAAAAAAGTAGATTCCAGAAAAGAACTCTATACTCCAAAGAAAAGAGATGAAATCCGAGAATTTTTTTATGAAAATGGTGTGGATGTTACTTATAGAAAAAAGAACAAGGATGGCTCTATAAAAGAGGAAAAAATTATACATTATGAAATGCTGTTTAGAACAAGTGCAAAAGCAAAGTTAGGACAAGTAATCTTCATCAATAGTAAATTATATGATAAAGCATATGACTGGTTAACTATTGGACTTGGGAACAAAATGCAATACGATAATGCAAGAATCGTAGAAATGTCGGCCTACGCCCCACTTACCACATCTACTATTGTTGGTACATTATACGTTCCTGTCGAGAATATATTAATTTTAAAGGACCAAGAGTCCTTTTTCAAAACAAAAAGTAAGGTTGTAAAAGCTGAAGAATATGAAGATTCACATGGGCAAAAGCAAAAAAAATGCATTGTTGTAGATGAAGAACGAGAAGTTAAAAATACAATATGGGATGGGATGATGCTAATCGAGTCATCAATACTTCCAGATTGTATTAATGGCATGGCTCTACTACGTAATCATTTATTTAAAGCATGTGGTTTTAGAAGTCACATTCAAAAATTCTTTGCAGATTGGTGTAATAAGAGTGGATATGATTATCAAACCTATCAAATTCAGGATATGTTTGGTAAATGGCATTATTTGAAGGATATCAAGATGATTACTACGGATAATGCTATTAAGTGGAAAAAGTTTGCTAATTTAATGGGTAATACGTTATCAGAAGCCTATGAATATTGGTGCGACAGAATTCATGCCGATGGTGATATATGGGGTATTGTCAAGACGGACCATCCTAGCAAACTAGGAAATTATCAACAATTGAGCTATCAGATGATCAATACTCTTCCGTGTACAAAAGATGACATTAAAGAAATTGCTCAGATAAGTATTAACTATGTGGAACTGTTAAAAAAAGATAATGATGAATTTGAGAAATTTCTTAGAAAATACGCCAATGAAGTAAATCATTATGAGATGCTTGCAGATTTATATAAGCATAACCAAGATTTTGGTAACAGCTCATTTTTCAGAGAAGAAAAAAAGAAAATTATATTTGATTATGTATACAGGCTAAGAAAAGGCAAGATACTAGTAAATGGAGATAATCTAACAGTATGTGGAAATCCGTATGCTCTCCTACTTTATTCTGTCGGAGAAGATTATAAGACAGACCCAACCTTGAAACAAGAAAATGGAACAATCCAATGCTATACAACCAGATTTAAAAATGATGAATTTCTAGCCGCTTTTCGAAATCCACATAATAGTCCGAATAATATCTGCTATCTTCACAATGTTCACTCTGACATAATGGAAAAATACTTCCCTTTTAGCGACAATATAATCGCCGTAAATTGTCTTCTTACTGATATTCAAGATAGAGCCAACGGAATGGATGAAGACAGTGATTTTATGCTTGTGACAAATCAGGCAACTATGGTACGTTGTGCCAAAAGATGTTATCAAGAGTATCCTACTATTGTCAACGCATTAAAAGAATCTGGAATTACATATCAGAATACCAAAAAGGATTATGCTATTATGGATAATAAATTCTCTAAATCTCGTATGGATATTGGGTATTCTAGTAACCTGGCTCAGCTCGCAATGACTTATTATTGGACTGAGATGCAAAAAGAAACTCCTGATAAAAAAAGGCTGAATGAATTGTATGATAATTTTGTAATACTGTCTGTATTGGCCCAAGTCGTAATTGATGGCTGTAAACGAGAGTATGAAATTGTTGGAAACAAAGAAATTGACCGTATTAGTAAAATGCCGTGTATGACTATCAAAAAGCCTTGTGGTTTTACAAAGACAGGTAAAATCAAATATACCAAGTGTGATTTCCCAGAGTTTATGAAATATACAAGGGAAATCAAGTATACTAAAGATGGTAAAGAATTACCCCAAGAGGAGATTGATGTAACCAAAGAAAAGCTCAAAGGAAGAATCAATACAACGCTCTCATGCCCTATGAATTGGTTAGAGTATTGGTTAGATAAAATTCAAAATGCGCCAACAACAAAAACAACTCCTACTTCAGAATTTTTTATTAAAATGCAAGGAAAAGCACATCATCGACAAATGACTAAAATCAAAGAATTAATAATAGAGTATGATTCAAAGGTTAAATCGCTCCAATATAAAAGCATATCTGAGGATGATTACATTTCTGAACTATATCAACATAATGATTATCTAATTGAATCTCTAAAAAAAATAAAAGTAGGGAATATTGTTACCATCAATCGGTTAATAGAAACAGCACTTGGTTTGGAAACTAATAAAAACAAAAAATACTCACAAAATGCTGATACGAAATACACAAGAAAGATACTTAATTACTTATATAAAATGAATAGAGATAAGTTTCTTGTAAATTTTGAACAAAAACGGCAGAGTTAAATTGTAAAAAGTGCTTGTTTTTAAGGCTTTTTTGAGCCAAAAATGCGTCCGTTATATGGAGAGCAAAAGAAAATACAGTGTTGTATGAGTAAACTCCACCGCTATTGCCCGAAGCGGTTATAAATATGGGAGACAGTCTTAAAATGTATACTAGGGGCGGACGTATCATTATTCGCCCCAAATACAATTAATTTAGAACTATCGTGACGACCAGACATCAATAAATTAATCATTGGTAGCGGTGCTGTTATAACAACGGTATCGCTATTAGTGTTGCATAAAACAAATCAATCAAAATTTAATAAGGTTACTATTAGGGGAACCGTTACTAATTAATTTATTGCGGGTTGGACAAGTCAGATTAAGTCGCTGGACTCATTCTCCAGAGAACGCCAGGGCAGAGCTGGCACCTGCTACTCTCCCATTATGGGAAATATAGAACGGAAAGAAGTGAACCAACTATTTTTCAAATCACAAGAAATGAAGCAGATATGTTAAGAGACAAAGGATATGATGAGTTTATAAAGATTTCATCTAAAACTCACAAATCCAGATGTAAACGTTATTGGCTTGTTGAAGATCGTCGTGTATTACAATGTTTGTATAGATACAGAAAAGATACAATCGTCCAGTGACGAAATAAACATGGAAGGTGGTCAGGGCCATCGGAAAATCAAAACTAAAATCTGATGGGATTATGTTTGTTGGAAACAATGCCGAAGATGTTACTGGCAGCATGATACTCATAAAATTTGCAAATAAGCAGATTCTACTTGAAGCTGGGTTATACCAGAAGAATGATTACCTTGAATCTTATAAGGCAAATACAGAGAAATTCAAATTCAAACCTGAAGAAATTGACTATATCTTTATTGGTCATTGTCACATCGACCACATAGGTTTGATACCTCGTCTTGTAAAAGAAGGTTTTTCTGGAAAAATCATAATGACATATCCCACATCAATTATCTCAAAACACCTATTGTTAAATTGTTCCTTCATTCTGTCCGACGAAGCTAGGGTGTTATCCAAACGTTATAGTAGAGATTACGCACCAATATACAGTGAGGATGATGTCTATAATACATTCAAACTTTATACGGTATATAATCAGTACGATACTTTGTTCCAATTGGATGATATAGTAAGCTTTCAGTGGTTAAAAAACTCTCATTGCGTTGGGGCAGCACAATTGCAACTTATATTAAATGATGGAGTTAAAAAGAAGAAAGTACTGTATACTTCTGATATCGGCGCACTGGAAACAAAAAACCATTATGTCGAGAATACGGAAATTCCAACTTATTTTAATGACGTAATAATTATGGAATCCACGTACGGTCTGAATACAAGAATTTCAAAAAAGACTCGTGAATTTGACATAGAACATTTAAGAATAGCTATAGATACCGTGTTAGAACGACATGGCACACTCGTGCTGCCAGCATTTAGTTTCAGCCGTTCTCAAGAACTGTTAACCACATTATTTCTTCTGTTTGGTGATGATGAGAATTTTACAACACCAATTATCGTGGATTCAATGCTTACCTGTGATATATGCGATGATTATGGACAGGTATTACAGAATGATAATTTAGATTTATGGAATAAAGTTTACAATTGGAAAAATGTTAAATATATAAGAGAAAAATCAGATTCACAATCATGTGTATTGGATACGACTCCAAAAATCTGTATCTCATCTTCTGGTTTCTGTACGAACGGCAGAGTCCTCTCCTACTTAGATAGATATTTGCGTGATACCAATTCTATGATTTGCTTTTCCGGTTATGTCGGTGATGATGAATCATATCTTAGTTACAGAATCAAGAATGGAAAATCCCACAAAACAATCAATATAAATAAAAAGCCTGTACCGAATAGAGCTGATTGTATTACAATGCAGTCGTTTTCATCACATGCTAATTTTAATGATCTGTTAAGATATGGAAGTAATTTGCGGACAAATCAGTTAGTTCTGGTCCATGGTTCTATTGAGTCTAAGAATTGTCTAAAAAAACATTTGAAAGATGAAATATCAAGAAATGACAAAACATATAAGGTGACATGTTCAGAACGGGATATGATTATTCCATTATGATGTGCAGTAAAGAAAGAAGGGTTGAACTATCGAAATAACTGTAGATGATATTATAAATGCATTAACCCCAAAAGGATTACCAGATCCAATTATATATCAATACTATAAAAATCTTGAAAAGAGAAAAATTATTATCAATGAACAGATTAGTGATAATTTACTTGAAACAGCTACTCTTCCATTTGTCGAAATGGATAACGATGGAACAGGTAAGCCCATAGAGATAATAATTTCAACTGTTGGCGGAGAAATATATTCCGGATTTAATTTTGTTGATCAAATTGAAAAAGCAAAATCTCCTGTGACAATACACATTATGTCCATGGCCGCATCTATGGGATTTCTGATTGCTATGGCTGGTAAAAATAATCCAAATGTGGAAACGATATGTCATCCTTTTAGCGTTGGACTTTTACATAGTGGTTCTCAATATATGGAGGGTTCTGCTCATGCTGTAAAGGATACATTTGATTTTAGCCAGCATTACGAAGAAAAAATCAAGGATTACATTCTTTCCCATAGCAAAATTGATGCTGATTTATATGAAAAGGTCGAACGTAAAGAATACTGGATGGATGCAGATGAAATGAAGCGTCTTGGAATAGTAGACGAAATTATATAGTGAAAGGATGATTTATTATATGGCAAAAAGTAAGTTACAGTTTAAGAGGAATATTACTGATAAACTAAGTGTAAAAGGAGTCCTCTCTGAAGATGGAACCACTATTACTTATACTGACGAAAATGATATTGAACAGGATGTAAAAGTATCTGATTTACTGAATGTTTTCAAAAATCAGCCTATTGAATTTGGAGTACAGTTAAAGAGCGACGAAGATCTTGATGTGGTTCCTGTTGATGAAATGTAAAAGGCGGTGAGTGCAATATTACATAATTATAGTCGCCTTGAAAATGAAAGTGACGATGAGTTAATTTATCGAGTATGTTCCGAAAAGGAACTTATAGGCTCATGGTACGATGTGGCAGATATTTTAAATGAGTTGACAAATAGCGATTATAGAGAAAGTACATATCGGAAGAAATTCCAGTCATTTCAAAAACTTCTTAAAGCAAATCAATCTAAATTTGCAAATACAGACTCCCAGAACAAAGAAATCGAATTACTGAAACGAGAATTTGAACGTGAAAAAATTAAATTTCGTGATGAAAGACGTTCGTGGAATAAGCAAAATTATGAAAATGCTAGATTTGACGAAGTAATGGATCTTATTAAAGAACGCCTTGATAATTTTTCTCGTGTAGAGTTTACTCCCCATGTGGTTCCGATTGTATCTGGTTCTGACGCAATGATCATTTGTTTGTCCGATTTACATCTTGGACAGTGTTTCTCGTCTGCCTTTGGAGAATATGATTCTGAAATCGCAAAATCTCGTTTAGAAAAATATTTGAGCGAAATTATTGAAATTAATAAAACTAATAATGTAGGGAAAGCGTATGTTGTAATGCTTGGAGATGATATTTCTGGTAATCTTCACAAAACAATTGAAGTGAGCAATAAAGAAAATGTAATTGATCAACTTAAAATCAGCATTGAATATATAAGTTCATTCTGTTACGAATTAACTAAGCATTTTTCAGATGTTTATCTATCTTCCGCTAGTGGAAACCATTCTCGTCTGCAAGCTAAAGATTTGGCGCAACACAGTGAACGCCTGGATGCATTTATTGCATGGGATGTGTGCCGCACTTTGAAACGTCAAGATAATTTTCATTCGCTGTTGCATCGAAGTCTGGATGATGGCATTGCAGATGTTAATATATGTGGAAAAACCTATCTTGCTGTACATGGTGATTTTGACTCTCCTACAAAGCAAGGTTATTTAAATCTCGCTGCTATGGTAGGATTCTTCCCTGATTATGTTTTATGCGGACATAAACATTTTTGTTTCTTCAGTCAGGAGAGTAAATTTATTCAGAGTGGAAGCTTGTCAGGCTCAGGAGATGATTACACTATCGAAAAAAGATTGAGCGGTGTTCCTTCTCAAATGGTGTGTATTTGTAATGATAAAGGAGTTAAGTCTATACATCCGGTAATATTAGATTAATTTAGCAAGCCCTAATTTGAAGGCAAAAGCATATAAGTATACCCCCTATTATAAGAGTATAACACAGATCATATTGGAGAGTAGTCATACTGCTCTCCTATTATATTGAGAAAGGACAAAATATGGAATATAAATCAATATTTACTCCATATGTAGCAAGAAATCTTATTCATATGGGTAATCCAATATTTGATATTAAACCCGATAAAAAGAATACTGATAAAACAATATTCATATTTAAAGAAACAGAAAAATTAAGGCAAGACATGGCTAGTGCAACTAAGCACTAGCTTTTTTAGTGCAAAAAGAAGGACGCAATAATGAGTAAAGAAAGAATATGTGGAATCTATAAAATTGTAAATGAATTAAATAATAAGATGTATATAGGACAAAGTATTAATATATACGAAAGATGGAGACATCATAAAATCCAATTACGACATGATAAACATCATAATTCTCATTTACAGAATGCTTGGAATAAATACGGAGAACAAAACTTCCAATTCGTAATCATAGAAGAATGCTCAGAGAGTGTTTTAGATGTAAGAGAAATATATTATATAACAAAATATAATACTTTTGTTCATTCTAAAAATGCCAAAGGATATAACCTATCTATTGGTGGCGAAGGTATTGGTATATTTACTGATGAAATGAGACAAATATTCAGAGAGGCTCAAAGAGCAAATCCTATATATCAAATAGACTTAGATGGGAATATAATTAATGTTTGGCATTATGGAGCAAGAGAGGCTTCAAAAAAATTAAACATTTCACAAGCATGTATATGGCATTGCATAAATCATGATAGACGTACATATAAAAATTATATTTGGATATACGTAGATGAATATGAATATTTTAAAATATCAGATTATGTCAATCAAAATACACAAGCAAAATCAATCTTACAATATGATATGTATGGAAATTTTATTAAGAAATGGGATAGTGCAAATCAAACACATACATATGGATTTGATCCTTCTGCCATTGTAAAAGTATGTAAACAAAAGTATTCAAGTCATCGTGGATATATTTGGTGTTATGAAGATGATGTCTATATCAAAACGGAAATATAAAAACATTATTCAATTTTTAATATTCTGTATAAATCTGCATTTGCGGACTATGTAATTTTGGGACATTATCACTCTGGAAAAGAACTTACAAGCTGTGAAGGCTGTTGTAATGATGCAGAGATACTTGTTGCTCCATCATTCGTCGGAAGCGATTCTTATTCTGATTCATTGATGAAGGGAAGTAAACCTTCTGTCAAGATATATGGATTTCATGAACTTTATGGACATGACGAAACACATAAGATTATTTTGAGTTAAAGCAAATTTTTATTTATCCAACTCGTGAAGGATAAGGCTGGGTTCCTGAATGGGAGTAGGTCGTAAGGCTTAGAAGTCCTTTGCCCCTGGTGTCGGATTCACATGCATGGAGAGCGCACTGCTCTCCTACTATAAAAATAGAAACTATAAGGAGATTTAATAATACATGAACAAAAATGAAGTTGTTGCAGCAATTGTTGAAAAAGTAGAAACATTAAAGGCAAAGGATGTTGAAGCGGTATTAGCTACTTATGCTGATGTTGTTATTGAAAAACTTGAAAATAATAATGCTGAAAAGGTTGTTCTCCCTAGCCTAGGAAGTTTCAAAGTTAAGGATGTTCCAGAACGAAAGGGCGTATCAGCTCTCGGAGATAAAAAGGAATGGGTAAAACCTGCACACAGAGAGATTATTTTTAAGATTGCCAAGAATGTAAAATGCCTAGACTAAAATTAACTGGTGGTGATTTATTTGTACGATGAAGTAGTTAAGACTATAAATCTAACCTCTGATGAGGTAGAAATATTGATTGATGCACTCTCCTATCGACTAGCCCAGTGTGTATCAGTTGGCGAAGATATTACAGTACGAGAATTGCTGGAGAAAATTCAGTAAATATAGGCACTGTGAGAGTCAAATCTCATGGTGCTTTTTGTGAAAGGAAGTGATGAAAATATCAAGATTTACAGTCTATAATAAAATTGTTACACCAGAAAAATTGACAAAGGTGAATCCAGAAAACATTCAATTGGGAGAAGATTTTTTAGAATACCTTCAATCAATTGATAGAAGCCCAGATACAATAAAAGGATATCGAAATGATCTTAAAATATTTTGGGTATGGTGTTTAGACTTCAATGGAAATAAATACTTTCCAGAATTAACTAAGCGTGAGGTTGCTAAATTTCAAAATTATGCTCTCAATACTTGGAATTGGGGTTCTAGTAGAATGAGACGTGTAAAGTCTTGCCTTTCTTCTCTTTCAAATTACATTCAAGACATTCTGGATGACGAAAAAGAATTCGAAAATTATAAACCCATTATTCGCAAAATTGAAAATCCAGCCAAAACTGCCCGTAGGGAGAAAACTGTATTAACTGATGAGCAAGTGGATGGGCTTTTAGAAACTCTTGTAGAGCGTAAGGAATATGAGTGCGCATGTGCTATTGCTATAGCTGCTTATTCCGGTATGCGTCACGGAGAATTGTTGCAGATGCGACCAGACTTTTTTAACGATAACCATTTTGTATATGATTCCATGTGGAAAACAGATAAAGTTCGTGCTAAAGGGCACGGCAAGGATGGTTTACAGCTTAATAAATTCGTCTTATATGGTGCAAAACCATATATTGATTTATGGATGAATGAACGTAAGGAGAAAGGTATTAACAGTGAATGGATGTTTGTAACAGTTACAGTAAATGGAACTAAACGTATATGGAAAAAGAGAAAAGACACAAGTTCCTGGGTAAAACAATGCACAGAAATACTTGGTGTGGATTTCTACTTACACTCGTTGCGTCATTATACATGCACAAAGTTACATAGAATGAATCTACCTGCTCATGTTATTCAAGAGTTCTTCGGATGGGCAAGTTCTGAAATGCTTCAAATCTATAATGACCTTACTGCCGAAGATGAATTTGGAAAATATTTTACCAAAGATGGTGTCAAGGAAATTAAGCAAGGTTCATTGACTGATATCTAAGATTACCCTTCCTATTTCCTCCCAACATATTCCCCCGTGAGTAATGGGCTTAAAATCACTCTCTCACTCGTTAGATGTATTGGCGAGTTAAAATAAGACGCAATACATACCGGCCTTGGATTAAAGGCAATTTATAATCCCACCGACATCCCAAATCGTAGGCCGACCACTGCCATAGTAAGTGTGGGGATGCCCGAGTCTCGCTGCGTTAGTGTGAACCGTTAATTAGGAGGGTTAACTACTCTCCTATTCTCCTGGGTCTGTCGCCTAATGGTATGGCACTCGACTTTTAATCGAGTTAATGCTGGTCCGAATCCAGTCAGACCCATTCATGGAACAATAGTTAAAAATTAGAAGGAGAGGTCGCACAATGGCTGGAATGCTATTAAGAATGAATGATAAACCCAATGTAAATATAATGGAATTTGTAGTAGACTCTGAATCAGAAATTCAATATCTGCCAACAACAACTAATAAAGGAAGTGGCGTTTTCGAAAATAATCCTAGTTTTAATTTTACTGCTCCTATCGGAAGCTCCTGTATTGTAGGAAACGATGGTGGTGATTTACTTGTATACATGTTATTCTCTTTTGGCTGGAAAAAAATATAATGACAGGAGGAGAATATGGGACTTAATTTACCCACTTTAGCACTTGTTAAAAAATATACTGATTTAAAAACATCTGTTACTGATAAACAAATAAACGCAGCTGTAAACCAATACTTGGAAAATAATCCAGTTTCTCCAGGCGCATCACCTGAAGAATCTGCTCAAATAGGGGCCAATAAACAGAATATCACTAATCTTCAAAATGAAATTGTTATGCGCTCTCCTGCTATCATTACAGAAGCTATAGGTACAGGTAAGGTAAGAATGGATGATTCATCATTCGACTGGCTCTTTTTGTATGCCATTGGCGCAATAGAAAGCATGGCGGACTTCAAATCCGTTAGATGCAGGTTCAAATCCTGTGGGGGGTGTGTTTATGATACGGCTCTTTAACAGTATTTTTTATAATCCAAACAAGAAAGAAGGTGTTTATAATTGGCGAGAAAACCAAAAATCGCCGAAGCATCTGATAATTTTGATGATTCTCACGATTATAGATGTCTTCGATGCGGTGATACATGGGAAAATCCTAATGGTCATTTCTATAAATCTCCCTGGTCAGAGTCATTTGAAAAGAATTCGCGTTTTGTACCCTTGTGTAGAAAATGTGTAAATGAGTTACTTGATATCTACGAAAAGAAGTATGGTACTAATACCGCCTGCATCTTGATGTGCTATAAACTAGATATTCCATACTATTACTCGCTTTTTGATTCCATTATCAAAAACAATAATAAGTTTAGCATCGGTTTATATATGCGACAAATCAATGGCAGACAGTATCAAAACCAGGACTTCTCTCAATCTATTCTAAATGGTGAATTAGGAAAATCTAAGGATGACTTTGAAAAATTCAAGGAAGTAAAATGGTCAAAGCAAGATTTACAAAACCGAGATTATGCTATAGAAGTTGTAGGTTATGATCCATTTGTCGGATATCCCGAAGAAGATAGACATTTTCTATTCAATCAATTATCTCCATATTTAGAGGATGAAGATATAGCTGATGATGCTTTCAAATTGTCACAGATATTACAGATTGTAGATAACAACAAACAAATTCGGCAGTGTGATGTTAAGATAGCAAACCTGGATCCCATAAGAGATGCCACAGATATTAAAACATTAAACTCAATCAAAAAAACATTGGTGGAAGCCAACGACAAAATTGCAAAAGAAAATGAAATTTCAGTGAAGAATCGTTCCAATAAGGATGTAGGAAAGTCAACGCTTACATACTTAATGCGTGATTTAAGGAATAAAAATTTTGAAAGAGCCGAAGCTGATTATTACGACCAGTTAAGAGGTCCAGGAACACAATGGGCAATCTCAATATCCCAAAAAGCAATGTTAGATCATTGTCTATTTGATGAAAATGATAAAAAGGAAGTTTACGAAACACAGATAAAGCTTGTAGATGATTTATACAAAGAACTAGACAGCAAGAAAGAACAGTTGCGTCAATTGCTTATTGTCAACGACAATTTAAAGGCCGAGTTGGAGACATTAAGAGTAGGTGATAGTGATGGAATATCATAAATTAATGTCTGAACGCAAGAAGCGAATATGTGAGTTAGATGCTGAAAGTATAGCATTTTATCGTCGTAACCCCTGCATTGCCTGTGAAGATTTATTGGGTATTAAGCTCATTGATAGTCAAAAGTATATTCTTCAAGCTAGTTGGAATAAACCACATGTGCTATGGTGTTGTAGTCGTAACTTTGGGAAATCCTTTCTCGGTGCCATTTTTATGGTCCTCAAGGCAATATTATATGAAAATCAGGCTATCTACATAGTATCATCAGTTGGTGATCAGTCAAAGGAAACATTTTCTAAGATTGAAGAAATCGTTCTTCGCATCGGTAAAACAGCCGCATCTATCGACTCCCTTAAAGACATAGTTGAAAAAGAAACCAAAAAATCAGGGAACAATAAAACAGGTTTTGGTCATGCTCAGTCAGGTTTCCATGTGGAATTTTATAACGGAAGTGAAATCTTTACACTGAATGGTAATCCGGATAATAACCGGAGCCGCAGAGCCACTTTAGTATTTTTCGATGAGGCTGCATTCTCTTCCGATGAGCTAATTGCTGTATGTGAAGCCTTTGCAACGCAGAATACAGAGTTTAAAACATCTGTTGAAAAAGGCTTTAACCCAGATACATTAAAAAGAAAATGTCCAACACAGCTGGTTTATGCATCATCACAAGATGATATGAGCAAAATCTTTTATCACCATTATAAAAACTTTTCTAAAAGAATGCTGGCTGGTGATAGAGATTATCTTGTGGTTGATATGATTTGTGATACAGCTATTGAAACATATATGGAAGGAAAGCCATATACTGCTCTCCTAACCCGTGACAAAGTGGATGCTGCTATGAAAGCAAATAGAGAGAAGGCATTACGTGAATATTATAATCAACCTACAAGAGATGGTGGCGTAAATCAAATTGTAAAATGGGGAACAATTCGCAGAAACGAGTGTTTCTATTTGCCTCAGTTATCTTATAAACCTAATACAAATATATGTCTGGCTTTAGATCCTGCACGTACCTTGGATAATTCTATTTTAGGGGCTATGAATATAGTAAATGATCCTAATTATGGCTACATGGGAGAAATAGTAAACTGTCTGAACTTATTTGACAATGCCAGCAAAAAGGGGTACAAACTGGATTCTAATCGACAGTTAAAGGAAATACGAAATTATCTCTCTCTTTACAACGGACAGCATAATGACTATCAGAATATTGATTGCTTATTGATAGATCAAGGTGCTGGCGGAGGTGGCGTTTCTACTTATGCTGATGGTTTACTAAATGATTGGGTTGGTGACGATGGTCGGCACCATAGAGGACTTATCGATGCTTCACATGAAATCTATACTGGATATAAGTCTTTATATCCGAACACTATTGATAAATTGCGTCTCATTAGCCCGCGCAAGTATAGAACTCAAATGGTTGATGAGTTTATAGAACTAATTGATTTAGGAGTAATCAAATTCCCTTATGAATTCAAGCAGGAGTTTATAACGATTGCCAGAAAACAAAAGGATTCTGACGAAGAAATAATTGAGAAATATGAGCTATCAGAAAAGGAAATTGTGGCCTTAGCAAATATTGACCTAATGAAAGCTGAAACCACGTCAATATACAAATATGAGAACGCAGAAAAAACTTCTAAAACATATGCAATAGCAAAGGATAAAGAAAGTTCTATGCATGATGATAGGTTTTATGTGTTGATTATGCTTGCACATAGATTGTATGAATTACGCCGTGGACAAACAATACAACCAAAGCAGAAAGAACCATCAGATTTTACCAATGCTCCACGTTGTGTATCATCTATAACATTCTAAGAAAGGACGGTGATTAATTGCCAAATAAAAAAGAAGTGGTCTTATCTTCTTCTGATACTCAGGGCCAGGAAGAAGATTTTAGTGTGACTTTCGCATCAAAAGAAAATACTGATGGTAATGAAACCGTCATTTTAACATCTGAAGATATCGCTAAAGAATGGATGTCAAAAGCACTCCAAAGTTTTGATCCGTCTAATGGTCAATATTCTGTGTATCTAAAGGAACAACCTTTTGGAGATGATAGTGTCACTTTGGATGATATAAAATTGCTCTCCAAAAATGCCCAGAGTGATATAACCAAAATATTGAAAATAAACGCTTTAGTACGTCAGGAAATAAATGGTGATGATATAATTGGGAAAGTCTATGAAACTATGGTAACAAATCTCAATTCAGATATAAGAATATCATTCGATAATCTTCCATCAAAACCAACCAAGAAATACAAGGATAAAGCAGAATCTCTTATTAAGCAATTTCATAGGGAAACAAATATAAATACAATACTATCATCTTCTATCCCGACAGTTTATGTTGAAGGTAATTGTATTAAATATTTGCGCAGTAAAAATGGACATTATGTCATTGATTCTTTTCCATTAGGAGTCGCTATTGTTAGCGATTATAAATACAATGGTATTAACTACGTACTTATTGATATCCGTGAGCTTACAAATAGATTACAGAAAACAACGATTAAAGGCAGAAAAAACAGACCGCTTTTCTTTAAAAACATCACAGAAGAAATAAAAGCAAATTATCCAGATGAGGTATATCAAGCTTACATAAACAAAGAGCATTATGCAATATTGGACATTCGCCGCACGGGTTTAAATCGGTTTTGTAGTATGAATAGAAAATATGGATTATCTGCGGTCTTCAAAGCACTGAAGCCTAATATAATGCTTGACACATTTGACAAATCCGATGCCATTACTGCTAAAGCAAAGGCTAAAAAAATAATACATCAAGTCATCAGAAAAGAAACCATGGGACAAGATTATTCAAAAAAGGGATTTGAAGAAATGGCTTATGCCCATGAGAATCTGGCAGCAGCATGGAAAAATCCAACCGTGCTATATACTTCACCTCCTTGTGTGGAAAAAATCGTATATGTGGAACCTAAAGTAGAAACAACAAACATAGCTACAATTAATCAATATCGTTCTCGTGTCACTTCTGCTCTTGGAATATCTTTTCTAAATACTGATGGAAACCAAACTGTTAGTACGGCAAACATTTCCATTAAACAATTAATGAAAACTATAAATAAAATCACAGAACAGGAAGAAATTATCCTCTCTCGCTGGTATTCTTTAATTCTTGAAGAAAATGGTATCCCTCAAGAGTATTGCCCCACTCCACATATCCTTGATACAGAATTGCTTGAATTTGAAATGCGTAAAGACTTATCGGAATTACTATTTTCAAAGTTTAATTGCTCTTATACTACAGCTTATGAATTGGTTGGACTCAATGCAAAAGATGAAGCGGATAGATTAGTTACTGAAAAAGAACTAGGTTACGATGAAATATTTCTTGTTCATCCAACTTCGTATAACAGCTCTGGAAATTCAAAAGACTCTGGTGGCAGGCCGAGCGGGTCAGATAACCTACAAAAACAGGATTATGACACTGATTATAACAAAACGAGGGTGAAATCTTGAAAATAAAAATACCTGACGGAAGTATTTATGACTTAGAAGAATGCGAAATAATCGATGAAGAATTAGAACAACAGGCTAAATTTGCTGATGAATTATTTGTACAAACAGGAATTTTGATTGCCAATCAGAAAGGTGGTGATGCTAGTATTGAATGAATATGTAAATATGGTGGGTGCCGTTATTGATGTTGCTGAACACTCAACTTACCTTGAGCTAACAAGTAGGGTTTGTTATTATGATGAACCAAACTTAAATAATGATATGTTACCCTATGATGAGTTCACTGAAGAACGAGCACGAACCTTGATTAATATGCCTGTACAGGCTAAATATCGGATTAACCCAAACGGAGAGCCAACTTTTTCAGGCCACGAAATGGTGAAGAAGAAGGATGGTTCTGTAGAATTTAAAACTTCCAGTATCGGTACTCATACTGAAATATATATAGAAAACGATAATGTTGACGTGAATGGTACTATAAAGAATTTACCGTGCCTATTCGCTAAATATCGCATATGGAAAAGATATAAGAATGTAGTCGCTGCTGTTCAGCGACTTTTTAATTTGGGTAAATTATACAGTTCCTGGGAACTAAACACATATCAGTATATTTTTGATCGGGGTATTCGTAAAGTTACTGATTATGAGTTTCTAGCTAACACATTACTTGGCTTTGAATATGCATATCCCAGTTATGGTACAAGTGCAAACGCCATTAGTATGGCAGAATTTAACGATAGCCAATTAATAATTGCAGAAGCTCTTTCTCAAGACTTAATTGATGAAAATAATAACAACAATAAGGAGGAAAATCTATTGAGCAATAAAACAGAATCTTCTACGGTAGAAGAAAATATTGTGACAAGTACATCTGTAGAAACTCAATCTGATACTACGGGTACTGCTACTACATCTACTGATACAGAAAAAACAAATATAGAGAATCCAACTACTGACTCTGCACAGCTTACTGATTATGATTTACGAGATAAGGTCAGAGCTGCATGTAGAACAAAATTAGGTAAATGGTGTTGGGTATCTTTCCTATTTCCAAACGAAAAAGAGGTTTGGTGTGAGTATGACGGCAGAGAATCAGAATTAGATTATGTTAAATTTACATATGAAGTAGGCGATGATGATTCTATTACAGTTTCAGAGCCAACATACGTGAAATTAACTGTTTCCGTTGCAGAGATTAATACAAAAATAGCAGAACTTGAAAAAGAGGTATCTACTGTAAAAGCAGAATTAGATATTAAAAATAATGCTATTTCTAAAGCAAGTGAAACAATTCAATCTCTTAATGTGACTATATCAGAACTGAAGCCTTTTAAGGAGCAAGTAGAAATTGCTGAACAGAAACGCATAGAAATTGAAATTGCTGAAGATAAAGCAAGATTAAAAGCAAAATTACTAAAGGGAAATCTCTTTACTGAAACTGAAATAGCTGAAAAGAATATTACTGATTTAATCGAAGCAAGAAATGAATCCGCAATCAATGGACTGATTGCCGATAAGTTTGTTGCTTCTTTTGATTCACAGACAAATGAAACAATTTTAACCTCTGAAACACAGAAACCAGAAAAGGCTACTGCAAGCTTAGAAACAGATGACGATGACGATGATATCCGTAGTTTTATGCACAAACTTTTATCCAAATAAGAGGAGGACAATTATATGATTAGAGATTTTAGAATTAACGGAGCAAAGGCTCCTGATGCTATGCACAAGGCAAAAGTTGACATGGTAACTGGTATGGGCGTTGTAAAGGAAGACTCTACAACCGATAAATTTGCTAATATCGCTTCGGCTGAAACCGTAACTGACATTTTTATTGTAGATAAAGAGCGTGTGCCTTCTGGTATTAACTGTGCAAGAGGTGATATGTCCGATTATGACAATGATTTTGTAAAAATCAAGGCCAATGAGCCTGTATCAATGGATAAGTATCACGCTGGTGAGAAATTTGGAACCGATCAGTACGATGATACTATTACCTCCGATTTAGCCCTTAATACAAGAGTGTCCTGGAAGAATGGACTTGTAACAAAAGCTACTATAGCTTCTCCATATGTTTTTAAGGGTTTTCATAATGACAATAGACATTCATTGGCTCAGATTGAAGTGTCCGACACTGCTGTATCTAACGCATAATTAAAGGAGGATTTGTAAATATGAGTATTTTAACTAGCGAAGTAAAAGATTTAATGTCTCAGGAGCATGCACTTTATGATGTAGCTGAGAGTATTGAATATAAAAGAGACTTAAATGCAGAACAGAAAGACGCTGCACAGGTTATGGATGCGTGGGCAAAAAATATCGGAGAAACAGGAAAAGACCCTGAGTGTGATATCGCTGCCTACATCAAGAGAATTGTACAGCCTGAAGTATATAATGCACCCGACGAACTTTTAGATCGTATTTGGGAACGCGGAGGTATTGGGGAGTTTGATGATGCTGAATACAATGTAGAGCCAAAAAATACGCTGATTGCTCATGAGGCAGCAAAGGGTGGCGTTGTTGACAGAAGTTGGATTGACCTCTCTGCACTTACTCCTGTATGGAGAAACAGACAGGTTGAAACAGACCTTTCTTATGTCGATTTAAGAAAGAACGGTTTTAAGTCTATTGCCAATCTCACTGTGTTCATGAAGGAAGCGTGTCAGAATGCACTATTCTACGATATGTTATCCCAGATGGACGAAGCTATTGTCGGTGGTGAAGCAAAAATCGATGTTACAGGTAAGGTGCCTACACTGGCTGATATGGATGCAATCTCTTTGTACCTAAATGATAGAAGCGATGATTCTGTTATTGTGTGTCTTACGAAATATGCTCAGGCCATTAGACGTATGGAAGGCTTTGCTCAGTATATGAGTAATGATATGAAGAACGACTTCAATAGATATGGACTTGTAAAGACCTATGATACTATTGGGGTAGCTGCTATCTCTGGTGCAAAGCGTCAGGGAAATGGTAATCTTCTTATCCCAGATAAGAGAATTTTCGGAATCGCTGGGAAAATTGGGAACCTGGATATGAAGGGTGATATCCATGTATTCCAGGAGATGAATCCAAGAAGTGAACAGATTCATATTATGTTAAAAGATTTTACATATGGATTTGTGATTACCAAGATTGAGAATGTATGTAAAATGGTAATGTCACAGTAATTATAGTATTCTAAGACGAGATGGATTTAATAACTACCCTATCTCGTCTTTTTTGATTGGAGGAATTTACTTGATTAAAGAAACTGAGAAAATCAGCGTTCTTAATTATAATGAAAATAGAGTGTCAGTTATTGTTGCTCCTGATAAGAGTTATAGTTTTGACCCATCGGTTGATGGTGTTATTCCTTGTGTTATACCAATGACATTAGATGAAATTAGGTACGCAAATAATACAGGTGCTTTCAAAAACGGAATGTTGTTCTTTGATCCAAACCGTGAGGAAGATGTTTATGAAAGTCTAAACATCGTTAATTGGAAAGACATACTCAAAAATAAAGACATTGAAAATATAATTATTAATCCCACTTATGACGGACTTACAAAACTTATATCAATTAAAGATAGTGCTATGTTTGAGCGAATAAGAACAGTTTATCAGAAAATCAAGAATGAAGGTACTAATGACATATCTGTGCGTGTTGAGCAGATTATTAAGACACGGTATAAGGAGCTTCTGAATCGGCAGGTTAATACCTCAATCGTTCTTACTAAAAAGGATGTCCCAGAAAAAGTATCTTCTGATGAGGTTGATATGCTAAAGGAGCAGAATCGCAGTATGCATGAGCAACTTGAAAAAATGCAAAAAATGATGGAGCAGATGATGACTAATCAGAAAACAGAGCTTCCCATCACAGAAGAAGCCAAAAAGATGCCAGGACGCCCAAAAAAGACTCAGTAGAAAGCTGGTAATTAGATGACAGAGATAACACTATTTGAGTACCTATTTGAACGATTTTATAGACGTATTGAAAAGGATGAGGAGTTCTTTAATTACTATAATGTAGATATATCGGAAGCTATTCAATTGGCACACGATAGGGCGAAGGGGTGTTTAATTGATGCATTAGATATACTGTCATCTATCAGTAATCTACAGGTCGATTTTTCTGATTATGATGCAGGTTCTGAGGAATTGAATTTTAAAACAACTCCGGCAGAAATTAAGTTGATTGTAGATTTGATGTTTCAGGTGTATATGGAACGCGATTTACCACTACTTCATGCATTTAAAATAAATTTTACACCAAGCGACTTATCTGTATTTTCTCCTGCCAATGAACGAAATTCGTATGAGGCATTTATCTCCAGGTTAGATAATAACAATAAAATCGCTCTCGATGATTATAAAAGCAGAGATAGATATACCGGCAAGCTCAAGAAAACTATCAATTATTCTGCTTTTTCGGATATTTAATATGGATATAAACTATTTTATGAAAATCCAAAATGCTTATGGCACAAAAAGCAAACGCGAAATGGAGCTTGCCAAAGTGAATCGTGAAATGTCAAAGCATTTTAAGGATACATACGATACTGAGACTGTATTGATAAATGGTGTCTCCAGAGATTTGATGATAATCAAGGATACTGATGGGAATACGTTCAAAAAGAAAATCAAATCTCGGCATGGTGAAAAATTCAATCTTGGAGACTATGTTATTTGGAATAATCAATACTGGCTTATTACCCTATTGGATCCTGATGAAAAAACCTGGAACAGAGGATATATGTATCTTTGTACAGTGCCATTAAGATGGCAAAACACCGATGGTCAAATAATTGAACGCTGGGGATATTCAGAAGATTTTACAAAATACTCAAGTGGTGTTATTGGAAACAGTACATTACAGGTGGGGGACAATCAGTATGGTCTTACTCTTCCAATTGATTCAGAAACGAAAAAGCTAAAACGAGATTTGCGTTTTGCTATAGATTTAGACGATGCGGAAGAACCCGACATCTATAAGCTTTCAAATCGCAAGGCCAATTTAAATAATAACATGTATTTTAACCGCGGTAGCACTATGGTACTTACATTATCATATGATGCGTTTAATAAAACAAAAGACAAACATGTATTACGAGAAGATGGCTCACAGATATGGATTTGTGACTACCACTCTCCTTCCCCATCGCCAGAACCATCAGTTCCGGATGAAACGACAGATTTATCGGCTGTGATTACAGGAGGTAATACGCTGCGGTGTGGCAGAGCTAAGACATGGATTGTGGCATTTCTGGACCAGAATGGTAATGAGATTATGGATCAGAACTTTCAGTGGAAAGTTGATAGTGAATACGCTATAAAACAAGTGATAGATGGTCAAAAAATACAGTTAAAGGTGGATGATGAACAGTTAATTGACTGTTCTTTTTTATTGTCTGTTATTACTGATAAAAATGTTGTTGCAAAAGTTGAAATTACAATTATTGACGGACTATAAGGAGGTACAAATGCCAGGAACAGTATTAAAAGATATTGGATTAGTAAAAAATCGTATTTTACCTCTTTTATTGAATTCAGATGATATTATGGAGATTTTACTTGGTAAAGGATATACGCAGGAACAAGTTTGGGGTGCTGATGACAACGATGATGATTATGGGATAGTCTATAAACAAGTTTTTCCACATCTCTATATCGATGATACTCAAACAGAGGTACTTTCATATTTATGTTTCGAGGTAGACGTACCCAGGATACCGACTGGAACAATAAAAGATATGAAGATAATTATATGGGCTTATTGTAATAAAAGTAATATGCGATATTCTAAGAAAGGTTATCTCGGCACTAAAGCCGATATCTTAGCTGATGCAGTTGAAAGAGCACTATCTGATTCACAAAAATTTGGAATAGGAAAACTTCATTTGGACTCTGCTACATATTTAAGTTCATCTAATAAGCAGTTTTATGGCAGACAGTTAATTTTTACTGTTTCTGATTTCAAATTAAAGTAGGTGATATTAATAAGTTTATATACAAATTTTGATTATTTGTGTAATGAGCCTTTTTTCATTGACGGAGTAGGTACTGTCAAGTGTCCTACTTTAAGAGACATACGTACCATTACATTTAAAGTATTCGCTTTATTTCAAAATATGATAGACATGACACTCGAATCATATTTAGAATCCTTTAAATCCGTTGAGACGTTTGATAGGTTATGCGAGAAATCAAAAGAGAATATTTCCTTATTCAGAATACTTCTTTATGATAACACTAGTATTCTTTTCTCAATGATAAAGTTTTTTATACTGGATGAAATTGAATTCAATCAGGACACAAACTGTATAGATGTCTTCAACTATTATCAAGTAAAAAATGAATCTGGTGTGTCTAATCAAAAACGAATCATTGGACATATTGGAGAGGATAATTTCGATATATTCCGTGGCGAATTGAGATGTCTATTGGGTATGAATTCCTCTGAGGAAGAAATACCCAAATTTGCAAAAGGGGCAGAAAAACTTGCACAAACAATGTATAATCGTTTTCGAGAAAATGCTTTAACAAGTAAAAAAAAGAATATGGATAGGAATTATACTCTCGATAATATGATACGTAAATACTGCACTCATAATAAAGTCGGAATCAATATTCTCAATGTTTGGGATATGACATACTACCAGTTTATGTCCATGTTCAATGAATATATAAACGGGCGTCAATACGATTTTAACGATATGATGGCTGCTAATACCTTTTCGTACAAAAAGTCTTCAGATTATAACCCTATGGAATATATAAAAAAAATTAATATGTAACTATAGACCAACCACTGTATAAACAGTGGATTTTTTATTATATGGAGGAATTTTAATGACAGATATTAATATGGCGAATAGACAATGCTGCGACCTGGATATTAGAGATTATAAGACCAAGCAGCCTTGGATGTATGCCGATTTCTGTAACACTACTACTATGGGATTTTCAAGTGATGCGGTATACGCAAATAAAAAGGGTGGAAAATGTATTAAATTTGATAATCCACTTGATGGCACTATTTCTATGACATTTCAAGTCCATCCGTTTAGGGTATATGCGATGCTAAGTGATGGAGAAATCGAAACCAAAGCAATTCTGACACGAAAGGAATCAATTAAAGCTACTGAGGCAGGGAAAATAACACTTCCTAACGCTCCGATTGTTGGCACTGTATTTGTTTACGCTGAAGGTGATTTTGGTGGTAAATCTATTGAAGGTACATTAGCCGATAAAGTATTTACTGCTAAAACCAGTTCCGAGATTGCTCAAAATAAATTGTATATTGTCGGATATTTAGAGGAAAAGACTTCTGGTGTTCAGAAGGTATCCTTCAATAATAAGAAGATTCCAAAGGACTTCTTTATTCAGATGTCCACCTTAGATAAGAATGAAAACGGAGAACTGGTTCCAATGAGAATTACTGCTTATAAAGCAAGTCCTCAGAAAAAGCTTGACTTATCCATGTCATCCAGTGGCGATCCCGCAGAAATTACGATTACTTGTGATGCCTTGGTGGATGAGAACGGTAATGTTCTTGATATGATTGAACTTACTGACGAAACTGAATAAATTTATACAAGAGGGCTGCGATATGCCCTCTTTTTACGAGGTATATATGATAAAAGAATGTAACGTAATCTCTCGAAATGATATAGTTTCTGTCGTGTTATTTGATGATAAAGAAATTCAGGTTCCAACCAATAAATTGATAAATCATCATGCATATATCCAGTCTTATAAAGGAAACTATACAGTCGTTTCAAAAGAAGAATTTGACAAAGAAAAAGTAAAAGAGTCTATTAAGAATCACATACCAAAGAAAAATAATGAAAATTTAGTGATGGATAATGAGGAATAGGGATATAACCACTTGTAATCCATCACAAGTACGTTATGTCCCTATTTTTTACTATATAGAAATAACATATACTTTTGTAAAGACTGAAGCTGGAATCACAACATGGAAGTATCACAAAAATTATAGACTATGTGATACTTTGAAAAATTCAATGAGATTGTTTATGGTTGCCCAAGATGATGGACGTAAAAGTAGATGACGTAACTGTGAGTACATGACACTCAGCATATGTACAATAGACAGTCAAGTCTCATGCTTGCCATAATTAAAGAAAGGAAATATAAATGGACGAAATCATTAGAACACTGCCAATATTGGTAGTTGCAATCCTCATGAATATTGGGGCCGGATTGTATTACAATATTGGAACCAAAAGTTTATCATTTGACACAAAAAAACTGATAAACGGAATTGCAAAAGCACTTATTATTTGTGGTATGTTTGTTGGAACTGCTTATTGCTTCGATTCAACTGACTTATCTTCTATCGGAGTAACACCACAGTTTATTATGAACTCAGCAATTGTAATTTACGTAAGTAAATCAGTTATCTCATTGGGTAAAATTCTTGGTGTAGATATAGAACACAAAAAGGAGTAATTTATGACAACATCAAAACAACGGAGGCAGAAAGTGGTTGACAATTATGCTTCTATAATTGGACGCAATATTTATAATCAAAATCTACGTGATTACTGTTTCAAAAAGTATAAAGACGGAAAATATTATTCTGATTGCAGTTCCTCTATTTCATATTCATACAAAGAAGCTGGTGACAATTTTGGTATTCTGAATACTGCCGGCATGTATGATTCTAACAAGCTTACGTTCGTAGATGCAATTATAAGAAATGGTATTATACAGAATCCAGAAATTCTGCGACCTGGTGATATGCTGCTATTTGCAGGTTCCGACTCATCCAGACCAAAGAAAATCGGACATGTAGAGATGGTCCATCATAAAGATTCTAATGGAAACTGGATTATTAGTGGTCATGGCAGCGGTGTACCATCCTATAAGAATATGGATGCTTATTGTAAAACTAGATATAGTTCCTGGGCTTCTGGCGGTTGGCGTAAGGGCCTCGTATGTGTAAAAAGATTTATACAGGATGACGATAGTGAGAATAAATCCGGTTGGTATAAAGAAGATGGTGGTTGGAGATTTTATCTTGGAGACACTGGGAACTATGTAAAAGATGACTGGTATAAGGACTCTACAGGCCGTTGGAGTTGGTTTAACGCAGCTGGTCATGCCATTTCAAATACATGGTATGAATACGAAGGAAATTGGTTCTGGTTTGGACCAGACTGCTATATGTACTCCAGTCAATGGATTGCGTATAAAGGCAATCAGTACTATCTTTCTTCTGACGGTTCAATGGCAAAATCTGCTTACATAAAATCCAAAGATATTAATTCCAATAAATACTATTTTGTCAATAAAGATGGAATTTATGAACCGCAGTGGGATACCTCTACTCCAGATCTGTTGAAATATGATTTGGCTGAGTAATACAATGAGAGGAGGTTAAACTTGAATAATGTCAGAATTAAAAGAATTACTATCGTATGATTGGACTAGTATTGTCATTTTCCTTGGGTTGATAATCATTAGTTTTGATAAATTTGCCGGAATCTTTTGTAAATGGTTCCCGAATACAAAACTTGAAACAAGGTCAATGAAAGAAAAACGAGAAATGGCAGCGAGTATAGAGCGTCAACAACAGCAAATTGACTTATTATCTTCTTATGAATCAGATACACATAACGATGTTAAAGAGATAAAGCTTATGCTCAAAGATCATATCGTTATGGATAATGATCGTACTATTTCTTCATTTAGATCTACTTTGTATCGGTTACATATGGAATTTACAAAACAAGGCTATGTCACAAGGGAAGGTTTAAAGACCTTTAAAGAACTTGGAAAATGTTATGTTGCCGCTGGTGGCGATGATATATACCATGACAAGTTAGAACCTGAAGTTCTAGCATTACCTATAAAATATGATGATTTAGTTTCTTAGTTTTAATAATGAAAGAGCGGTTTCTTGCGTAGCCGCCCTTAAATATATTAACACGTTCTGATAGTATAATCACTACTACCAAGATGATAATAGTCCCACCAACTTTCATCAGATATTAGGCGTACTTGATGATTGCTACTAAAACAATTAGTAGAACCATAAATACAGAATTTATTCTGAACTCCATTTAACCTCACCCCAATACTTTTTTGATATCTATATAAAAGGTATACCAAAACCGCATTCTAGTGAGGACTATGGGCTGACGCCTGCCATTTCTGGCGACCGTACTGACTACTCGTTGGCCCTCCTACAACTATCTTTTGGATAGTCATTCCACCACAGGATTATTATAACATACTTGGGAGATTATACAATTCAGAACATTTGTTTAAAAGATTTACTGGAGAAGCACATTTTTTAGAACCTTGATTATGGTTGAGGTTTTTTTGTGTTTCTCAGAAATCAAAAAGAGAATATCTGTATGAGAGACAATGGTTTGATACAGGTATTTTTAAATATCTGTGAGACAGGAAGTCATTGAGCCTGTTTCTTGAGTGGTGAATAGACGGAGTAATTACCCGTCGAAGTGGGATACCTCTGACCACGTTTACCACTCTTTTATTAACTGATTCAGGGGATTATAGAAAGTTGAGGTACAAAGTATGAATGAATTAAAAAATAATGGAACACAAATATTTATGGGGATTGAGATACCTATTATCGAAGGCGGTTTTGGTGAAAATCAGAAAGTGATATTAGCAAAAACCATTTCCCAAATTCATGGGCAACCACTAAAGAAAATCAACCAGCTAATAAATGAAAATATAGATGAATTTGAATTTGGGGTTGATATTTTAGATTTAAAAAGTGGGTACTTAGAAAGTACCGAGTTTTTATTGAATTTCATGAACAGACAGTCTATTTCTAATTCAACTAATATATATTTACTGTCTGAGCAAGGCTACATGTTACTTGTTGGTTTTATGAAAACAGAACAGTCAAAAAAAATCCGTAAGAAACTACGGAGAGAATATTTTGCAATGCGTGAAGTAATAAACTCTGATGTAAACAAAAAGGCACATCTCTTATTAATGATATATAATGGTGGTCAAGATGGTATTCTTGCGTCAAAAGAGTTAACACAATTAGAAGTTCAAGAAGCCACTGCTCCGCTCATTGCTGAGAATAACGAACTTAAACCTAAAGCAGAATTTCACGATGCAGTACATACTTCTATAAATTCTATATCTATTGGTAAATTCTCTGGTGTGTTACAAAAGAATCCACTTTTCAGAAAGTTTGGTAGGAACAAACTTTTTCAGTGGTTAAGAGATAATGACTATTTGTGTATCTGTGGTGATTTAAGGAACAAACCAACACAAAGAGCTTTATCTGGAGGCTATATGGATTATGACGAATATGTAACTGATAATGGTTATGGCAAAACCATAACTACATATAAACCTTTAATTACTGGTAAAGGACAGATATATTTTACAGAAAAGCTAATAAAAGAATTTGGTGAAGTACATGAGTAACCCAGGGAAGCGATTTGAAGAAGATTTTAAATCCAGCATAGATAATAATGAGAATTGGGTCTATCGCTTAAGAGATAATGCTGCATCTTTTAGTGGTGGTACTAACACACGCTTCGCCAGTACAAATATTTGTGACTTTCTTATATTCAATAATAAGTACAGGACATTGTATCTTGCGGAACTGAAATCAACTAAAGGCTCTAGTATTCCCTACACAATGATTAAAGATAACCAAATAACAGGATTATCAGAAGCAGGTAAACACAATGTTATACCTTGCTTCTTTTTTAATTTCAGAGAAAAGAATAATGCAACATATTTTATGATAATTGATGATTTTATCAATATGAAATGTGCACTTGATAAAAAGTCTTTTAATACACAGGATTTAGAGAAATATGGAGCCATTTCGGTTTCATGCAATATTAAGCGCACACGTTACAGATATGATATTGAAACATTAATCAAACAAATACACATTTAGGAGAATTTTATGATTACACTTATTAAAATGAAGCTCAAGGAATGGAAAATTAAATTAGCATTATACACTGTTATTGAAAAACTCATCACAGAACAGAAAGATATCACAGCTCTCCTCTCCGACCTTTACGCGGCCTTGAAGGACGTTCCATTTAATGAATTGAAAGACGAATTTATTATGAAGCTGGCAGATATTATTCATGACCAGGCTGAAGCTGAACGCAACGCAAATATCTCAATAAAAGAGGATTAGAATATGAACAAAAGAAAATGGACATATATTCTTGCTAAATTGCTTACACTCTTCTTGGTTGGGTATTGTGCATATATTGCTATTGAGGTTACATATAAAAACATAAGCTATCCTCTTATGGGAGCGGTCGGCGGTATCTCCTTCTTGCTTTTTGACCAGATTAATAACATAATCTCCTGGAATCTCGATTTAATCCTGCAAGGATGTATCGGGTCAGCCATCGTGACTGGTTTTGAGCTTATCATTGGTGAGGGGCTGAAAATTCTTAATCAGACACCGATGTGGGACTACTCCAACATGCCTCTTAATTATGATGGAGTAATATGCTTGCCGTTTTCAATAGTATGGATTTTCATTACGATACTTGGAATACTTGTAGCCGATGCATATAATTATTATCTATTTCACGAAGAACCACGACCGTATTATTGGATTATAGGTCATTACTTTGTCATGCCCAAAAGGTGTTGTGATGGCGAGTAAAGTGTTTAGAACACCTGTAGAACTGAAGAATTATATGCAGATATTATGTGATAAAGCTGTAGAGAATGCTTGTAATAGGCTCCTGGGAGCGTTACAACAGATAATAGATGATGAATTTTATGACACGTTCACGCCCTCATTCTATATTAGATCGTACCAATTCTGGAAATCGGCTACGACAAAAATGCTCAATCAAAATTTAGGCTCTGTATATATGGATGAAACAGCTATGAACTACAACAGCTTTTGGACAGGTGAGAAGCAGTTACTTGCTGCATCAATTGGATCGCATGGTGGATGGGTAACAGATGAGACAAAAGAGCATAGATTTTGGGAAGTGTTTCAAAAATATTGCCAGGAAAATGCAATAAAGATATTAAAAGAGGAATTAAGAAAAGTTGGACTATCCATAAAATAAACATCTAAAATTTCTTGCTATATTTTTATATATAGACTATACTGAAATAGAAAATACTAACGATAATTTTTATGGAGGTATAAATTATGAGGTCGGAATCAAAACGTCGTGGTCTTCCTACTTTGGCGGAAGAAGTTAAGAACGGTAAATACAATTTTAAACATCCGCTTCAGCGTCCTTCTGGACAGTGGAATGCATTACAGAAGGCAGAATTGATTGATAGCGTGTTGCGTGAATACCTAATTGACCCTGTTACGATTGTAGTTAGTGTGGTAGATGAAACAACTGGCGATATTATTAAATTAAATAATGCTGTTATTGACGGTGTTCAGCGTATAACCAATTTTGCCGATTTTATAAATGGCGAGTATCGTTTATCAAAGAAGTTAGATGATGTTCCCTTTACTATCGAAGGAAAAACATTCTATCCATCAGAATCATTATGGGGAAAGAAGTTTGAAGAACTAGACGAGGAAATAAAGAGCAAACTTAGTTATTATGAATTGCCAATAGACTTCTATTATGAAGCCACGAATAAAGAAATTACTGAATTATTCAGACGTAAGAATTCTGGCAGACCTCTCACTAATGCACAGAAAAATTCTGTGAATATTAGTAATGAATTATATGGACAGATTTTAAGCATATTAAACGCTGATGGATTTACTTATGAAGTTGAAAAGAAAAATCGTGCTGGCGAAATCATCGTGAAAGATGGTAAGCCAGTTATGAAAGAAAAGAAAATGCCAAACCTCTGGGAAAGAATTTTCAGTGTCGGTATTTTTAAGAATAGTGAGGACCGCAATCTTATTCTCGAAGTCATGATGTTAACTTCAGGTTATAGCAAGGAGCATGAATTTGGATTTAGAAATGAGGATATCCAGGCGTTTATAAGCTGGTTTAATGAACAAGAAAACAATCAGGGAGTCATTGAACTGATTATCAACGCTGCTGATTCTATTAATCATAGAATTACAGAAAAGATTCCAAATTTGAAGAAGACCTCTATCCCGATGTTTGTTGCTGGTATGTGCAAGGTGATTAAGTACAAGGGTGGAAAAGATAAATACATGGTACTCGCAAAGGAATTCTTCAATAGCTATGAACAGAATGACGAGTACAGGAATCTCTGCGGTTCCGGATCTGCTGCTAAAGAGAATGTACAGGCCCGTTGGGAAGTATTCAAGAATATGGCTAAGAAATGCTAATAAATCAAGGATGGTTGAGTTAACTGCTCTTCCATCCTTTTCTATGTAGAGAAATAGCACCGTATTTCTACGATGCTACCTCTCATCACTCTCTACTCACTCTCTCCTACTCCCAAATGGTAAAAAACAACTAATCTTCTTGTGTTTTGTCTCTATCAAAAAAGGTTCCTGATATATCAAATCCTTTAAATAAGCCAAAATGCATATGGAATTCTTTTGTGTCCTTGAGCAGAACAAGACTTCCTAAATAACAAACAGCACCCAGCATAAGGATAGAGCCAATTAATGCTAGTACTATCTCCATATCTCACCTCCCTTCTGTACTGTGACATACAAGAAAGGGAAGATATTGATTTGGAGAATCCAAAGATGTGTTTAAAAACACTAGAAATACCATTTGACCTTTCTGGTACTATGTACCGTTTTGTAGGATTCGTATAAAAATACTCCCACAGGCAAATGCCAAGCACATAGCCGTGCAATGGATTGTAATGTGGTTGTACAATCGCATATGTACTCATTTATATTTTACCAAAATCATCCCAAATAATAAACTCTAAACATATGTTTGTAATTAATCATGAAAGGAAAATTTATATGACAAAACAACAAGAAAAGGAATTCGAGAAATTATTTACGGAAAAGCTTAAGGAACAGCGATTCCAAGGACTTAAGGCCGGAGCAACAGGAATCCTCGGCGCAGTTCTCAATATGTGTAATGAAGGTAAGTCTGTAGAGGATATTAAAAAGTTTTGCGAAACCTCTCTTGGAATGCCTGGGATGAAGTAAGCAGAAATCCATGAGTATTAACTCTTGTACACAAAAAGGATGTGCTTACTCAAGGTACACCCTTTCTGTCTACCACTACTTACTATCCGCATCACCCCATATTCCAAGATATTTCATTAAGTAATTAACGTGATTACTCCAGCAGAAATTATTGTACTGCAATTTTGATAAACAGAAAAATCTGTAGCTGATGCAAACTGTGAACTTTTCATAGAAAGGAAATGAAAATGGATAAATTTCTCGATTGGATGTATAAATATGGATGGGTAGTACAAACAGTCATTGCTACACTTACTCTTATTTCTGCCATCATAACAACTATTAATTTATTTGAGATGTCAGATTATCTATTAATTCTTTTAAGTGAGTTGAATACAACGTATTAAGTATATTCCATAATAATGATAATGAGGAAATAATTACAGGTATTAGCCACTTGATTAAATCTCTTCTTTTTTGAGATTCCTTATTCTTTTTATCCATAAAATAAGATAATGTATTTCCATTGGGAATAACCTCAATATAAGTTTTTAAAGTATTGTGATGTCCTGTTAAATATTTAATCTCAAAATATCCGAGAGTTTCTATATCTCTCAGTTTAGTAATAAAATCGGATTCAGAATAATCAAGATTATAATTCTTTCTGCTTACTGTTATTCGGTTATTGGTGTCTCGTGGCAATGATAGTAGGAATGTCAAAATTTTTTCTTGTTCTTTTGTGAGCATATGTTTTTACCTCATTTATTTTAATAAAGAAATTATATCACCATCCATCAAAAAAACAAAACACAAATTACAGAGTGTCAGTGTCAAAACTGATATTTCTTTTCTTAGCACTCTCCTTTCGTGAGGGTGTTTTTTTATTGCAGTAAATTACGGAAGGAGTCATGAATGAACGATAGTTTCAAAATATTTCTTCAAGCTATTATTGACGATAGTAGTTTAACCAAAGTTCAAAAAGACTTAGCAAAAAAGAGATTAGAAATCCAAGCTGATATTGATTTTTCAGATTTTGCAAAGAATAAGGCTGATATCGAAAAACAGTTTCGAGCGCTATCAGGAATCATTAAAGATATACTTGGAGATGCTGTTTCTGATAAACAAGCTGTTCAATGGGCCAAGCAGTATTATAAAGAAATTGAGTCCGGAGCCAAACAGGCTGTTAAAGAACAGGAAAAGCTAGTAAATGCTATGGCGAAAGGACGTGAGTCTTCAGAACAAGCACGTCAGGCAGAAGAAAAGCGCCATCAACTTGCCCAGGATAAAGCTGTAAATAAGGCGCTTGAGGAAGAATATAACCTACGCCAAAGAATTGCAAATAAGTCAAAAGAAATTCAGCTCGGAATCGATACAGAGAAATATTCAACCCAGATTGTCTCAATCCAGCAACAGTTAAGTAAATTTGGAATTGAAAGTGGAGAATCATTCTTACAAGCAAGTGCCGCATTGAAACAATTAGAGGCTGCTTATAATGATATGAAATTCTCTAGTGGTGATAAACGATTAGATTATGAAAAAGAATACCAGAAACTTCTTGAGAAAACAAAAAATCTCATAACACAAATTAAAAGCCAAAAGTCAAATGAGATAATTTCTAACGGAGACAATCGTCGTATATCCCTTATAAACGAATTAAACAATTATCTTCAAAAGAATACTGCCATGACTAAACAGTCTAAGCAGCAAATCATTGAATGGATTAATACACTTAATTCTGCTGATGATATGACAAGGGGTACTTTTGATAATCTCAGGGCGCAATTTAAAGGTCTGGATGCTGAACTGCGCGCAATGAATAAATTGGGATTATCCTGGACCGATAAATTCAAACAAGCTATTGAGAAGTTTGGTGGCTGGGCACTGGCCACTGGATCGGTTATGGAACTTTGGCATTGGCTTAGACAGATGCCACAAGTGGTACGAGAATTGGATACAGAATTGGTTGATTTAAGAAAAACAACCACTGCAACTTCTAGTGAACTGAAACAGTTCTATAGCGAATCTAATACTACTGCTAAACAACTTGGTGTTACAACAAAAGAAATAATTAGTCAAGCAAGTGAATGGTCAAGACTCGGTTATGCCATTAAAGATGCTCAAACTATGTCTAAAAATTCTGCCATTTTAGAGGCTATATCTCCAGATCTAAGTATTCAAAAGGCAACCGATGGATTAGTCAGTACACTTAAGGCATTCCGCTTGGAAGCAGATGATTCATTGGATGGTATTATTTCTAAAATAAATATCATTGGTAATACACAGGCAGTTTCTAATGGAGATATTGTAGATATTTTAACCAGATCATCTTCTGCTATGGCCGCCGCAAATAATACATTAGAACAGACAATTGCGCTAGGTACGGCAGCGACAGAAATCACAAGAAATGCGGACGCTGTAGGGACGGCTTTAAAGACTATTTCCATGAGGATTCGAGGTTATGACGAAGAGACGGAAGAATATATAGGAAATATTGAGCAATTATCGGGTGAAATAGCAAGCTTGACCAAATCTGCCTCTACACCTGGCGGCATCAGTTTATTTACTGATGATTCCAAAGACACATATAAGTCTACGTATCAAATTTTAGACGATATTAGCAAAATTTGGAATGAATTGACTGACAAAAATCAGGCTCAACTTCTTGAAGTTTTGGCAGGAAAACGGCAGGGGCAAATTGTATCTGCTATGATATCTAACTTTGATACTGCGAAAACTTCGCTGGATTCCATGACAAACTCTGCTGGCAATGCTATGCAGGAAATGGAAGTAATTTATGATTCACTGGATTATAAATTAAATCGCTTGTCTGAAACTGGTACTGGTATTGCTCAGAATTTATTTGACAGAGATGTCATGAAAAATACTGTTGATGGATTTACCACAATCGCTGAAGTTATCGATTTTGCCACTGAAAAGTTAGGTCTATTAGGTACATTATCCGTGGGCGCGAGCGGAATATTTGGCGCAAAGGGATTAGGGTTAACGTAAGTTACTCGTCATAGTTTACAAGCCCCCTACTACAAAATAGTGGGTGTTCTACGATTTGGTCGTTCATCGAGTAGACTAATCCTTGGATTTAAATCCTAAATAAGTCGAATATCGGGGGAAGCCGTAAGCCTATCAATTAGGTACTGATAACGCTGCAATAAAAGCTCCATGTGGGTGCGTTACAGCTAAGTACAATTGTACAAAAATGGTGGTCCCGACGCGGTATATGTTTTACGTGTAGAATGTATATATCCATAATATATCGCGCGAGAGGCTGACAAGACATGGCCTGGTTTGATACCAGACTGTAATATACATGATCCGTAACCGTGGCGAAAGGCTGCGTGAAGCGAACAGGGGAGCGAACAGTAGTTGCTACTGCCCTGCTTAGTACAAATTATACACATCTATTTCTGGCTTGGAAACGGGAATGGAATTTAGTTATTCATTGGTTAACCATAAGCCTAACATATATGCTTCTGCCTTGGCTTTGTTAACCGGAGTTAATTTATTATATATAAAGAGAATGTCGTCCTGTGTTTTTATGTTTTCATCTTCGGCATAAAATTTTGACATGGTGATAAAAATATTGTAGATATTGTTTGGTGATGCATTCATTTCGCGGGCAAGACGATAGAGACTCCAACCACGTTCATGGCAAAGCTGTTTGATACGTTTCAATTCATAATTCATTACAAATTCCTTTATATATATTGTATCTGCTCTTCTATTTTGATAAAATTAATCTACACCCCTAACTTGACAAAATCATATAATAATAAATGAGGTGGTTATATGAATAAATATTTTAAAGTTGCAATGTTTTACACATCTTTTATACCACTGTGGATTACCATCTTGTTTATTGATGTATTAAGCCTCATAAGAGATGGTTCTAATCCATATACAGAAATAATAGAAATAGTACTCATTTTATTAGGCCTTATCTTTTCCATACTAATTATTGCTAAGATGATTACTAACGTATCCCATGAACATGGAGTTAGGTATAAAATCATAGACGCACAGCAAGAAACAGGAATAACATCTGAATTTTTACTTTCATATATACTTCCGCTTTTTGCTTTCGATTTCACTCAATGGGACGGAGCAATTATGTTCTTGGTATACTATGGCATTTTAATGTTTCTATGTGTAAGAAATAATAATGTTTATGCAAATCTTATTTTTGAATTTAAGAGCTATAAGTTCTATAACTGTGAACTTCAATGGATTGCGGAGCCAGACGTTCCCACCACGCAGTCAATGATTATCAGTCAAAGCAATTTATGCGCCAATAAAGGAAATACTGTAGAGATTATTTGCTTAGATAAACCATTCTATCTCACGAAGTCTTAAGAGGCATGGACATAGGTACTTCACATAAGCTGTCTTCTGTCAGTTCTCGCTTTGCCTTACCACATATGCCAAGAGTAAAATTCTTGGCATTTTGGGGATTCGATAAATCAAACTTTTTATTCTTTTTATCATATGGTATTCCAAATATCTTTGCAAACTTTTCTCTGCTTGTTGGCTTTTTTAGATAGTTAACAACCTGAGATGAATAAGATATAAATTTTTTTGGTGTCTGTCCTTTATTTGCATAGGAAACGTATTCATCAAAATCTTCAATCATATCCATCGTTTCCAACTCATTTAAATGTTTTTGGCAGATTTTTTTATGAGAGTATTCAAGGTTAAACACCGATTCACAATTCGAGTTTATCATATATATCGCATTACTATAAATAATAGCATCGAAACAACTTCCGAATTGAACCATCGGTTCAGTTACTTCAGCTAGTGTATTTAATCTTGACACAAAAACTGAACGTTTTGACTTTTTTAGATTAACAATTGGATTACGTTTAGTTAGCAAATATAAGTTACTATCCTCTCCATCATCATTTTTGTATATTCCAACAAAAATGTACGCTCCTGCCTTAATCTCATCTATCTTTTTGGAATCATCATGGTCCTGTATATGCCGTAATAATGCTGCCCACTGAGTGTTTATAAGTTCATCACTCATATCAATTTTGTCAATAACTCCTTTTGAATTAAAACCTGTATATTTGATTACCTTTTCATCAAAGGCTTCAATATTTTTTTCAAAAGTAGTTTTTTGACGAGATACAACTGTATTTATAAGATTAACTGGTTCAAAATATAATGGATAACATGTATACTCATTCGGATGTGTCTTATGGTTATAATGGATTAGGAACAGAGACCATTTTGTAATTTTGTCTATTTGATTCAAACCCTCTTTTAAAATAGCATATGACATTGTAAACCTCCAAATATACCTACAGATTGATTCATATTAAATGCGCTATACCCCCTCCCTTATTCTACCATAATCCGACAAAATCTGGTAGCACTATTTTAAATACCATACAAGTAAAGTTATATTTTGTTATCTAATAGAAAAGAGACTATTTCTAGTCTCTTTAAAAATCACTCTTGCAGTGATTACAATGCCATTGCTTACTTGCTTTTCCAACAGCAAATACACAACGACTAAAATATGTAGCAAAGGAATAAAATTATGGATAAAGAAAAAGAAATTAAAAAAGAAGACTTAATCAATCAGTTTGAGTTGTTGAAAAAGTCTTCCGATGAAGTATATAAAAATCGAGAATTTGATTCATTGTCAAAATTGAGTATGGCAATGATTGAGTTATACAAGACTATTATGGCGTATTAACCGCTTATTTGCCAGAGATATAATGGTATTACTCTTAAAAATAGTGTGACTAGTGTTTAGGAGTAAGTGTGTTATCAAAAGTGTGACTTGTGGATAACATACAAGACCACCAATATTGCGGGGCTTAGTGTGACTAATGCTCCGCTTTCCATATTTTATAATTATTTAAAGACACCAATTAAGGTGTCTTTTAACGTTACCATTTCGCTCCACAGTTTTTACATTTAAATTGACTTCTAGCTGTTTTGATAAACAATAGCTTTTGGTGCACTTTTGTTCACCTTGCTATATTATTACGCATTTTTTTGTTTAACTTGATGGTGTTCATTTTCCAAGAATTGTGTATAATATAAGTAAGGAATCTTATTTGATTCTGTTTCGAGACATGGTTCAGGAGTGTCTGGCTAAAAATAACCTGAAAATATTGCGAGGGGTTTATTGCTGTCACCTGGCTAATAAAAAAGCAAAAAATTATGTAGGAAGCAGAAATGCTTCCTATTTTACTAGGAGATAAAATGGGAACTGCTATATATTGTTACATAGTTAATCAATTTTATTTAGATTATCCTCACCTTAAGAATATACTGGATGAATTTGATGAATCTAAACATAATGTAAGAACCCATTTGTGCCTAAATCTAAAATATAACAATTGTAACGTATTAGTACCGCTAAGGAAGAAACTAGGTGAACCTGTAAGAGTATTCGGAAGAATAGGGTTTTCGGTTCCAAGTCAATCCAAGCCAAATGCTGGTTTAGATTATAGATATACAATGATAATAAATAATCCAAAATATTTTAGATATGATATTCCACGAATAACGAACAAACAACAATTGATTATAAATGAAAATTATAATATAATTCAGAAACAAGTTATCGAGTATATTGATTCATATGTTAAAGTAGCAAATAAAGACAGAGTAGATAAAACCGCACGATTTCGAGTTTCTAGTTTAATAAATTTCAATTCTGAACTTAACGTAAGGCTAAAGACACCTTAACTGGTGTCTTTTTATGATTAATTTAAAATCACTTTTACAATTATTGCAATGCCATTGTTTACCAACTTTGCCCATAGCAAATACACCATATCGTAGTACCACCTACTTTATTGGATTATTTTTACCACCACACCAATAATCTGATACTCATCGTTTGAGTAAGCTCTTCTATCATCTTCAATGCATTCTTCATTGTCGGATGAAAACCAAATACAATCCTCTCTGGGTTTATACCGTTTACAGAGTATATCGCCTTTAAAATTTGCTATTACAATTTCATTATCAAGATTGAATTCGTTGAATTTTGGATTAACCAGTACAAGTGCACCGTTTTGAATACCAGGTGACATACTTTCACCATTTATCCTGACTCCATATACTGCTTCAGATGGAATATCGTCTGATACAATATCCTCCATTTGGTACTCGCCGTCTCTACCGAGTATACCTGCGCCGGCTGCGGCCTCTTGGTCATAAACAGGAAAACGATAAATACTTTTACTATTTATTTGATTATCCGAAGTGTCTACAAAACCAAAAATAAAATCAACAATCCTTCTATTAGACATAGAAAGATTATTGTAGGCATCTAAAATACGCTGATCTTCTTTTGATAAGGAATCAGCAATATATTTTAGCTCGTCTTTCATAAAATAGTGTGCATCTACCTTTAGCTTATTACATATTTCGATAAAATCATTGTAAGTGGGCCTATTTTCCCTATTTTCGTAGGCAGATATGGTTTTTACACTGACATTTATAATTTGAGCCAATTCCTTTTGAGTAAGATTGTTCTTTTTTCGATATTCTTTTAGTCGGCTTCCAAAATCCATCATAATCTCCTGTCCGTATGGAATACTATTATTATAAGCTAATTAGAGAATAAAGTCTATAAATAATATCCTTTATGTTGACATTCTATATTTAGTAGATTATAATAGTAAAAGTATATAATTTATAGACTTTATTTTACATGGTAGGGGCATATTTAAATTGATTTACTTGGTATAATCTGGTAGAATGAAAGGAGTACGGAGGTATGGGAATGTTAAAATCTATTAGTTTAGAAAATTATAAATGTTTTAAAGATGAGACTACAATCGATATTGCCCCACTTACGGTATTGTGTGGGGCTAATAGTTCTGGAAAATCTTCTATATTAAAAAGTTTACTAACACTAAAACAAAGTGTACAAAGCAATAATTCTGAAGACTATCTAACATTAAATGGCGAACTTGCTGATATTGGTAACTTTAATGATATAATGTCAAGATGTTCTAGTAATAATATATCAGATACATTTGAAGGTTTGCAATTAGAAGATATAAAATCTAAAGTAATTTCATTTGAAAACACTTTTAGAATTAACAACTATCGAAACAAAAATATTGGTAAATATATACCTTATCAAGATGCAGCTTCTTATAAAGAATTAAGAAGATTATATAATAAAGAGCATTCCCCAATTAATTCATTTGAAATAACACTGAAACTTAATATCTCTTTACCTGATGATGTAGCCGATGATTCTTTCTCAAAATTTATATATTCAAATCATTTAGTAAAATATAAAATCAATATCAAACTTTTTGACATAAATAATTGTGAAATAACTAGGCGTTCTGGAGTTATCGAATATGAAAATAATATTTTACATTACGAAAACATACCAACCAACAATTCTATTAGTGAAAAAGGACACTTGAAATGTAAATGTAGTTTTTCATCGTTGAAAATAAATAATATATATTCAAATTTTTTTGAAGACTATAAATCTGTATTATATAATATAATGGCTATATCAAAAATTGCCTCTAATCAATTTCTAGGTATTAATTACATTGCTCCTCTTAGAAATAATCCTGAACGTGATTATTTTATAAAAGGCAACTCAAATACTGTTGGAATTTATGGTGAATTTACACCTACAATAATTGCAAAAAATGTAAATGAGGATATTTCTACAGAAACTTTTCCTCCTATTTTTGAAGACTGTTTTTTAAAACATGATATGGAGTCTATAAACTTTTTCCATCTCCTATTGCAGTGGACTGATTATTTCAATTTTGGTTCATTGACTCTTAATGGTACAAATGGGCATATTGATTTAAAAATTGGAGAGCAAAATATTGTTGATGTCGGGTTTGGTGTTAGTCAAGTATTACCAATAATAGTACAAGGACTTATTATGGATAAAGAGCAGTCTTTATTATTAGAGCAACCAGAGATACATCTACACCCAAAATTACAAATGAGAATAGCAGATTTTTTTATTGCAATGGCACAGTCAGGGAGAAGTTTAATTATTGAAACACATAGTGACCATATAATAAATCGTATAGTTAGAAGAATACTTGAAGATAATACTAACACGATAAATGATTTAGTTCATATATATTATTTAGAAAAGGAAAATAAATTTGAGCAAACAAAAATAACTCCCATTAAAATTGATTCCTGTCGTGGTATTATCGATTGGCCTGACGGGTTCTTTGACCAATTTCCGAATGAACAGGAAAAAATCATACGTGCTGGTATAGAAAAAAGAAGATATCTTCGTGAAAAAATCTAAGGTGGATTAATTTCTATGAATTTAATTTTCGAACCTGATAAACTATTTACAACTATTGAAGTATGGAATAATGAAGTAGAACGGGATACATTTTTAAGCTCATTATTAGATGTCTTAGATTATGTAAATAACCATGATGATATTTACATTTTATGGAATGATGAAATTGCTTCTTTATTGTGGGAAACAAATATACATCCCTGGAAATTAGATAAAAGTTTCTATAAATCAATTATGCCTAGTATTTCTCATATATTATATAAAAACACACTAGAAATATCGTTAGAAACTTTTGACCATGTAATGGAATGTAATCCAGATTTTACAATAGATATTGCAGATATACACATCAAAGAGAATTTTTATCACATGTTGCACCAGGTTATTCATAATAACGAGGTGCCAAATATTTTGGTTACAAGTAAAAATGATAAAGAATTTAATTTGATTTGTTTCAATGTAGAAGATTCTATTATACCGTTAGTTTTTACCAATTTGACAAATGATTTCGTGATTGATAATGAATTTGACAAGGCGTGGGGTAGCCTTTCATCATCTTGTATTATAGAATTAATTAATAAAGTACATAACGAAATGTACTATACAGATAAAGTATATCTGTATGATTTTTGTTTTGATTCAAAATTTATTAAAGATATAAAATCTATTAACTCAACAAAATTAAGAATAAAAATCATAACTCAGATAATTAAAAAACTAGTGTTTTCATTTACAATCACTCAAAATGATAAATCGTTAGATGATGAAATGATAGGTGAATTTACAGGTAGATTTAGAATATCTCAAGGAAAACGAATAGAATATATTTATCAAAATAATCAAATTATATTCACACGTTACTATTCTGAAAGCCAGCATGATGAAGGAATACGGCATACATAAAAGACACCAAATTAAGGTGTCTTTTATTTACCACTTAGCTCCGCAATTTTTACATTTCATTGTATTTCTAACATCGCTGCTAAATAATCCAAACATGGCACCTCCAAACGCTTTCTTAGTCATTGAAATTTTCTCTATGTTTGTTGAACCGCAAGTTGGACACTTTGGTGTATTATCAATCTTCTGCTTTAATGGAAGGTTGATAACACTTGGTATTTCTTTTTCCTGTATAATTTTTTCTACTACTGGTTTTACATGAACTATATCGCTTTTACTAATCTGAATTAAATCTCTTACTTTATATAAAACACTGTATGACTCGTCTAATAAAAAAGATAAATCGTAATCAGTACCATTTACTTTACATATGTTGTTATTATTAATTGGATATCCGCAATGTATACATTTATCTGATTTATCAGAAACCTCTTTACCACATTCTGGGCAATGAATTAGTGACATATAATACTCCTCCAATATAATTATATTGTTCCAAGCTCTATATTTATATTTTATCAGAATTTACAATCGTTGTAAACAATGACGCTGATAAAGGCTGGACTACTATATTTAGCAAATTCAAAAAAGAAATTCCTGAAATAAGTTCAGAAGTTAAGGAATTTATTGATTTACTGAATTCCGACCCAAATAGTAAATTGTGGAAAACTGATGAATTAATAAATTTTGCAAAAGAATGCAAAGTAACAGATAATGATTTTATTAAGTTCCTATCAACTGCCGACACATCTGGCGATTTAATGGTACAGTATCAGAAACACTTGCAATCCGCTTCCACCGCTACATCCAAATTCGGTGCAGCCCTAAAATCAGCCGCCGCTAATATTGGTATTATGTTGGCAATAAATGTTGGAATATGGGCCGCTGGTAAAGCTTGGGACTACTTTGTTAACCGTGTTGAAAATCTCAGAAAAGCAGCTGAAGAATCTGCAAAAAAGTATTCTGATTTAGAGACAGAAATCAGTTCCATTAATTCAGAATTAGAATCTACGAGTAAACGTATTGATGAATTAAATAAGAAAGAGCATCTTACATTTGTTGAACAGGATGAACTTCAAAAGCTCAAAGAAACTAATGAGGAATTAGAACGCCAATTAGGAAACCGAAAAGCTTTAGCTAATGTTGCCAAGCAAGATGCGAACGAAAGGGCAAAGGAATATTTTGACAGTCAAGGTTCCGGAACAAGATATGCTGGTTGGGATATGTCACAAGTTGAAGTTGGAAATACCACATATGGTCAGGCCATTCCAGACATGTATTTTGGAAATCAGCTTGAAGTAGCCAAACAGAAATTAGATGACTATGAAAACCTACTTCAGCAAAAGGCAGATGTTGAAAAACGCTTATCAGATTACCAGGTGTCCAATCCAACAAATTATGAAAAATCAGACGAATACCAAAATATAGTCTTAGAATCAAACGCAATTAGCAATGCTCTTGATGTACTAAAAAAGAGTCTTACTGATTCCATAACAGACTTCGATAAATTTGATGACAGTTTAGATTTGGAGAATGATAAAGCTTATATTGATTCACTAAAAGAAATTTCCGATGGATATCAGAATTTATTTGGTGGAGGAAAATCTGCAACCCAATCCTTTGACGACATCTGGAACGCTGATACATTCTCCAAAGCACGAAAAGAACTCGAATCAATGGCTCAGGCCGGAACCCTCTCCCCTGCAACTTTAAGCAATAACGAAACCTATAACCAGCTGTTAAAAGAAACAGGGAAAACTGCTGAGGAAACCTGCGAAAATATTTATGCCTTAGTTGAAGCCGAAAAATCAGCAAGTAATGTTGCTAAGTCAAGTTCTTTCACTGATATCTTCTCTTCTCTTCCAACCGATAAGCTTGAGGAATATATTGCCCTTGTTAAAGATGGAGTAATTGACGAAAAGACGATTGGAAACTATGAAGAGTTATCCAAAGCAATGTCCCAAACTGGAACATCTGCGGAAGAAGCAATCAAGGCAATCAAAGCTTATTCAGAAGGTTTTAAATCCTCAACTGAACTTACACAACACATCCAGGAATCCTATGACCTTCTTACAAAGATACAAAAGGAAGTTGATAAGACAAAACAGGTTAGTCTAGATTCCTTAAACTCTATTGCCAAACAATATCCAGAACTTACAACTGCAACAGCGGAATATGCCCAAGGTCTTATTTCAACAGCAGACTTAATGGCCTTGTTAGAACAGGCGTATAACAATGATGCAAATGCCTTCAGAACTGCTATGGCTGCAAAACTTGATGGTAATGAAGTATTCTTTAACACCATTAAGCAGAATAACGAGGGGTTATTTACTGCTCTGGCTAAAGCGTATGGCGTCGATGTTGGCAACTGGAAATCCATGGCTCAAGCCAAAGCTGAAATAGACCAAGCATTAATACAGAAACTTGGAGCTGCATGGGGACAATATTATGGTGTTGTAATTGACCAGGCAACAGGTCTTGCATCTCTGATTAATAAGACTCCAACGACTGGCTTAACAGCAGAACAGAGTGTTGACCTAATAGTTGCACGTACAAATGCAGAGTCAATAGTTAGTTCTTTTAACCATGCTAAAGAGGCAATGGACAAAGCGGCACAGATTGAAGTTAACTTGCCTAATTTTGGTGGTATTGGTGGCAAATCCGGTTCCGGAGGCTCCAAAGGTTCCAAAGATAAAGAGCCTACTGAATTTGACTGGATGGAACAGAAAATCACCAATCTTGATTCCCAAGTAGATAAGCTCAAAACAAATATAGAATCTCTTGTCGGCTACAGGAACAAGAACTCCATGACCCATACTGCTATTGATGTACTGACGGAAAAGATGACAGTCCTTCAACAGATGCATGATGAGTATATGAAAAAGGCAGGTGGACTTGGCTTATCCCAGGAGTATATTGATAAGATTCAGAATGGCACTATTGAGATAGAAACAATCAGTGACGAAAATCTTGCGAAGGTCATTAAGGAATATCAAGACCTGTATGGCAAAGCCAGTGATGCGAATAAACGGATTCTTGAAACTAAAGATGTTATCCATAACCTCAATTTATCCAAATTGGATCATATCATAAACCAATTTGAACAGATGACGGATATCCAGTCTAAAATGATTGATACCGAAAAGCAGCTTATAGATTTACGTGAAAAATCCGGAGAAGAAATCTATGCTGATGACTATATCTCACTTGCTGGTAAACAGTTAAAGCTAACTCGCCAGAATGCAGATGCTTATAACACTCTCGCTGCTGAAATGGAAAGTATGGATTTACAGGAAGGTACGGAAGAATGGAAGAAATATAACGACCAGTTACAAGAATACAAGAACAATATGATTTCTGCTGCGGATGCCATAGAGCAATATAAAGATTCAATGACGGATTTAGTCTATAAGGGTCTTAGAGACTTTACAAATACAATGGATTCCATCAATGGAACCATCAGTACAATGAATGACTTAATCGGAAACACTAATCTTGTTAATGAATTTGGAAGTTTAACAGACCGTGGATTGGCCCAAGTTGCTTTATATGCCCATCAGATGTCGAACGCAAAACAGGAAGCTGCTGAATATGCAGAAGCTATCAATTCGCTCGACGATGCTTTAGATAGCGGATTAATCACTCAGGATGAATACAACTCAATGCTCCAGGAGTACACTTCTGCCCAGGAAAGCGCCGTAAAATCAAGTAAAGAAGCCATGGATGCAATTCTTACTCTTGCCAAAGAAGGTATACAAGCTGAAATCGATGCGAAGAAAAGGCTGATTGACGAGACTAAAGCGGCTCTTGATGCCGAAAAAGATTTGCATGATTATCAGAAATCAATTACCGAGAAACAGGACAATATTTCAAGGTTGGAACGTCAAATTGCAGCCTTAAGTAATTCCACCAATCGTAATGACATAGCCCAGAGATTACAGCTACAAAGTCAATTGGCAGACGCAAAAGAAGAATTATATGAACTACAGTATGACCATGAAATTGAGCAGCGTAAAAATGCTCTGGATGATGAGTATAATGCGTTTGAAGAATCCAAACAAAAGGAATCTGAAGAACTTGATACAAATCTGGATGCACAGAATGCAGCTATCAACAAATATCTTGACCAGGTAAAAAACAACTACTCTACTGTCTACGGAGTCCTGACCCAGTATGGAGATGAATATAGTCTAGCGGCTATTGAGGACCTTACCAAACCATGGGAATCTGGAAGTGAAGCAGCTGATTTATGTGCAAACGCAATTGGCGATGCAGTAGCAAATATCCAGTATGAAATTGATGGTCTTGACTTTAGTCCGCTTTATGAACTGGTAGATTTACTCAATCAGATCGGAATGGGTGGATACGGTGGTGGTTCTTCTGGTTACGAAGATGTAACTGACCAAGGAAGATGGCAGAAAGGCAAGGGTGGAAAATGGTGGTATGGAAACTCTAATGATGATTATGTCTCAGGAGATATTTATACCATTAATGGAAAACAGTATGGCTTTGATGATAATGGATATATGGTGACAGGATGGCGTGACGACTTTGGAGATTGGCGATACTTTGAACCAGAGAATGGTGAAATGGTTAAATCCCAGTGGCGCAAGTCCCGCGATAATCAATGGTATTATCTTGATAAAGATGGTATCATGGCTACCGATATGGCTGTTAAGGCTAGGGAAAAGGATGGATATTATTATCTTGATGATGATGGCAGGTGGGATGGAGATACATTAACTGCTGAGCAGGTTAGAAAACTTGGATATACAATTGGGTATAAAAATGGTACAAAACGTATTTCTCATGACCAGCTTGCGTGGACTCAGGAAAACAAACCTGAACTAATTACACGTCCAAGTGACGGAGCTTTATTGACTCCACTGAAATTAGGCGATGGCGTAATAAATGGGGATTTGACTCAGAACCTTTTAGATATCGCTGGAAATCCGAATAGATTTGTTGAAGATATTGTCGCTCGGTCGATGCCTAATTATAAGATACCAGAATTTGATATAGTGCGGAATCAACCCGTGGCAATTAATTCCCCTCTTGTACAAATTGACGGTACTGGTCTGTCCGCTAGTGAAGTCTCTGCAATCATAAAGAATGAAACCCGTGATATTGATAAACGGGTTGCCAAAAGTATTAGATATGAACTGATGGGTAAATAAATTTTAAGGCACTCAGAAATGGGCGCCTTAATCAATGAGGTGAAAACGTGTACAATCGTAATATAGTATTAAAAAATTTAAAAGAGTGGATTGAGTATTGCAATAAAATACAGTCTAATTCAGAAAAACCATACAGTGAAGATATAATTGAGAAGATTTTTTCATTACCATTTGAATTTGACACTATCCCAATTTAATCCCAGCTTTATTGAGTTGCTTCTTAAAATTATCAAAGAATTAAAATATTTGGCCGTTATTAAGAAAGGATGTGATAAAATGTTTGACAGATTTATTTTTGATAATATCCCCTGTAATGAATACGGGGTAACATGTGTTTCTTTTTCATCTCCTGGAATGGAAACCATATCAGCACAAGAATCTGAACTAGAAACCGAAAAATCTATCAGAGGGGATATATTTCATATTACATCCCATGAATATACAAAACCATTAACGTTTACCATACAAATTGTAAATAAAGACTTCTCTCCAATTTCTGCCATCCAAGAACGTGCATTGAAAAAGTGGATGTGTCAAAGAGGAAAATACAAGCCATTTTGTATTTATGATAAACGATATGCGGATACATGGTTCTTCGCCAATATTAATAATCCTAAATCTATTTACATTTGTGACACTGTTGGATTGGAATTTACTGTAACGACTAATGCTCCATTTGGGTTTTCCGACATACGAGATAAGAGATGGATATTGGAAGGAAATGACACTATTAAAGATTTATACGTAGACAATGATGAGGAGTTACCAATTTATCCTACACTGACTATAACACTAAATGAATCTGGTACACTTAATTTGTCAAATCAAACCTTAACAGATGCCCCAAATACTCTTACCGTCAATAATTGCATTGCCAATGAAGTTCTTACCTTGGAATGTGGATATCCACATATCTCATCTTCTATCCCTTCCCATAAAATCTTTGATGATTTTAACAAATTCTGGCCATACTTAGTTGACGGCTATAATAAAATCACTGTGGATAAACCATGCACTGTTGAATTACAATATCGTGAATACAGAAGGGTAGGTATTGTATAATGGGATTCTTTACATACAACTATTTCAAAAACCTGAAGCGCCCAGAAGTATATCTTTGCTATCCTGATAAACGCACTATTGGTGCACTCCACGCTTATGATCTTCAAACTGATATTATGGCAAACTCAGTCAACAAAGGTACTTTTACAGTGTATCGCTATGAGGATAGCGAAGAAACAAGATTCTATGATAAAATAGAGATCGGGAAATATATTCATCTATATGGCGTTGGATGGTTCAGAATTAACGAAGTATCTGTAGTCAATGAAGGAGTGAATGAATACAAAGAAATATCATATCTGTCTATAGAATGTGAACTAGGTCAAACGTATCTAACATCATTTGGGTCTTTGGGAACCGATGAGGATGAACAAGGTGGCCTGGATCGGTATTGCTTATATAATCCACTAGACGTATCACATTCAATCATGCACATAGTTCTTGAAAAGAATCCTGGATGGTCAATCCGATACATAGATTCCCAAATCTCAACTGAATATAGGAACTTTCAAGAGGATAGCGTTGACACATACTCGTTTTTGACTGGAAAAGTTTCTGAAACGTATGAGTGCGTATTCTTATTTGATTCTTATGAGCGCAGTATTTCAGCTTATAAACTCGAAAACCTTGGAAAAGATACAGGCATTATCTTAAATTATCGTAATGTGATAAAAAGCATAACGATGAATAGCACAGAAGATGATATTAAAACTGTGCTGACAGTAGTCGGCGGAAATGACGAGCGAACCAATACTCCTCTTGGGATTCTTGATGTAAATATTTCTGGTACAAATCAAATCTATGACTTTAGTTATTTTCTTCATATGATGAGTCCAGAGTTACAGGCTGGTTTATCTCATTATCATGAACTATGTGAAACAAATGAATCTGCTTATCAAGAAAAAATGTCTTCACTACTCTCCCACTATGACGAACTGAATACCTTAAAAAACAAAGTTCCTGATGAGGGTGAAGATTCTACAGACTGGACTTTATTTGGTCTACGTGAGCTACAAGAAAAAGAAATTATCTATAAAACAAACATGTCCTTACATCTTGGGGAAGATGAATCTGAGCAATATAAGAAAAACGCTACCATCCATGCAGCAATTGAAGCCGAAATAAAGGTTCGGGAACAGCAAATAAGCAACAAAGAAGCCGAGATAAACAATCTTATTTCTGCAATTAGCTCCTTAGTTGTAAGTTTGCCTGATGTACTTGGTGAAGAACTATACAAAGAACTTGGCCCTTATGTCCGCGAGGATACCTTAACTGATGATTCTTTCATAGCAACCAACTCTATGACAGACCGTGAAATTCTTGAAATGCAACAAGCTTTGCTAGAGCACGGAAAAAATGAACTTGCTAGAGTTTGCTATCCTCAATTCACTTTGGATGTAGATTTAGTCAATTTCACTGTAGACTATAATTATAAACGTTTTACTGATGCGCTTGAGATGTTTAATATAATCCATATTAATTTTGAGGACCATGATTCTATTATTTCAGCAAGACTTTTAAAGCTTCACATCAATTGGGATGACCCGTCTGATTTTAAAGTTACATTCAGTAATTGTAACTCACTTAAAGAAACGTGGGAATTAATTCGAGAGGTACAAAAACAGGCTGAAGATGTTTCTACAAAGGTTGAGTTCGCTACCGGAGCCTGGAAAAACGCTGCTATCGTCTCTGTTGATGTCAATAAATATATGAATAACATTCTGAATGCTAGTAAGCAACAGCTCGTTAGTAATGATAATAATGAGATTTTAATTGACTCAACTGGAATTTTATGTAGAAAATGGTTGTCAGAGCGACAGATTTATGATCCAGGTCAGATATGGATAACCAATAACCAAATCGCCATATCCCAAGACGGGTTTAATTCAGTTGGGATTGCCTTGGGATATGTAAAAATGGGCAATGACTACTTCTTTGGATTGTGTGCACCATCAATTGTTGGTAAACTTTTGATGTCTGAGAAACTTATGGTTTCTAATGCATCCGGCTCCTATACCATAGATAAAGATGGATTCATTGCGAAGAAAGGGTCATATGAAGTAAAAATCAATCCGGATACTCCGGATAATATCTTTTCAATAGCTATTGATGGAAAGAAATTACTCTATGTGGACACTGCTGCTAAAGCATTAACATTTGAAGGAAAATTGATTTCTAAATCAGGTCAAATCGCTAACTTTACCATATCTGACAATACATTGATATCAGGCAATATAGGCTTGTGTTCTGATAAGACATCTGGTGCTATTGCATACTGGGCGGGTAATGCTGATAGAAATAATGCTCCATTCAGAGTAACAAACACAGGAGCCTTAACTTGTTCTAATGCTATTATAACAGGTGGCAGTTTAAAAATCGGAGACAACTTTGAAGTAAATTCACAAGGGGTATTGACAGCAAAATCAGCTAATTTTACAGGAAACATAAATGCGTCTAAAATAACTGGTTCACAAATATCAGGCACTATCATTACTGGTGGTGCAATTAGAGTTGGAGTACTTGATGCAGATGCCGACACCCTATATCTTGGTAGATGGAAGATAACCACAGCCGACCGAGGTTGGATTGGAACAAGTAATGATAATTATTGGAATGCATCTGCTTCGGGTTCAAAACAGGCATGGTGTAGTTTTGGCGGAGCTTTGGTTGTTAATGGTTCAGGAGAAACACATGCACAAACAATTATAACAAATAAGATAAATGGAGATGCCACACTTATAGGAAGTAACTGGTGGAGTGGATACACAATATTTAGTGCACTTGATTATCTATATAATCGCTTACCAAATACCTAAGGAGGTACATAATTGGATATTACACTAGGCAAAGTAGCTGGAGCTATACCAGTATTACAGCAAATCAAAAGCAAAAAACCAAGTTTTAAAATTGATTATTGGGTTATGAGAAATATAAAATTATATGCTGATTCATATAATTTTTTCATTCAGAAACGAGAGGAAATTTTTGAAAAGTATTGTAACAAGGTAAAAAATGAAGTAGCCCCGGAAGGTAGCTACTATACACTTGATAAAAATGGCACGATTCAGTTCAATCTTAAACCTGGTATATGTAACGAGGATTTTCAGAAAGACATGGATGAGTTGATGAAGATGCCCTGTGATGATATTGCTCCATATAAATTATCGCTAGATGTTATCAATAATTCAGGCGACTTTAATCTTGACAACGAAGATGATATTTTTGCTATTGACTATCTACTCTCTGAGTAGGTAGTCTTTTAATTTTGCGAAAGGAGGGCTAAATGGCACAAACACAGCCAGAAGATTTTAGGATTGATATATCTCATGAACAATCATTTAGATATTTACAGGCAAAGCAATTTGATCACAATTCAAGGATACGGCGATTGATCATTACTGATAATAATATACCACTAAAATTTACAGGAAAAGAACTGATTGGTCTTTCACTTTACATAAATGGAGACAATTATTCAAATACAACATGCCCATTTGGGGATGATGGATTTCCAAGAGTTGTATTTACGGAATCCATGTTGTCCCGTGAAGGTGATGTAAGCTGCGAGGTCAGGATTTATAGTTCATCCGATGCAACAGTTGCTACTACATTTACTTTCATGATGACAGTAAGCAAGAGTCTACTCAATCAAGATAGATTGGTTGCATCATCCGAGTTTAACATCCTGAATGATTTGATTTTACAGGCAAATGTGATTCCAGATTTAATCAAGCAATTCAATCTTACACAGGAGCAAGTCAATACACTAATATCACAGATTCAAGATGATATCGTTAATTATACAAACCAGTTTTCAACCATGAAAACTAAGTATACAAATGACTTCAATGCGCTTCTACAGAAAATAAATGCCGATATTACATTATATAAATCGGAATACAATTCTTTAAAAACTGATATCACAAATCTCAAAAATTCCATAACTACTTGGTACACATCTGCTCAGGCCGCAGAGAACACCAGAATTGCCAATGAGAATAAACGGCAAACCGATACGGCTAAAGCAATCGCCAACTGCGAGAAAGCAACTGCTAACACAAATACAGCCATCTCTGGAGCTAATACAGCTCGTGATAATGCCAATGCTGCGGCTACCGAAGCACAAACTAAGGCTGCATATGCGCAGAATCAGGGCGACCGTGTTGATATGGCGCTTAAGGATTTTGAATTCAGACTTAGAACTGTCGATGGAGGTGAACTAACCGATACCACCCCCGCTGAAAATATATATGATGGTGGAACATTGTAATTATATGGAAGGAGGAAATTAATGGATACAATAAAATTAAAACGAGCAACTAAATCTGTTGCTAATGCGTCAACCAAAGTACTTGAAAAAGATGAAGTATTAGTAATAACACCAAATTCTGGAAGCGGAAAGGGAAAATGCCAATTAAAGTTTGGTGATGGTGTCACTGCTACCAAAAGCCTCCCCATTGCCATTGATGGTGAAAATGCTGATGAGATGAAGGTGTCTACCATCCCTACCGTATCAGATGAAAACCCGGTTTTATCCGCTGGTGAAACCGTTAAAGTATTCATCGGGAAGATTAAAAAGAAGTTTACATATCTTGAAAACTTGCTTGGTAATGTAAAAACCGTGACCAATTTATTTGGTAGTAACGATGCAAAGACAGTTGCACAGGGTCTACAGAACTTGGTAAACACCAAATTTAATAAATCGGATCTCTATGATGGAACAGATTCGACCAGTACATCTCTTGGAGCTACGGCTAATGCTCTCAGAAAAGTCAACGAAAAGACAGACAATAATACTTCAAGCATTTCTACACTAAATAGCAATTTAGCAAAAAACAATGCAAAGGTGACTTTAAACGGCGTCAAGAACATTAATGGGTTTACAGCCGTATATTCCGACCGGACCGACCGGGCATTCCAGTTACAATATGATTCTGGCGAGATTGCATCAATCGCATTTAACAACACCGGTATCTGGTATGATTTTTATGACGGTCAAAACTGGAAACAGGTTTGGAAGTTTAATAAGCCATCATAATCATTTAAATGTTTTAGCGTATAAAACAAGTGCGCTGATTTGTCCGGAAGTATTGATAATATTAGATGCGGTATCATTACGTACGTATACATTGGTAGTATAATTTGTTGTATCGGTATTGCATTGATACACCGTCAACCCATCTTTTACGCTAAAACCAACAATCCCAATAGGTACAAATCCGGCAATCCGGGCGGTGGGAAATTGCGCAGTTACGGTTGACCCGGGACCTACGGTAATTTCATTAGAATTACTCGTCCATTGTGTTTTAAGAACGCTATTTAGGGCAGTTTCAAGATTATCAAAATTGCTATTTAGTATAAAAGCAAACTAAATATCGCAATATAGTTTTCTGTCAATATCCTAATAATTTGTATTTTATGACATATCTTTCATAATATATAGATTTCTTATCTTTTCTATCATCTCCCTTGCCAAAGAACGTATGTTCTGTTATTATAATAGAGTAACAGAAAAGAGAGTAAATCACCGCCCTCGCAAAGCATAGATCTACTCTCTCACTACAACGCAAAAGCGCTGTCTTTGATTATTATACTAGACAGCCTCCTTTTGTGCAACAAAAATTAGGAGGATGGAATTATATGGAAGAATTTAAGAATGAGGTAATGATGCAGTTACAAAATAATGAAGTGTTTAATAGTGAGATGTTACTGATGATAGACCAGGCGATAAGTTATGTAATGCGTAGCTATCAGATACAACGAATGTGTACTGAAGTTGCTATACAAACGGTTAAGCGGTGTCCTGAATTAGACGCTTTTATATTAAGAAAAGAATTTCGCGGATTATCTGAAGATACAATACGCCAATATCGATATTTACTAAATGCATTTGTGGCCTGGTTAGATAAAGATGTTAAATATGTAGTATCTGATGATATACGGACGTTCCTAAACGAATATGCAAAAATAAATAACATTTCAGACCGTACCAAAGATTCGAAACGTCTTATAATCTGTAGTTTCTATCAATTTCTACATCAAAATGGATATATCAAAGAAAATCCCGCTGCTGCTGTTGAACCAATTAAATATAAACAAAAAGTTCGAGAGCCATTATCACATATGGAAGTAGAACTAATGCGTAGAGCATGTAAGACAGACTTTGATGAAGCTCTATTTGAAACCTTTTATTCCACTGGCTGTCGAGTTAGTGAAGTCGCAAATATGAAAATAGATGATATTGACTTCGATAAGGAACAAATCAAAGTATGTGGAAAGGGCGATAAAGAACGATTTGTTCTACTTACACCACGAGCGCATTTAAGTTTAAAGTTATATCTTGACAAAAGGCATGATAATAATCCTGGTGTATTTATAAGTGAAAATAAAAGTCATAAACCATTAGGAAAGTGCTCACTTGAAAATCGAATAAAAGAACTTGGCAAACGTGCTGGAATAGGAAGACCTGTAACACCTCATATAATTAGACATACTACAGCAAGTCATCTATTAGAGCATACAGATATTGATGTTGTTCAAGATTTATTAGGACATACAAAAATCGAAACGACAAGAATTTATGCAAAGACATCTTCTGAAAGAATCAAATCTGGATTCAGAAAAGCATCTTTATAAAAATTCCAAAAACAATTAAATAAAATAACATACAGTAATATCTAAGATAATGTATAAAATAAGAATATTTATAACATTTATAACATCGGTAGATTTATTTATGTCGCAAATTTTTATTAGATGTAGCAATTTAAACGATGGAAAATACTGGCGTGCATATACAACCACTTTTGCATTTGGTCGAGAAATACCAGTTGATAAAGACATAATATTTGATTTAAATATTAGTTTTCCGGCACGTCCATCTGTACTTGTCATTATTCCCTCTACTGCCAAAATAACAAACGTAAGGTATGATTTTGACAATTCGACCTCGACCAAGACAAGAATCATCTTTGACAACGAGGGAGCGACAATACCCGCAGATGCTATGGTACGTATGGGCGTTATCGCTATCGAATGATTATTTGGTAAAATAAATCATCTCAAAGTAAAATATGCTGTTACCTATGGCCCCTGAATCAATGGTTATATTGCCGGTATTGGCAATAACCTTAAACACTCCATATCCTGTGGTGCCATAAATTAAGCATACTTTTTCTTGTGCGGCCACCGGAAGTCCACTAATCAGTAGTGTATTGTTAATTGTTGTATTTTGCTTTAATGTAACAAGTGCATTTACTACACATTGTTTTCCGATTTTATAATAATTGGCTGATCCGATAGCCCAATCCGCATTTATGGTAGCTGCCCCTGATTCCAGTTCTAAATTGCTACATTTCTATAAATCTATATCTACATAAATATTCATTAAATTATACATTCTTAACTTTAGAAACTAACTAATTTGAAAGAAAGGAAATAAAATGTACAATATTACTTTTAATAACAATCGTGTTTTAAAAATTTATGATAGCCAGGAAAATAAATCTACCCAAACACTTATTATACGAATTAATCCATCTGATTATTTATTTTCTGATATCAATAATCTTTTTGATAATCTTACCAAAAACGATCTAAAAAGAATCATTAAAACAACTCCATCCGCATCGTATATCACAACCTATGAGAACTATACAGATATTGTAAGTCGTTCAATAGATAAGGTGACAATTTTAGTAGAAAAAGCAGAAGAAATTCCATCATTCGACGAGGATGGACAGGATATAACAGCTTCTATTGTGACTAACGAGCCACAGGAAATAGAACTTATCGTTGTTGTCCTTAAATATGAAGACCCCACAAAAGTTATTGTAGAGCAGCTTAATCAGCAGATTAATCCTACTATTGATGTAGAAACATGTTCTTTGGATGATTTGAAAATGTTTGTTCAAAAAAAGAATAGTGATTCTCTTGAAATTTTTCTTGAGAATAATCCACTGCTTTATACTGATGGGAAGTATTATGGAGTATCAAAAGTCGATAGAGATGAAATGTCACAGCAGTATCTAGCTTATCAGCTTAATAAGACAATTAACCCAAATGCTGAAGATATTGTCAAGTGGCATAGTAAAGGTACTAAGTGTACTCCAATGTCTGTTTCTGATTTTTCTACACTTGCTCTTGCTGTGTATGCCTACACAGAACCATACTATGAAGAGATGCAAACAATTAAAGAATCAATCATGTCTGCATCAACAAAAGATGAGGTTTTGTCTATTAAAATCTTCAATAAAGTACTATGATTTAGTGAATAAGTATGGAGCTTCATTGTGTATTTATGAAGCTCCACATTGAAATGTAGCAATTTAGGTGTACAAATCAGAAAAATATCATCAAAGCTTTTTTCATGTGATACTACCGTTGGTACGAAGGATAGTGTTAGCCAAACTTACACCATTTCGGATTTGGGGTTTATAAAAACACCTTTATGGGCCGTACAGGCGTCAAATTGGTTAAATGCTCAGATAACCAATATAACAAAAGATTCTATATCCATAACCTTCTATAATCCGTCAGAGCGTGGAATTGCTGGGACTGCCGCATGGATAAAGCTCATATTTTTCGAGCTCAAATAATCATTTTGCTGATGCTATCCAATGTACTAACACACTTTGCTCCGAGGTTTCTTTTATTGTTTCAAGATATAAAGAAAATCCCAACTTAGTAACTTTGCTAATTGTAGCCTGAAAAACACTTGGATACTCATTATATATTGCTACCGATATAGATGGCATTTTACTAAAACTTGTATCAAAAATAATATTTGATGTTCTGATGGCTCCAGCTTGTCCTGACACTAAGACAGTTGTAGTTCCAACTTTTAAATTGCTACATTTCTAATGAAAGACTCCTTTCATCGGATTTTTTGTCCGTCCATCGCGTATTATTTCGCATTTTTCTATATATTATGTCTTTATATCACGTACATTTGTTACATTATTAACATAAACAGAGGAGGATAAATTGAATACAATACTATATAGAGATAAGGTACTGATACGCACCCTATCCTCTCCTATTTATCAAAATGAGAATCGCGCCGATTTACTAAAGTTTCTAATTTCCATTGATTATCTATCTGATTTCGATATAAAAGCACTCAACTGTATGATCTGTATCACTCTTCCAAACGGGCAAGAAGGAAAGGTGGGATTTCTTGATTTTGAAGATGCGCTTTATCACGATAAATACTTATTATCATACATTCCAATAACAAAAGCTTTTACTAAACTTCCAGGGACAATTTATGTAAAACTTGTCTTTTCATATGAGGACTCTAATAATCTTTTTCACTATCTTCCCACAAACAATATCTCATTGACTGTGATAGAATCATCGGAAACCGATGATTTTATTGACCCCGACGAGAATACTAATCCATTTGCTGAAATTACACAAAAGATTCAATCGTTAGAAAAATCAAAAATTTCTAGCATAGACATTGATGGACATACTGTTCATTTTTATGCCGATTCAGAAAAGACCACACTCATTGGAACGGTTGCTTTGCCAGAAGATGTTGTTTGGACAACTATGGAGGTTACGTGATGAATGGTTTACAAATTATTACAGACATATCCTATAAAGATTACATAGCATTATCACCTGAAAAAATAATTCCTAATGCTATTTATTTACTTACCAATGGAATGATGTTTGCAAGGGGAAATAAGTTTGGAGGTGACATACTTATTGTCGATGAATTTCCCGTATCCCCTATTTCTAATGTCATTTATTTAAACTCGACAACTATGGAGCAAAAAATGTGGTCCAACGGGAGATGGTATACGCTTCAGGAAGAGTTTATACGCTTAACAAACTCTCAAATAGATAAAATGTTTCAAAACGATTTTTTTGATTAAGAAGGGAGGAACAAATGGCTCTTAAAAATTATTTAGATTATGATGGTCTTCTTTACTGGAAACAAAAATTTCAGGTGTGGATACAAACAAAATTTGCACTTAAATCTGATATTCCTACTACCCTACCAGCTGATGGTGGTAACGCCGATACTGTAGGCGGACACACTGTTGCTACTGATGTACCTGTAAATGCAAAATTTACTGATACGGTCTATTCTCACCCTGCTAATCATCCAGCATCAATGATTACAGAGGATACTACTCACCGTTTTGTCACTGACGCAGAACATACAAAATATGAAGCAGCGTATACTCATAGCCAAGTAGCTCATGCTCCTACTAATGCTGAGAGAAACACGGTAGTTGGAATTCAGAAGAATGGAACTGATGTATCAGTAGATTCTACTACTAGAAAAGCCAATATTACTGTTCCTACAAAAGTAAGTGAATTGTCAAATGATAGTGGTTTTCAAACACAAAGTCAAGTAAATGCTGCTATTTCTACTGCTATTGGTAATGTCACTGGTATGGAGTTTGTTATTCTAAAAGCCGAAGATTACAATAGCAATGGTATTCCAACAGTCGCAGGAGCCGTTGGTAAAATCTACCTTGTCCCCAAAACTCCATCTGAAACAGCCAATATCTATACTGAATGGATTTATGCAAATGGAGCTTTTGAGAAAATTGGTGATACTGCCGTTGATTTAAGTGGTTATATTCAAGATTCTGACATGGTTCCGTTAACCAATGAACAAATTGATGAAATTATGTCCACTACCTAATTGGAGGTAGTCTATGAAATTTAATTTTGTATCTTTTGAAAATGCTAAGGAATTGGTATTACAAATAAAAGCTTTAATTATTTCGCATACAAGCAATTCTACAATACACACATCTCAAACTGAAAAAACGAAGTGGAATACTATCACAAATAAAGTAGATAAAGTAACAGGCAAGGGATTATCAACTAACGATTACACTACGACTGAAAAAAATAAATTAGCCGGAATTTCACCAGGAGCAGAGGTTAATGTGCAGTCAGATTGGAGTGTGACGGATACAGAATCAGATTCCTATATTAAGAACAAACCAACTTCTATGCCAGCTTCAGATGTTCCGGCGTGGGCAAAAGCTTCTAGCAAACCATCGTATGTATGGAGTGAAATTGGAAGTAAACCGTCCACATTTCCTCCTTCGAGCCACACACACAATTACGCTGGTTCTTCATCCGTAGGAGGAGCAGCTACTTCTGCTACAAAATTATCTACAGCAAGAAAAATTGGAGATGCAAACTTTGATGGTACGGCTAATATCACATTATCACAGATTGGTGCAGCCACATCTGAACAAGTCAGTCAATTGCAAGAAACTGTAAATCATATAATAGCTTCACATGCCATTGATGGAGGCGATTTGATGAATACTGAACCAGCGGAAAATGTTTATGATGGTGGTAGCCTATAAAAAATAGGGCAGTTGAGTTTTTACACTCTTCTGCCCTATTTTTTACTTTTCAAAATCCTCGTCTGTCATATTAATTTTAAAATCAGGTTCATTGGAATTCTTGTTTTTATCCATAATCATCACTCCTAAGTATCTGGAAATTCTATCCATCTACTTAGAAGTGAAAGGAATACCCACACTGACATTCTATATCTCCATTATTGTAAATCTTTCCTTTTACTCTTTTTATATGTGCCTGAGAGCCACAAATTGGACACGTAAAATCAGCTTCACCAAACCCATCTGTTGGTTGTAGCGCCACCAGTGAGGCACGAATAAAATTATATAAGTTTTCAATGGATATCTCTTCTTTGGTTGTCAAATTATCATTACCCATTTATATTCCTCCGTAAAGTACACTAATTTAAATATCTGTTCCAGACCACCTATAAAAGCCTTACATTTGTATTCTCTGGAAGGTATTCCACAATAATTTCTTTTTCATAATCAACAGTACGCTTTTCATGACTAATTCCACCGCTCATATGGTCAATCAAATTTTCTTTATCCCTGTTTGGAGATTCATTGATACTGTCAATCCCGAATCGTTTCCTAAGCGCATCTACGGCCATTTCTACGCATTTTTGTTTCTCGTAGTCCCATTCCCGTCAAACAAACTCATTTGGCGGCATTCTGACCCGTCTACGCACTCTGTATGGACACCTAAATGCATCGATATGTTGTCTCCCATGATAAGAAAGCTGAATTTACATCTACATGAAATATAACTCTTTCCACATAATCACCTCTTCTAGCTTTATTATAATAGAATGTATGTTCGGTTTGTAGTGGAAATTATAGGGAACCGTTCTCTGGTTCCCATTTTATGAGCATAGTAATTCCGGTATTTTATCCTTGGAAAAATCAAGAAATGAAACACTGTATTGTCCTATCATATCGTCTTCCTCATCTGCGGCTTGCGCTTTATACCAGATCTCCAAGGCTTTCTGAACCGTGATTTCTATATTATGATAATAATAGAGGTTAGCGCTGGTACGGGTTACTACATCTTCAATAAGCAAACGCGCATCATGGTTTTCAAACATTACTTCGTTAAGATTGTCCTTCGTAATCTTCAT